CCTCATCGGCGCGCCTCCGGGATATGTGGGCTATGAGGAGGGAGGTCAACTCACTGAGGCGGTGCGCCGCCGGCCTTATTCTGTGGTCCTCTTCGATGAAATCGAAAAGGCCCATCCGGAGGTGTTCAATGCCCTCTTGCAGATTCTGGATGATGGGCGCCTGACGGATGGTCATGGTAGGACTGTGTTCTTCAAGAACACCATCGTAATTATGACCAGCAACATCGGTAGCCAGTATATCGCTGAGGCTACAGATGAGGCTCAGATAAGAAATCGGATTCGGGAGTCGCTGCGCTCACACTTCCGGCCCGAGTTCCTGAATCGAGTGGATGACATCCTGATGTTCCATCGTCTGACCCTCGAACAGCTTCGGCAGATTGTGGACTTGCAAATGAAGCAGTTGAGGAAGTTCTTGGAGGAGCGCTACATTGAGTTGGAGCTCACCGACAAGGCCAAGGATTTTCTAGCCGAGGCAGGATATGACCCGATATATGGCGCTAGGCCACTCCGTCGAGCTATTCAGCGCTATGTGCAAGACAAATTGGCCCCGATGCTCCTCGAAGGCATCTTTAAGGAGAGAGACACCATCGTAGTAGATGGGGACTTAGCGGAGCTTCGGTTTGAGAGAAAGGGTGAGTGAGGTAGGTGAGAACATTTTTTGTGTTGCTTAGCAGTGATGATATGTATTGGCCCCAGCATGATGATTTGGTGACCGCCTTTACTCATCAAGCGCGCAGTTTTACTCTTTTTGTGGCCTTCAATGGTGAGTTGTTGCCCTTAGTGAAAAGAAATTAACATGCACATAATTTGGCTCATCACCAATAGTCTCCTGGCTGAGAAAGCTGCTATGGTAGGGGACGTCATAGCAGCTTTTGAACCAGGCAGGGCTGTAGTGTGGCAAAGACAGTCTGAGCATAGCTGGAAAAGAGAAAGAGAAATTCTCTTACCATCTGAACCAAGGAGGAGCGACAAATGAAAGAGGAAATTCGAGAAGCTATTGATGTGGTTAGGACCTTGAAAGAACCTGCCTTAGTCTGTGTTATGTCCTCCACGCAGGAGCCTGTTAAAGGTGGTGTGAAGGTAACTAACCACTTTGAGGGTGGTTTTTTCAATACTTCCCTGTGGGATGTGGATGAACTCATCGACGCTATCACCGCCGCACGCGACCGGAAATGTGGGTGGTTGTTTCGTCGCAATGTCAGAAAGTGGTGTAACTACCTTCTGGCTTCTCTTTTTGGCATGTTAGCGCAGGCGGTCCTCACACTTTTAAGGCAGGTGGGAGGTTGAATGTGTTTCTTTATTTTGACTCATCCTTTAATGGGGGGCATGCTTTGTGGGGTGGCACATATTCGCGGTATAACTTTCTGCGTTGTCAAACTTCCGGGGGTGGAGAGATGAAGTGGTGGTATATTGTAGGTGGCGCATTGCTCATTGCAGCGTATGTTTGCTTTGCTCGGGTACCTAAACCTGTGGTTAAATTGGTTTTGGCATGTTAAGACAATTCCTCGTGCTGTTTATCATGTCAAGGGAGTAAAGAGTGCGCCTCGAGAAAAAAATCTTTACCTATCGCTGCCCTAAGTGTAAAAGGGAGGTAGATGACCATTTCTATCCTTGGGTACTGCAGGGTTGCTATGTCGTGAAATGTAAATTATGTAGGGGCGAGTTCCTCTTGGTTAGTCAAGAGGTGTGCGAAGCTTGTGGTCGCCGCCTCGACTGCGTGATTGACTCCACAATACCACCTATGGTCTGGAGGAAATAATGGGTGTTGATGCTCGGATGTTTTTTAAAGTTAGGTACCCAGTTAGTAAAAGGCAAGTTGCTGATTGGGCTTACATGCTCTATGGAGCCTTCGGTGACCATGTTACCGTTTGGCATGGAGATCAGGCAAGGTTTTTTGATTGGCCTCCCCATCACTGCATGGAATTCATTGATAAGTATGAGCAGGATGGCCCCACTATTGAGCCTGAAGAGGGGGAAACTTTCATCGAGGTTCACCTTGCGGGACGCTTCTACGATAAAGGATATGAGAGGGGTCCTTTCTATGTCTTCAAGGCGATCGCTGAATGGTTGGAGGATGTTATCCCTGGCGCAGAGGTGTGGTATGGAGGGGACTCATCAGGCTGCGTGGCCTTTAGGTTTGATCGTGGAGCACGTGAAAGATTGTTTAAATACTTTTGTGACGTTGGCCACCTGCCTTACCTAGGAGTTTTTAATCGGGGTGCTAAGATGCAAGTTTGTACGTTATGCGCTAAACCCTTGATTCACACGGGGGGTGGTGTAGAGAGGTCCTTCTACTACTGTTATGGCTGCCGTGAAAAAGTGATTACTAAAAATGGTGAAGTCGTTGTGAAGTGGCACGACCACGTGGATTTTTTCGCAAAAATAAAGGAGTTGGAGGAAAGCGGCCAGGCATAAAATGATTGTGGTGATGGTGGAATTTTATATGCAAGTTCAGTGGCTGCGGAAGTAGGGAGAAGACTATGAAAGAATACCTTAAAATACCTGAATTAAAAGATGGCTATTTATACCGTATTCGTGCACGTAATGGAGCCTTTGGTGTTTGGGTTGAGCAGGTAAAAGGGTTTGTCCTTTCACGAGTGAAGCTGGGAGCTAATTTCCTATTTACAGAATTCCACTGTGATACCGGAGTGCCATTTGGGACGGTTTTCCCCCTGTTGGAGATAGAGAAAAGTCCATTTGAGGGGGCGAGTGATCGACCCGACTTTCCTTTGTATGACCAAGTTCTTGAGTACCTCAACAGTTTTGAGGTGCCCTACGAGGAGGAGCGGTTGAAGGAGTTAGGAGTTGAAGACTCTCATAGGGTAAGGCTGCTTTCCTACTACAAAAAACAATGTTAGTTGTCTTTTTATTGAGTAGAGCCGCGAACATTTGCTTGCAAGGGGACAAAACCCTTTTTTTAAAATTTAAGGATCGCAGGGGTTGGACTTTAACTTTAACTCTCAGCGACTACGAAGGCGTAAGGGTTGTCGCGATTGGAGATAAATGAAAGTAATTTGTAAAGAGGGGGTTACGTTATATGGGTATGTTCGATGAAATTTTATGCGAATGGCCTCTTCCTGATCCTGAAGTCCAAGACCATGTCTTTCAAACTAAAGATTTGCTCAACATGCTCGACCGGTACACCATTACAAAGGAGGGAAGGCTGATTTGGCATAGGACAAGGCTTGAAAATGTTCCTGAAGAAGAGCGTCCTTATTGGGGAACTCCTGACTGGGAATCTCCTATTATGAGGCTTGCTGGCATGTATCGGTCGGTGCCAGTTGGAGATGTTGACCTCAACCACCATGGTTATCTCGATTTCTATACTTCAAGGGGCAAGCCTGACACCGAGGGTGACTCAGATTATCAGTGGTACGGGTATCGGGCTAAGTTTACCGATGGTGTGGTGGTTTCGATTGAAAGGGTGGAGAGAGGGCATGGATGAGAAAAAAATTGAAAAAATGGCCAGGGATTTTCATAAAGCCCTCATGAGGGCCCAGGTTCCTCACTTTATTTCTATAGCAATAGGTGATGATCAGCTCGATCTTGCGGCTGGTGATGATCCGGAACAAGTGTTTGAGATGCTCCAAGGCGCCTGTGCCGACTTCAGAGAAAAGCACCCCCAGAAATGCAAGTTCAAGTTACATTGATAATCCAAACCGGAGATGACTCATTTCTCTATCGCCTCTACGTGGGGTTTTGGCGTGAGATGAGATTAGGGGCTATGGTAGAAATGGAGGTTGATTATAGGTACGGCGGGTTTTATTTACGCGGTGTTGACCTTGGGGTGCAAGCAGGGTAAGATGAAACTTAAAATTGTGCTCATTGTTACACACCGAGACAGTTTTTATATTTGGGGTTGTGAGGATCCCTTCTTTTGTAGGAAAGCGCGAGACGGATCTACAGTAGAGTTCAAGCAGCGTTGTCCTCGTACCATGTTTGAAATTTTGGCAGCCGGGATTGGGCGGAAGGGATAAAAACTCGAGCGCGATCTTCTCTACTATAATACACTTTAGTGTCCCCGAAAATATGTAGAGCTGCACCCTAAACGGCTTTTTGTGTTGGCGGTGCTTGCATTGTACAATCGCAATATAGGTGAGAGGTAAATCTTCTCTAAAGTAAAAAGTCCCAGACTGTACTTCAAGATCGAGATTCTCGGCGTCAAGGATCTGCTGTATGGCATGTATTCCTGCTGGGCTGATGGGCGCGCATAGAAGAGTGCACATAAGGACAAAAGTGAGGCACCTCATGCAACTAAATTGACACCCCCTTACTTTTTTTCAGCCAAAAAATAAGCCTTTTAAAAAGCCTAATTGAGCAATTAAAATTATTAAAGAATTAGTTTTGGGGTCTAAATGCTTCACCCTAGAGGGATTTTTAAGGAGGTAAGCAGTGAGAACTTTAATCACTATCCTCTTGTCTATCGCTGGTGCGCGCCTCATTTCTGCATTTATTGAGGGTTATTTCGAGAACAGGAAACGTTTATCCCGCACACTAATTGACGGAACTGAAAATTGGCAACAGGTGAGGAGGGCTTTACGGCCTCCCCAAAAAAACAATCAAGCTTAGGAGACCTCCATGCACAAAGCACAGACTAATGATGTGGTCAAGATCAACAATAAGTTCCTAGCTCGGGCGATTGCCGTTGCACTGGCTGAGGAGTTGGACCCTGAAGGGAAATATGGTCTTGTGGCCGCCCTTCCAAAAGCAATGATGGAGGGCAAAAAAGACGACTACGATCCTGTGAGTGAAAGGGTGGTAATTGAAAACCCAGAAAAAACTGTACCTGTTAGTGTGGCCATCGCCTTAGTTGGACAGGCTGCAGTCAAGATTGCTGAGGAGATGGAAATTGAAGACCTCGAAGCCGCGATGACCTTACGTACGTCTGCGGCAGATCTCGCGAGGAGCAGTTTGACGTGTTTGCATTGGCGCGAGCTAGCAAATCATACTGGTTGGAGTAAAAGAGACGGCAAAGTTGTAGGGGTTGCCATCTCTCATGGACGACAGGAGAAGCTCAAGTGGGATATCCAGCGGGCGGTTTTTTCTGCCTTGGGGGTAAAAACAATCAAAGATATCCCCAAGGCGTTGGACAAATTTGCAGATGTAATGGACAAGGAAGGAAGGTGAGAAATGGAAGGCCTTGTGGTTATCTTTCTTGTTGGTTTAATCGTTCATGCATTTCTAACCTCTTAAATATGTGAGCGTCAGTTTGTGCAGAATGGCCTAGGGTTAAGGGGTGGTATAAATTCGGGAGATACTGGCTATGTCTTTCGCCCACCCCTACCCTGCTTTCTGTTGGAAAAAAGGGAAACTAACCGTCCTCGTCTTATAACCGCCCTTTAAAAATTTCTATCCAAAAATTAAGCAGTTAAAAATCCAAAATCCATCATTTAAAATTAAAAAATAAGGATGAAGAAAGAATAACCATTTGGGGTGAGGTATGCCAAGTCAAAAAGTTAAAGTAGTAGGGAGGGTCACATCTTGCAATCGGTTTTTGTAAAATGTAGGAGTGTGGAAGAGCGCGACCAGATGCTCGAATTTCTGGAAAGGAACTTTCATGGTTTCAGATTTGAGGGTAAACTGCTCCGAATAGAGGGCCCCACTAAGACGCCGAAGGGGCTCGGCCGCACCCGAAAGCCCTCGATAGGTTTTGACTATGTAGAAGATCTTGGTTATTACTGCGCTCGGGGCTTATGTTTATGGATAATGAGAATGTTGGACCTTCGCGAGGTTCAGGATTACGACGGGCCAATCCCTCTCTCTTTATCTCATGCCTTCATTTATAGCCCCCCTTCGATGACAAGAAGGAAAAGGTGGGGAGGGACTGGGTCTATGTTAGCTTCCCCGGACTATGTGAAGATCGTGGTAGGTGAGTTGGAAAGGTTAACAAATGCCTGGTTTCTGGAAAAAGGTTCTAAAGATTGCTTGCTCCCGGAGGACGAAGAAAAGGCAATTTTGAAAATTCCTGAGGTTAAGAAGATTTGCAACGGAGGCAACTACGTAGCTATACAGTGTAAGATAGGTAGATTTGATCCCCCCTACTGGCTCTTGCTAAAGGTTCGAGGGCCGGGTTCGCGGTTTAGGATTTTTGGCCCTCGAGTACCGTTCAGCTCTTGGACGGGGTTTGTTTGCCTGGGAAATATGAATAGGGGGCTGTCTCACTATTTGCGAGAAGGGGATTTTGCTTTGGCTACTACTTTGCTGGTCAGTTTTATCAAGAAGGCTAGGAGGGAATAATGTTTTTTGTGAAGGCTTCTTTGAAGGTTATAAAAGATAGAGGTGTTAAATTTAAAGGGGGAAGATTGGCATGTAAAAAATGTCATGATCCCATCTTGTTTGCGACCGCAAAAATGAGGCTTTTTGGTGCAAACGGCGATGGTACAGTTTTTGATTCTCACGGATTTATTGACTTAGCCTACCTTTTTTGTTCAAAATGTGATGGTGGTGAAGTTTATTCGTGGTCAATATGGCCAGGTGGTATAGCTTACGAGAATGAAGTGGTATTAGTAGACGGAAATTTTGGGCGGCACATTCCTGAGGTAGACCCCGCAAAGGTTTTAATTGGTGACTTCATAGGGGAAAACTTGGAGGGGCTGAAGTGGCGTTGTCGTGACCTTCGAGAAGTTGAGGACTTCGATAGGGGTCTCAAGCTCTTTGTCACAAAATATAATACCCCCAAAGGTCGAGCCGAGCTAATGCGAATCGGTGAGGAGCAAGAGGAGCACCAGCGGGGTTTACGAATTTTGGCAGAATGGCAGCAACGTCGCGAGGAGATAGGAACTGCGCTAGAGACTCCTAAAAAAGGAAAAGTTACGGTTGTGGTGCAGGATGAATGTGGTTGTAAAAGGAAGATTCGTGAGGTGAAAATATGAAATTTCGTGTGCAAGGAAGGGGTGACTACCTCGAGATGTGGGATGTGATGCTTCCCCTTTTGGAGGGATTCGCTGCGAAGATCGAAAAGCACATTAACGTTCTTAACTTTCACGGCTCAAAATCATCCCCCCTAGAGGTTAAGAAGGGTGAAATCAACCTCTATTTTTGGGCTTGTCCTCCAGGGGTGGAGGCCGATAGTGGAACTCTCGAGAGGGTTTTTGGCCTCACTCTGACTGGCGGGATGAGGGATTCTTACATACCTCAATTTGTTCCGCAAGATTATATTCAGATTCTTGATGAGGATACACCGGTTGCTTTGATCAGTAAATCGTCCCCGGAGGTTTATGTCCTCTTCGATCTCCCTCATAGAGCCCCAGAAGAATTAACCAGGGAGGTTTTGGGTGATCTCTTGAGGCTCCTCTTGCAAGAAGCATGTATCGCAAAAGCGGAGAACCCGGAGGATGAATCTCCCGAGTCGCGGTTTGTGCAAATTTGCAATGCTTGGCGCACAAACAGGAGGAAAGAATCTGAGTCAAAAATCCGGCGGAGTGAGCGGAGAATCAGGGAAGTACTGGAGGAATTACAAGTACAGAGACGTCGATTGGAAGAAGAAAGATTGCTCCACGCTGGTTTACTAGAATCTCTAGAACAAAGGGAGGACGAGTTTAGAAAAATGTTTAAGGGAATTTTAGAAATTAAGGGGGTAGAATGGGTTGAGGTTACTGAGAAGGGCGTGAGTGTTTTTACTGATATGATCTACCTGGATTATGCTGGGCGCTCCTATAAAATTGGGAAATTCAAAATCACCTTTGGGGAAGAGAATCCGACGCCTGACGTTATAAACCTTTTAAATGAGAAAATTACGGGGCAGAAGTACTTCCACCACCCACATATATTTGGGGACCGTGTCCCTAAAATTTGTGGAGGGAACTTGAGCCCCGGGATGGAAAAGCTAGTTATGGAGCAGGACTTTTTGAATGCAACGGCGGTTATGATAAGATTTCTCCGCACTTTCAACCAGAGTTCCCAATATGTAGGGTGGCTGAAGAGCAATTGGGCTCCCGAGCCATTCCCGGAAAAGGGGAAGGGGAAGGTAAAGGTAAAGGTAAAGGAGAAGGTAGAGGAGGAGGACTTATGAAGGCTACTGCACCACAAAGTCTGCGAGTTTTAATTCCTTTGGAGGTGAAGCATCGACTTGATCTGTACATTCAATGCAGTCCCCTTGAAATTTCTGGGTTGGGGGAGGCAGTTTTAATTGAGGACAACGTTTTTTACATTAAAAACGTTTTTATCTTACCCCAAACAGTTTCAGCGGCGTCCACATACCTTGCTGTTCCTGCGGTAGGACAATTTTTGACCCAATTAATCCAGGAGGGGCGCGATCCCGAATTAATAAAGGTTTGGTGGCATTCACATGCTGACATGGGTTGCTTCTGGTCATCGATTGACGACTCCACAATTGAAAAATTCAAAAATGAATGGATGATTGCAATCGTGGGAAACCATCATGGGGAATATAAAGTTCGAGTTGATCTTTACTCACCGGTTCGAGTTGTCATAGACGACCTCCAATTGGAGGTCGTCGTAGATGACCCTGATGAGGAGATGAGAGCTGAGGTGGAAGCTGAAATCGCTGCGAAGGTAATTCAGGCCCCCCTTCCCCCTGCTGTGGGCTTTAATTGGAGAAAATCTAAGTGGACGGAGGGTACTTGGCTATGATGGATTTCATGAGACAGTTAGGCATCTTAGCTCCCCCAGAACATTTAAATTTCCCTGTTTCTGTGGTCGGTTGTGGGGGTATTGGTTCTCCGACAGCTTTAGTGCTCGCCAAAATGGGGTGCACTGATATAACGGTCTACGATTTCGATCATGTAGAGGAGCACAACCTGCCCAACCAACTTCACAAACTGTGCCATGTTGACCGCCCAAAGGTGGTAGCGGTGGCCAATGTTGCTAAGGAGTTTGCTGGAGTAAAGGTTAAAACCAAAGAAGAGAGCGTTGGCGGTGAGCACCAGTTATCGGGAGTGGTTATTTCGGGTGTTGATACAATGGAGGCCCGCCGCGAGATTTGGAAAGCGGTAAAATATAACCCCCAAGTTCATCTGTATATTGATGGTCGCATGGGGGCTGAAGTTTGCAGAATTTACTCAGTGTGGCCAATTGATCCCGAAGATGTGCGTCGTTATGAGGCCTCGTTATATTCTGACGAGGAGGCTTTAGAGCTGCCGTGTACAGAGAGGGCAATTATTTACAACGTCTTTGTTGTTGCGGGTTTAATTGGTAACCAGGTTAAAAAGTATGCAAAGGCGGAGCCTTTCGCAAAAGAGGTGATTTTAGACCTCGTCTCGCTCACCCTAATTACCGTTTAAAAAAAGGAGGAGTGGCATGAAAACTGTTAAGGTTGCAAAGTTGGGAGCACCGAAGAAGGATGTCATTCTCGAGGTGCGGGCTACGATTAGAGACGTTCTCAATGAAGCAGGGTTGGATCCGGGCGGATTTGAGGTTCTTCTCAACGGCAAGGAGTCTAAACTCACCAGCTTCGTTGAGCCTGGGGATATTGTTGTTTTGGTCCCTCAAATTCGGGGAGGGTAACTCCTCAATCATAAAAAAAGGAGGTTGATAGGGGGCGTCGCCTCCAAAAGCGCGCCCCCTATATCCGAACATGAGAGATTACAGTAAACCTCATATCATAGAAGAAGGCTTCGCCTTCTGTTTCTCCTGCAATACTTATACCTTTAATCGTCATATACAGAAGGTAGGAGTTCGACGTTATCTTGATATGGAAATCATTGTACCTGAAATGGTGTACGTCTGTATGGAATGTCTTGAAGAAGTTTCTTGGTATAAAAGAGGAGATTATGATGACATGCTAGCTCTGTACCAGATCCACGCGGAGCTCCTAAAAAGGAAAAATAGATTCAGTGGCCCCGTCAATGAATAGACTTCCGTGTCTTGAAACTCTCTTAAGACTTTTCTTTTTAAGTAATAGGTTTAAGTCTTAAGAGTTTTTACAAGACTAATTGACAGCAAAACAGCGGAAAAAAACTGACCACCCCATAAACTGGGAGTTGATGAAAAAATGTTGCCGTTAAAATTTTTGGTGACCACGCTTTGCCTATTTCTTTCAGCAGCATTTTTAACCGCGGCCCCCGTCTTTCTAGACTTATTTGGGGATGAGGTTGCTTATATGCAATGTCTAGGTTTAAGTTTACTCCTTGCAGTAGTAGGTATATACGTTTGGGGGGTACTCTAATGGGCGATTTACCCGACGATGTTTTAGCGGCGTTGTTGCGCTTAGAGGCCAAACAAGTTCTCCGGGGATTTAAGTCAGGACTCTTCCCCGATATGACCCTCAAAGAGGCTCAAGCAATTCGACAATTACCCTTAGAGGTGTTAACGGAAGAATTAAAGAGGACAAAACGCAATGAAGTCCCTCAATGAGTGGAAAGAGCACCTTCAGGCCGAGGGGCTAATGCAACCCGGACAAGAGGGTTTTTTAGAGGTTTATGATTGCCCCTTTTGTGGTCAGGAGAACGGTTTTTGGTATGATGGCCCTCTCTTTGTTTGTGGGGCACAATGCGAACATTGCGACAAGGGGTTTTCTGGAATTATTAGTATTGAGGAAACCTGCTCAAAATGCAATGACCGAATCGACTGCTTAACGCGGCAGCTAACTAGACCTCTAGTAGTTGCAAAAATTTTTGAGGTTCCTGATAAATATGACGTGATACCCGGGGGGTTTTACGTTGAAGGACCGTAAAGTAAAATGTCCTTTTTGTGGGCAGCAGCTGCGTCTCACTGAGGAGTGGCGGCGGTCGTTTGGCTTGGATAAGCCTTGTTACTTTATGTCATGTCCTTGTCAATTAAATGCCTCACTCGAAGAGAAGTCATCTAAGGTTTTTATTGCGGTTTTTGATCGCGTTGAGTGTCTTATCTGCCAGCGTTCGCAACGATGTGAAGGAGTGCCGCGAAGACATGTGGATTGACTGTCAGCGAAAAGTTTTTATTCTTCTCTTTGCCCCCGCTGCAAACGCCCCCTTTCCTCTCCCTGTAGTGGTGGCGAATGGCTCATCTGATCACAAAATTCATTACATATATGGGGAACTTAGAACATCAACCAGTGCATGAGAAATGCTCTTCCTGTAAAAGAATCGCTGATGGCGTTTGTTCGGTTTACAGCAATCCTTCTTTATGGTGGGAAAAACGCAAACAGTGCCCTTTGGCCTCACACCTACGTAAAGTTGTAGTTGACTACGAAGGTAAGCAACGAGCTGGCCAACAAAAACAAAAACGTAAAAAGAAAAAGTAGATGCCCTCTAAGACTGGACTTAAGGCTTATGGTAGGGGCCGCCGCAAGAAAGGCAGCAAAAGGCGGCGAGCCCAACGACGCCGCCGCTTGAAGAAGAAAGGACGTTAGATTTTTAGAGCCATGAAAAATTCGTTGGCAGGCCAAATTTTTAGCCATTATAATTAAATAAAAAGATGAGTGAAAAAAGGAGTGCCCCATGAAGAAAAGCAACGCAGCACCTAATTGGTTCGAGGAGGTTCTCAAGGCCGGTGAAAGGCGGCGGGACTCCAAAGCCGAGAAGTTTCGTGGTGTCGTTCTCAACGTCCTGGCTCAAGCAGCTGATCCTGCTAATGCCACCAAAGTGGTTCGTATCAACGGCAACCCTGCCCTCAAAGTAGGGAAAATTGCTAATGCCCTTAAGAGCCTTTTCGGCGACGCTGGCAAAGAGCAAACCATGTATAATCGTTCTTACCAATGTCTCAAGAGCATGGCACCTCTTTTAAAGTCCAAAGGCTGGGAGTTCGTTGAGTATAGCGGCTGCCGCCATTTGGTGCTAGTTGAGCCCGAGAAGTTTTCATAAAAACCTTTTACATTAAACAAATTTAGGGTGCCTAGGCACCCTAAATTTGTTTAAGTGAGGTAAATCGAATATGAGCAGATGCAAACCCACCGATTTTCCCAACCACGTGCAAGATTTAGCGTTATCTCTTCTTAGGGGACTGCCTCTCAACCCGATGCAGAAAGAAGCTATAGAAGACAGCTTAGGCTTTTCGTGGTTTAAACAGGTGCAAGAAGGTGAAATCGTACTCGTCGACATTTGTGATGAGATGCCCCTCTTAGGCGCTCTCCTCCTTTTTCGAGACTCCTTTACTAGGGGGTTGGAACGCCTCTACCGTTTGAGCGATGCAGATGTCGACGCAGATCTACCTCTGGAAGTTCTCTCCATGGTACCCCTTTTGGTGAACATGAAGAATTTTCTGTTCGCCCTCTCGAAGGTGGTGTGTGCCAGATTTCCCGGCGTTCTCCCCGATGCGTTCAGGGTGAATGATCACGGCAGACTCGTACTTACCGGCACTGCAGTTGGGGTGGAAAACATTAGGATGCAAGTGAAAGCTGAACTCGCTCTTAATGAAGTCCTCGACTCTCCTCACACTGCCATCAAAGTTAAAGCTATCACTACTGATGATGCCCCCAAACCTTCAGACTCCCTTTACAGGAAGAGCCTGCACTAAAAAAAGGAGAGAGCAATTGGGAGCTGACCTGTATATCGAGAGCGTATTCAAGCCATCGTTTGATACGTGGAGCCCAAAATTTGAAGAAGCCGTAGTCAACCGAGACCGAGCCACCACCACAGAGGAAAAAGGGAAGTGGCAGAAGAAAGTTACTCAGTACTATGAAAAAGCGTATAGCAAGGGCTACTTTCGGGACAGCTATAATATTACCAACGTCTTGAATACCTTTGGCTTAAGTTGGTGGCAAGATGTGATTCCTCTCACCGACGACGAAGGTTACTTGCAGCCCCAGGAAGTTAATACCTTGCTAGACATGATACTCTCTCGGAACCAAAAATTGCCAACCATGGAGGAACTAAGAGAGGGCCGAGCTAAAATGGCCACCAAGAACGCTTTAGTGGGGTGGCATGGGTATTACAGGGAAAAAGGTAAGAAGCTCATTGCTTTCCTTAAACTTGCCAAAAAACTAAATTCTCCCATAAAGGCCAGCTTATGAAATACGCGAACTAAATCTTTTGCACCTTTTAACACTAACCCCTTGAGATTCATTTAGAAATTGATTACAATTAAGGAAAAGTTCAAATTTGTTTTACTTGAGCTTGGTGGTCAATCTGGGAAAACCGCAAGGAGGTGATAGGCTTTACTTACAACCCACAAACCCTAGGAATAAAGGAATACTTTTATCCATGGAACCCAAAAATGGTGGTAATGCTCTTGACTGGTTTGAGGAAGTTTGTGCTGCTCAGGAGCGTAGTCGTGGAGGCAAGCACTCCGTCATGACAGAGTTTCGCGCTGCTCTTAAAATGATTTTAACGAAAGCAGCCGATCCTGTCAATCGCGAGCGCATCACGTTAATTGGCAACCAACCAGCTCTACGTGTAGGTAGCGTAGCAAACAGCCTGAAACAACTTTTTCCCTTCGCAGGCGAGGAGGCTTATAATCGTAGCTATCGGTATCTAAGGGGAATGCAAAAAACCCTGGAAGACTGGGGGTGGGTGATTGATTCCTTTGAGGATAAGAAGCATTTAGTCCTCACAGACCCCAAGAAGTTTCAGGACTCTATAAGCCCTTCACCCCCCTCTCCATAACAAATTTTTGGGAGCCCACTAAAAATTTTCGACGGGAGAAGTTCAAGGCGTTGGGTGGTTAGAGTGGCTCCTCCACCACCCTATAATGCGCCGCTTCTCCCGTCGTCCAGTTGGGGCTTTTTGATGAAGGTTTGTGAAACCTGTATTTATTGGACTCCAGAATTTACGGGGCGCTGTTCTAAATTAGAACTTGGTGTGGGTAAGTTCTTCTTTTGTGAACTGTATACCGCCACAAACAGTATAAACCAGGTTGAAAACCTGGGGGGTCTTGAAGGTAAGGAGGAGCCTGAGGAGGAAGGTAGGTGACTTATGTCTCCCCAAACGCAGCTAAATCAGTTGGGCAAAAAGCACCCTCCCTCCTTGTATATCAAGCACGTTTCTCTGCCGCTGGTATCAAGGAAGAGAGCCGGAAAAGCCGTTAACTGTTTGCGGTGTCTTTTTAGTGGGGTGGAGAAGTCGACTCCACTAAAAAACTTTTGCGCCTTTTTGGAAAGCTGGCGTTGGAGGTGAGTCTTGTCTTTGAATCCTCGTATTGACTGGGAATCCCTTTTACACGGGAAATACGCCGGTCATACGGTGGAGTTTATGCTAAGAGATATGTATGGTGAGTTTGGTGGTGTGACAAAAATCGCAACCATCTTAGGAGTCTCTCGGGGCTCGGTTTTGAGGAAACTCAGGTCACTTAGCATTTCGGTTAATAGGAGAGGGGGCGATAACAGGAGGCAAAAAGTCTTAGCCCCTAAAAATTAGTGGCACGAGATAGGCGCTTTATCAATACCTCCAAAAATTGGGAGCAGTTAAGGTCTACCAAGCGAGGGACTGTTCTCTATGAGCAGTGGCTTGATGAGGAGACCGTTTTTTTGGTTGTAAGGGGTACTATATGTCTTTGTGCTTACTTGGGCATCCCTCAAAAGCATCCTCTGGGGGGGCTTGATGAGGACGTAATCAGTGAGATTTTAGATGTGCGCGGAGGGATTACTTTCCAAGGTGAGGGATCTAAAATTGTCGAGCACTTCGAGGATTTTTTCTTTTATGGTTGGGGTTATGCCGAGTCTTTATTTGATCCCCACATCTTCTCGTCACTGAAAAAATATCGTGAAAAACAATGGCTCACACATAACGTTATCCAGGATTGCCAAGAGGCAATACGAAGCTTCATGCAACACAAAAAGGAGGTTGAAAATTCATGGAACCCCTAAGACTCTCTATCCCAGGCCCCGCCTATATTGTCGTGCCTCTATCTGAGGATCCCGCACTGCGGCTTCTTTTCAATGATGTAGTGGACTTCACAAGGAGAGGCAAGCCAATTGACAGCATTGAGGACTTGGAGAGGACTTACGAGCTGGTAAATTCTTTGATTGATTTTTTAGTGGAAGACGATCTTCTCTCTCAAACCATGCTTCCCGACCCTGAAGATCCAGCGAGCCGAGAAGTTTATCATCAATTCCACACAAAACTGTTCAACGCCTTTACTGCCAATGCAACGAATTGGAATTAGATATGGCCTCCTATGCGTGGCGATGTCCCCACTGTGATAACCTATTTGAAATTAAACAGAGAACTAACACCGAGTTATGCAGGATAATCAAGTGCAGCCACTCGGTTGAGCAGAAAATGTATATCGTTCGGTGGACTGAAGACAGTTGTGAGCTTTGCGAGAGGCGCGTTGACTGTCTTATTGATTTATATCCCCGGGTTACCTGTGAGGTAAAGACGAATGAAAACCCTAGTCACTCTTTTGGATGATGAGGGCAAGCTTGTTGCACAGCAACTCACTGAAGCTTCACCTCATTCCATCGAGGTGTCTCGCACGACGCGAGGTTACACATGGACCATAAAGAAGTATTTTGGAGAGCAGCCCCCTGAAGTCACAGTGAATGAGATTTTGGCCCTTGATAAGATTTTAAAAGAGAGGTTCTTAACTAACGACCCCTCCACCGCAATGGAGGAGTTCTTGGATGAAGCTGTTAGTGGCAAGAAGAAAAAATAAAGTCCAGGAGGCAGTTATGAGAAGACGCCCTTCAAGAAAGCTCCCCGCAGTGAGAGTAAGCCCTGGAGTTCGGCTTTGGCATGTTAAGAATCTCGATCCTGGCATCCATTCAGGAGGCCATATCACTGTTGCTGCACGCATTGATCCCCTCTTCAAAACCGTTGCTCTCGGTTTTTCTTTTTGCAGTCCCACAGATGAGTTCGAAAAGCGTCAAGGAGCCCTGCGCGCTCTAGGCAGATTGTGGAAGTTTCCTATAGTAATCCGTTTTTATGACGAAAACCCCATCGTAGCGATTAAAACGTTTGTTGTCCACGTCTTCACTCAGGGCGTCAAGTTTGCTCGAGATGTATTTGCCCACCCCATTTCACGTAAGAAAGATCAACAAAGGATTGAATGGTTCCTCAAGAATGATCTCCCCAAACACCCAACTATCGTCTCCGCCCCATATCAAGCTACAAAGAAGTTTCCAATACGCTACCCTTGGTGGTGGACCTTTTCTTTCCCCCTCCAATGGCAGCCGAAGGAGAGGGAAAAGACTGGAACTGGAGGATGACGCTCATGGCTGAGTGGTTTTTTCATAGCAAGTGTTGTAACGCGCACTGGGATTTACATTATGTCGATGGCTATTACTCACTCGAATGCGCGAGCTGCGGAAAAGGGATAGGAGAGGCCATCAAGATTGATGGCCCACTTTTGAGGGACGTGTCATGCGAAGAATGCGGAACCAATAAATCAGAGGAGGACAAAGAATCATGAAGTTTGCTGTTGGTGATCGCGTTCAAATTGTTGACAAAACCTCACAGCACAACAAGGTTGGAACCGTTGTGAGGGTTGGTATCGGCAAAATCATTATCGTCGAACTCGAGGAAGGTCAAAGTTGGCCAGTCTTTGAAAACGAAATCCAAAAAGTTCCCGAAAAGATCGAGGCTTCCTAGAAGTGGGTATCTTCGTCTACGCCGCGGTGGTGCCCACAATCTTAGGCGTAAGGGGATTAAGGGATATTCAAGGAGGCTTAACTACGCCTTTTTAGAGGAGGCTTTTGAGGACTATGCCCAGCCTCAGAACGACGTTGAATAAGAAAGGAGTTCAATGCAACCGGTTTTGAGTAAGGAGTTACTTTCCTTGCGACGAGAGACCTTGAAAGCCCTCAAAGAGCTGCGTAGTGAAGGGTACATCGCGCGAGCCAACTTCGCTTGTTGTCAAGATTGTGCTGAGGCATCATTGCGTGCAATGGTGTCCACCTTCACTTCGTCGAAAGCCAAAAAAGTGAAAGGCTGTGTGTTTTGGCATCGCGGTGATGAAAGAGTATTATACGAAAAGGGTTTCCTTAGCCTTTCATACGGACCTCTATTTACAAGGGCTCATGGGTTAGTTGGCGCACCACCTTTGGAGGTTGGGCAAGTAATAATGGAGAAATTATCTAACCGAGGCCTCACAGTAGAGTGGCCCCTCAAGAACTGCAGATTTCGAATCAAGGTCTTCCCCCCTCTTTTAGAGGGGGGAAGACAGAAAGAGGAATGAGCGAACCCTACAACACGCTAAAGGGGAAAATAACTGTGACAGACTTCATCAAACGGCTGCAGACAGTGGTCAGCGAAATGCGGGAGGAAAGGGGAATCCACGTTCATGAAGAGGGAGTTGATGATGATGGTGACTACTTCTACGACTTCTTTTTCGCTGGAACGAGAGGAAACCAGTTCCACACAAGACTAATCCTTCGAAACGAGCAAGTGATCGTAGTAACTCAACTTCCCCTACGAATACCAGACACACGATTGCAGCGAGTACTTAACGCTATTCATGAGGTTAATAGCACCTTAGCGGTTGGTGCATTTACTACTGAGGAGGGTTACCTATCTCACAGATCAGGATTCAATCTCTCTCGTAAAGCGGAGGTGACGAAAGACTGTATTTACATGACATTACTTTCAAATGTAGAGCAGGCCGACCAATTCTTGCCAACCTTTTTAAGGTTGCTCAAAAAATGATAATTATCTTAAAAAAAGAAAGTGCGGGGTGTTTAGTATGATACAAATTAAATCTTAGAAAGAGGCGGGGGGGTGTTTTTAATCATGAGTTTAAAGTTTGTCGAGTCAAGAGGGCTACGCAACACTGGCTCTGGTTTTAAAGTCGTAAGGCAAATTGATGAGGGGGTTTTTATTCCCTACTTTTACTACTTTTTGCGCAGCGGCTACGGAGGCCTACCACCAAGCGTTGAGGTTTCTCCTGCCCTGCGTCCCTTTGTGGTTAAAACTAGGACGGTTTATCGGTTCTTTGAAACTACAAAGGTTAAAGCGGATTGCTTTGCTCGCGCCCTTAACGGCGTTATTTACCCAGCTGGTATTCATGCGTGGTTTGATTTAGATCACGCAGAGGAACAGTTCAAGACTTTATCGGTTTTGGACAATTACACCGGACCTCCGGATGCCCGCTTAGTGTTAGTAAAGTTTAGGTGGCAAAAACCTGTTGCCTTCGATAATACAACCCTAGTTTCAATGGCAGGTTCCCCGATTGAGGTGATTGAAACTGCTCACCTAAAAGAGGAGCTTAAATAAAATGGCAAGAGAAAATTCTGGTTTGTACGCGAAAATAAGACCCATTGCGTTCGCTTTGAAACCTTACTTCACTGCCAGGCAATTAATGGAAGCCTGCACAAAGGCGGGTCTACCAATCACAGAAGAGCAAGCTTCTAAGGCGTGCGTTTATTGGGTCTCAAGGGGAGATCTCAAAACAATGGGGCGCCTCAAGGTTTCTAGCAAACAACAGAGAGAGTTAACCGTTTATACCAGCGTGTCGAAACAGGGAAAACTTTTTGGTGCTCCCTCTCCCAAGCTGGTTTCTACAGAGGTACAACCCGAAAAAGTCGTCCCATTTAGGCAACGAGGAGACTTGGATTCTGCCATCAGTGAGTTTATCGCTGCTCTCGAGCGCCTCCTACGCAAGGCTCTCATCGACCCAAAAGAGGGGGCATGAGCCACGTTTATCTTGTTCCTAGCTGCGTAGAAGTCGTTGGAGGCAAAATTAAAGCAGTTTGTGGGGGATTGTGTTGTGGTGCCTTAGACTTCTCACAATTCCCTCACAAACAATGGATCGAGGGTCTTTGTCCTTACCTTGACATGGGCGTTTGCTCATGTTATAGTGAAAGGCCTTTAGCGTGCCAAGGGGCCCCTTTCTTTGATTATTCTTTTGAGGAAGTGGTGCCAATTTTTGGTCCCAACAAGTTCGGCATTCCTTGGTGCAGCTTTAGGTTACCAATTGTTGAACATTTTGGGCTTCCATATGAAATTCTTGACAGCGGCCAAGAGTGTATCGAAAGATACGCAAAAGAGGGTCTCGGGAGATTTGAGAGATGGACCTTAAAGTGGTTCCACAAAAGAACTATTTTTTGGGAATGACTCCCCATTACCCGAAACGCCATGCCTTTAGGCTGAATTGTCCTCACTGTGATTGCCAGTTTTGGTCTCTGTCAAAAGATGTATTTAGGCTACAAGCCAAGAATGGTACGTGTTTTGCGCGACACTGTCCCGTGTGCAAGGAAACTTTTATGGCGAAATTAATGGATTGCGAGGATTGTAATTACCGTATTGACTGCATTGTTTTACAAATTTCTCACCCCTTTTCTTTTCGAAAATGAGTTCCTTAACAGCCTCGTGTCCACTATGCGAATGCGTTCAAAGCATCCCTCTGTCGGACACTATTGCGGCTTATTTTGAGGGCGGCCAAGGGCGCCTCTGCGTGAAGAAGGAATGTCTATGTTGTGGTACTACTTTTTTAGTTCCCGCGAAACAAGATTGTGAAAACTGCCTCAACCGCATCGATTGCCTTTTAATCCCCCGGGGGAAAATGTTGAATTCAATATTAACAACCCGAAACCGAGTACTTGCAATTAAATAGGGGTAATTGTATGCGCCGCGTCAGATTATATGTAGAGCACTCCTACCACAGTGTATATGATATCCCCATTCCCTCTTCCTTGATGTGTGGGAAAAGCACACTCGAAGAGTTAAGTGATAACGAGTATTTAAAGTTGCACAATTATATTGAAGATCACGCCGGCGATTTCTGGGTTGAAGAAATACCTACGGACCAGGCTCTACCCTCAGAACTTGTCCTTTTAGCCGAGTGTAAGCTGAATGAAGACGAAGAAAAATGTATGGAGTGTCGTGCACGCCTAGCGTGTTTAATTGATCATGCATAAGAATCCCATCAATGAAAAGCCAGTAATTGACGAGGCTCCGCGTAGAAAAACAGGGCGCCGCAAACGGCGAAAGACTGCTTGTGCAGATTTAAGGAGAGGCTACTTCAATTGTGGTATCTGTGGCTCTGCAGACCATGTGTATGAGGTACTAACTACCTGTGAAGTATGTAGCGCAGAGGTTTTCACCATCGAGACGCGAGACGGGTGGTGGCCTCCTAAGGGGGAGAGGCCTTGTGGCTGCCAGTACTTGAAAAAAGGCGTCTTTGTCTGTACAACGCGTAGCCGGATTAGTAGGAAAGTATGCGCGGTATGTGGTAGTATGGAGGGCCCAACATGTCCCTCTTGCAAGAAGGGGAGAGGCGGCAGTTGTTGGACTTCACCCTATGGCGAAAAACGCTGCTCGTGCGGCTTCAGGCATCCAGGGTTTAGGAGAGAGTAGCCATGGGGCGCTGGATGGCACCTTTTTTCCTTGGTATAGTTGTGGGGGAGGTTATAGCTTATAGTCTCCCCCTCAAACGCCCCGAAGAACTTCTAGCGGTGTGTTTAGTTTTTTTGTTCACCGGTTTTGTAGCTTGGGTGACTCAAAGATGACAGTCGTTAATATTCTTTGCCCTTGGTGTAATGAATGGAAAAAAGCCACCTCTCCTCTAATTGAGATTGGGCATGGAGCTGTTAACTGGACGTGTCCCGATTGTAAGACACACTTTTCTGTGCAGATTGAATTCCTTGAAGTTCCGGATGTTGAATATATAGTAAAGTAGAAAGTTTTTTCGCTTTCGTTTTTTCTTCATCTCGTTCAATTTATAGAACGAGATGAGCGTAAAGATATCCTGGCAAGAGATTGAACCCCAATTTAATCGTGCTGCCGAGCACCTCGAGGGGGTGTTTACCCAAACCATTAGGATTTGTGAGCTTTTTGAGCAACTAAATCTCGAAGTGCTAAAAACGTGTGAAACCGACGACCAGTTTTTTACTCGAACGAATGCGAGCCTTGAGGTCCTAAACTTGATAACCCAAGTTTCTAATCCTGAGGCAATCCCCGTAGAGGTTCTAGCCAGAGCCTCCTACATTTTTCTCCAAGCTAACTATATGTTGGAGATTATTTCAAGGGTCCTCGACGCGATGGCCTTCCAGTCAACAGTACCTAAACCCACAGCGTTTGATGGAGGTCACCAGTATCACTAGGTGATGAAAGGGAGTTTTTTCGATGATTTGGCCTTGTCAAGATCCGGAAGAGAACTTGTTTGAGTTCTATGGTGATCCAGGAGAGAATCAGGTTCGAGTGAAGACGCCCTACCCCCTCGTTATAGCTTGGGACACTAGTAAGACCGTTCATAGCTTTTTGTGCCATGAGCTGGTTAAGAGCTCCTTAGAGAGGATCTTCGCCCAAGCACTAAAACATTATGGCTTGGCCTCTATAACAGCCCTCGGCTTGAACATCTGGGGCGGTTGCCTGAACATTAGGCCGATGACTGGCAACCCAGATAGGCTCACTTTGCATAGTTGGGGGATAGCTCTTGACTGGCACCCAACTCAAAACCGTTATGGCTGGAACAAGAAAAAAGCCCTCTTTGCGCAGCCTATATATAATGCGTGGTGGGACATTTGGGAAGCTGAAGGCTGGACTTCTCTAGGTAGGGCCATCGATAACGACTGGATGCATGTACAGGCAGCGAGTTTATTGTAGTCATTCTAAAAAACCTTCCAACAACCCCTTTTTTCAAAAGAGCCAAAAAAATCAATTGATTTACCCAATTTCAATCAATTAAAATATATTATCTTCTAAATATATCACACGAATAAGGGGGTTCTATGGGAAAGAAAAACTATAGACTTCCCCAAGAATTTGACAAACCAAGGCTTAGAAAATGTGGGTTTTGGTATGCTGTAGAAATATATGGTAAGCCAAAGAAAGGTAGGGGGAACTTAAAAAGTGTTGAATCTGCTTTTCTTGACAACATTGTCGCTGATTTTTTAAAGAAGGGAAAGAAGGCTAAATGACAGCGCGATTATATAAAACCGCGTTATTGCCCGCTTAAGGAGGTTTAGATAATGGGTTGGGGTCTAATTATATTTTTGATTTTGGTGGTCTTGTGGACTTACTGGAAAGAGGACCAGCTTTGAGCTACTTAGATGGCAAACCCAAAAGAATTCCAAGATAAAAAGGATGATGACGATGCCAAAGGTTAAGGTTTATAAAATTGTTAAGACCATTACAGACGATGGTTTATTCGAAATTGACAATCCCGATGTTCTTGGACACGAGCTCCTAAAAGTTGTAGACAATGTCGACGTGAACTTCCGCACGAAGAGTGGAATCGAACATTCCAAACTTTGTGCGTCAGTCCAAGACATGCAATGGAATACCACCTTCTTTATTCCCCTTGAACTAATCGCCGAATCCCACGAAATTGTCATTCCCGACGCTACCCCTGAGCAGCCAAGTAGAAGGAGATAACTTGTGGGCATGGTTCGTTGCTTAGAGTGTGGCAAGATTTTGGAAAGTAAGTCACGCCACGACTTCCAATCTTGTGGTTGCCCTAACAATACCTTTGTGGATGGTGGTGAAGACTACCTTAGATGTGGTGGTAAAGATTTATCAAAGGTGCAAGTCATCACAACCGAAGAGCAGCTCGTTCGAGGAGGAAGCCTCTCGGACTCCATTGCAACCTACTCTAAAAATAAAAAGAAGGAGTGAAGACCATGGGTGAGTTGAGAATTTTGGACCCCACACACGGCGACCTTAAGGTCATTTGGGATCCCAACAACGAAAACGAGGTTGAAGCAGCCCGCAACCAGTTTAACGAGCTACTCAGAAAAGGCCACCAAGCTTTTGCTGTTGACAAGGTGGGTGAAAAAGCCAAGGAAGTTAAAAGGTTTGACCCCGAAATGGGTAAGGTAATTCTCTCACCTCCAGTAAAAGGAGGCTAACCCGTGGCTAATTGCACCAGTAGTTATATGTTGAGTTCTTGGGCAGGCAACACAGCCACCACGAATGACACAGTGTGGTACGGATGGAATACTTTTGACTCCACTACCTCTTCTTCTATTGACACCTACACTACGTGGACTAACTGGAATCTAACATTTACCACAAGTGATGTGTGGGTTACTTGGGTCTCCTATCCGACGTTCCCCCAGGCAGTTGAATCTGAAGAGGAGTTACAAGCTCGACAGCAACGTGAGGAGGAATTGAGGCGCGAGCGGGAGGCAGAGAATGCGCTACGAGAGCAGGCTGAGGCTGCCGCCGAAGAGCTTCTTGAAGACCTCATTGGCGAGAAGGAAATGGAAGTGTTCAGGTCTACTGGGCGGATGTTGGTCAAAGGTAAGGAGTTTGACTATCTACTCCATCGCGGTGGTGCTGTACAGCGCGTGGAGAAAGACAAGATCGTCGACCTGTGCATCCATTTGCCCTACAAGGCAAAGTATGTCGATCTCGACAATGTTATCGCGCTTAAATGTTTCATTCAAGGTTGTGAAAAGGATTTCAATAAGCAGGCACATTCCCGCGGTTCTAGACCCAGGCCTGTGGAACTTCCTCTAGCCGCGAATGGTTAAACTTGTGGGCGGAATAACGAAGCTGCACAAAAGCTACCCGCTGTGACCTACCGCCTCTAATGAGGGGAGGTGAACTGCCGCTTTGTGTAGATAAGTACGGGTTAATACCCGGATTCCGCCCTTCAGATTTCGAGTTGGGTGCTATAGAGCCTGGGATAGTAGGAGAGGTGCTTTCTTACTATCCCAAGTCAACTTTAACAACGAAGAGCGTCACTGAGGAAAATAAGCCTCGATGGTGCGCACCACCTAGGTGAAGGTTCCCCACGCGATGCTGTGAGCGTCACTCTATGCGTTAGGAGGTAATCATCTCAAGGGGAGCTCTTCCGCCGTAAACCCAAATATCGACGGAGGAGAGACAATGATTGGGTTTCTTTTAGTGGGGATTCTTTTGTTGAGTCCCATAAGGGCTGAGAGTTGCAGCATAGTTCCGATCGGCAAAATAAATGTTACATCGTACACGTACTACAAAAATTCTAAAAACATTACCGCCTCCGGCAAGAAAGTCCGAAGCGGTCACATTGCGTTGAGCCCCGATATCAGAAAGCAATTTAAGCCAAAGTTTGGCGACAAGATTTTCTTGGAAGGTTTTGGGCTTTTTGAGTATCAAGACCACATGCCAAATCAATGGCGTCGGAGGGCAGACATTTTTATCGCGGATAGGTCAACATGCTTTCGGTTTGGTTTGAAAAAAGGTGTTGTTGCCTATCTTGTGCGGCGTGAAGCAATGCACCAACCTGAAGAGGAGGGAGGACGAACAAATTAAGAGGACACCTTTCCCAGTGTGTGTGTTTTGTGGTGACTACTACGAAGAAGAGTGTCACTTCTGTGAGCTACGAGCCGACTGCAAAGCGGTTAATTATATTGACCACTGTCTCCTACCAGATACTGTATGCCCCTCGTGTTGGGAGATAATCAAAGACAAAACCCCTGGGACACGCGAAGAATTTCGCCAATATTTGAATGAGAATTGAAGGGAGATAATACATGAAGCTTGTTGAGGAGTTCTGTTCAATTCAAGGGGAGTCGTCGTATGTGGGTAGACCCTGTTATTTTGTTCGAGCTCACGGATGTAATTTAGATTGTCAGTGGCCATGTGATACCTTGTATGCGAGAGATGAGAAAACTTTTTACGATTCTCCCATCGAACAGATAGTGAAAAGATGCCGCCAGAATCTAGTGCCATTAGTACAACTTACTGGTGGTGAGCCCCTATTACAAATTGATGAGGCGGCAGACTTGTGCCGCAAATTGGCAGATTTCAAAACGGTTTTGGTGGAGACTAATGGCACCATCTCTATAAAGCCCTTCAAAAATGCACCTAAAAACGTTGTTTTAGTTGTTGATTGCAAAACACCCTCGTCCGGAATGCACATTTATTTGGAAAAATTTGTTGTAAACATTCCTCATCTTCGGAAGGTTGATCAAGTTAAGTTCGTAGTTGGTAACAGGGATGATTTTGATTTTGCAAGAGGCATAGTCGAAAAATTTAGTCTCAGCGACAAGGTCAGCGAAGTCCTTATCTCACCAGTTTTTGGCATGATAGAACCCACTAGGCTTGCTGAATGGTTGCTTAGTGAACTTCCCGCGGCAAGATTTCAAATCCAACTTCATAAACTGTTAAACGTGCGTTAGGAGGTTACATGAAAGAGAAGGATGTCATGAATGTGATTTTCGCGGCTGACATAATGGCTGCTACTTTACAACACTTTTTAGACACTTTCACCAACATCCTAACTGATGAACAACGCGTTGTTATTGAAAACACTATCATTGATCTTACCGAACCCTACATAAACGAAGCAGAAGGCGAATGCACTCTGCGCTATCAATTGCACAGCATGTTAGATGCGAGTGGTAAAACTCACTAACCCATCCAAAAATTAACCTTGTGGAGGATTTTGTATGACCTTGCAGAACTACTCTCACATCGCACTCGTTCTCGACCGCTCAGGCTCAATGTCTATGGTAAAAAGTGACGCCATTGGTGGCTACAACGAGTTCATCCGCAGCCAACAAACTGTTCCTGGAAAAGCCACGTTCACGTTAACTCAGTTCGATGACAAGTATGATGTCGTGCAAGAATTTGTCGACCTTAAAGACGCCCGAATTCTGGATGACGACAATTTTCAGCCCCGCGGTTTAACTCGCCTTCTCGACGCAATCGGCAAGACCCTGAATTTGGTAGGAGAGCGGCTCGACAAACTCCCTGAAGATCAGCGCCCTGAGAAGGTGGTTTTTGCTATCTTAACTGATGGCCACGAAAACGATAGCCAGGAATACACTGAAATTATTATTCGCGAGATGATTGCACACCAGGAAACTGTGTATAACTGGCAAGTTCTCTTCTTATCCTCCGACATCCGAGCCGAAGCTGATGCTTTAAAGTATGGCATCAGCCCACAGGCCACTTTAAGCTTTTCTAAGACTGGGGATGGCATGACAGCGGCCTTTGCGGGCCTAGCTGAAGCAACTACCTTGTATAGGGTGGGAGCGTCGACTAAGGCGATGTTTGATCCCGCCGTCAAAGCCGAGCAACTCCGGCAAAGACTAAAAGAAGACAAAGAACAGAAGCAGAAAAAGTAAACTCTTAAAGGGAGGAAGCCATGGTTGAGAATCCTGTTGATCTGTTTACGGAAATTCTGAAACCAAAGAGAAGGACGGCGGAATATCAAGACGCCCCCGAAGTGCAAGAAATTGCCACCAACCTGATTTCCTCGTTGGAAATGGTTGATGCGCGGGACGCTCGAATAAAGTACCTTTTCAAGGTTTCCGAGAAACCCCAAAAGTTTGCAGGACGATGCCACAAGGCGGATAAAAAGTGGCACCACTTAACAGGAATTGACTTTGTAATTGAGGTTTGGGATGAGTGGTGGAGACGTGCCACTCCAGAGTCTCGCGAAGCTCTTGTGTACCACGAACTTTTACACATTGGCAAAGGCGAGACCAGAACCGGCAAAGTGAAGTGGTTTATCGTCGACCATCCAGTTGAATCCTTCTTTGAGGAGGTTAAACGCTACGGACCTTGGAGCCCACAGCTCCAAGAAATCGCGAGCCTTCTCCAACCCTCACCCGAAGCTGAGAGAGCGTCTTATGAAGATTAAGGAGATCCGAGTTGACCTCGAGAAAAGCCTGTCGGTAAACTTTAACTCAGTGCGTTTGCGGATTGGCTTTTCGAGCGAATTTGAGGGCGCGTCCTTAGAGGAGCTTGATCATGCGGTAGTTGTCCAAAAAGAGCATATTGAAAAGCTCCTCGACAACCAGATTCTAAAATCAGTACAAGCCCTCCCTCGGCTGAAGAAGAAGGCCGAATCTTTAAGCGAGGACATTCCCTACTAAATGCCTTTGTTTCACTGCACAAAATGTCATCATGAGTGGGAATCTGTTGCCCAGAAAAGCAAGTGTGGTTGGTGTGGAGCAAGAGGCTTTATCATCGGAGAGACCAGCTTCGAGATAATGGGCAAAAGAGAGGACTTTTGGGCCTTAATTAAACAACGGATCAGGAGGGAAGATGTATAGTGTCAATGCAGAACGCCTTGGTGAAGAGTGGCGCGATTGTACACCAATTTATGTGCGCGCGCAGTTACCAGATGGCACATGGGTTGCAGCTAATTTAGCGCAGCTAACCAAAGAAAGCCTCTTGGCCTGGTTGCGCTCAGACGGCACCCAAAATCCCCTTGCCGAAAACGTAGTTGGTATCCTATGTGGTTATGATCACATCGTAGAAATGGAGAGGACCACAGGAGAAGCTCCCCCCGAATAATCTCATCTCACCGAAATCTGGGCGTTGACAGAAAGATTTACTTTATAGTATACTTTCTGTCAAATTAAACAATTGGGAGGAGTTCGCCAATGGCCCAGATAAGGCAAGATGTAGCAATAGGGGAAGAGAATAAACTGGTTCTAGAGAACCAAGGCTTCGTCTACAGCATGGCTAACAAGTACGCCAGTTCAGGAGTCCCTTATGGGGATCTAGTCAATGCGGGGCTGCTAGGCCTAGTGATTGCATCCAAACGATTTGATCCCTCCCGCGGGTCAAAATTTATTTCTTTTGCCACAAGCTTCGTGCAACATGAAATGATACGCACGATACGTGAAACCCGATTCCCTTGTCGCGTTCCTCTGAGTCTTAATGCTATCGTGAACAAAATCAGAAGGGGGGAGGGAGATGAAGACTCCCCCGAATTTGCAGCCATCTTACCCCTACTCAGGACGCCAGAGAGGGAAAGTTTTCATGGCGTGGAGGAGGGCCTCGAAGAAGTTTTAGTCAACCGCCTTTCAATTTCTCAAGCACTTGACCACCTCGATAATCGCACCCGCAATTTAATTACTAGGTTTGCGGGAATCAACTGCGAACCTTTAGGAATCTCGGAGTTGGCGGCCGAGTTTAAATTATCCAAACAACGTGTACGTAGCCTAATAAGTCAGGGTTTTTTGGCTATGCGTCGCGCTTTAAGCGACTTTTCCAAAAGTTAACCTTAACGGCAGCACGACCTCTTAGGGGGCAAAACATTTCTTTAGGGTAAGGAGGAAAACGTATGGGCAAGTTGTTTACGGTTATCTTTTCGTTTCTTTTACTGGCAGGCTGCGCCACAAAGTTCGACGTTAAGGTGCTACCAACCGAGATCCTCGGGGTACCTGCCGCTTCTGTCCAAGAAGAAAGTAAGAATCCTTGGACACACAACCGTTCTCAAACCACTCTCGTTGTCAAAGACAAGGAGGGCAACTTAAAGGTTCTGGCCTCCTCTCACCACGGCAACGATGGCGTGATGCAGAAGGGCACGGCTGGTTTCATGACCAATACTCCTATTGGAGTCGGTTTGGGAACTATGTATCTTGGTCGCGCTCCTGACACCACTTCTGTAAGCACCAATGTGCAAGGAACGTCTGGAGCAGTCACTGGCCCATCTATTTCTGGAGCTTTCACTGGGCCTTCTACCTCCATTTCTGGAGCTATCACTGGGCCTTCTACCTCCATTTCTGGAGCCACGTCAACATCTGGCGCTGTTTCGGGTGCAGTATCCAGCTCTGCATCGACCAGTGGTAACTTTAGCCCCATTACGGGATTCTAAAAACTTCTAACTTTCATCGCGCTGAGGGCTTGGTGTCAAGCACTGGCGAATAGTTGGCAGGGCTGCAGAGAAGCGGTCCGCAGCGGCCAAGCCCAAAGCGCACATAGAAAGGAGAAGCTCGTGTTTTTCTGGGTTTTAATTATCTCTCTGGCTTCCTTACTTCTCACGCCTATGGCAGGGTGGGGAAAAGATTGGTATATCCGCCCCTATGTAGATGGCGGCTATGGAGATAATTCCGGCACCTCATATGATAACGCCTTTGTCTTAGGGCCCAAGGCTGTGGTGGCAGTCGATCCGGACACAGACGTTTTTAGTTTAATGCATATCAACGATAATTCACCTATTACATTTTCTTCAACTGGAACACTACCAACCCCACTAGTAGCGGGAACGGTTTATTATGCAATCATGACAACTGGAAGCACCTTCAAGGTTTCAGCTACCAAGGGGCCGGGGCCTAGTATTGACATAATTGATACTGGTACTGGCACTCTGACGTGCTCTGTGGGAATGAGGCGGGATGCTGGTGGGCCGACGATAGGGGATATCGTATATATCTGTGGCACGCATGGAGTTGATGATTCACAAGGTAACTACATCAGGAATTTTCTAACCCTTTATCCCATCGATGGTGTAATCTTTGATGGGAACTACCCGGCTGACCCTGCAATTATTCATGGTACGCTCACCGTGTTAAAAAACTCATCGAGTTGGGTGGACACCGGAGTTAATGGGGTATATAAGGCACTACTTATCTATAACGCAACAAGTTGGATTGTGGAAAACGGCACTCCTTTTACTACAACAGCGCCAGTATGTGAAAAAGATCCTGACGCTACTGAACTTAACCTTTTCAAGCCAGGTTGGTGGTGTGGTAATGGAACTTGGATTTGGATAAAACCTCTCAATGGGCAGGCTCCAAGTAATAATAGCTACAGGTTAATGTGGAGCTATAAGAATGTTGATCTGACTGACTGTAGCAATGTCACAGTAAAGAATCTTACTATTCATTTTGGCAGAGTTGTTCTTTCAAACACAAATAATTGTACCATAGATGGGCTAAAGATAGACTATTTTGGTGCTGAGGGAATCTCTGCTGTCAATTCAAACAATAATTTAATTAAAAACTGCACCATAGAGCAGGGCGGCAACGGTATTTACTTTCATTATGATTATACTAATCGCCTTGACTGTAATAACAATACAATAGATAATTGTACTATAAAATACATCGATCCCTCTAGAATGATTTGGGTTCCGGATAACCATGCTATTGGTATTCAAGGTGGGAGTGGCAATGTCGTCAAGAACTGTTACATTGACTGGGCGGCAACTGGCATCACGCTCTATACGGACACTTTTTATGGCAAGGCGCAAAGTATTGAAATGAGTGGCAATTTTGCAATAAATATGTGGGTCGCGGGTTACCTCCGTGACATTGACTACATGACTAATACGAACCCATGTATTGTCTATCGTAAAGGCCATACTTTCACGAGTTTTGGAATTGATGGTACAGTGCAATTAAAGTTTCAGGATATCACTCAGTCTGGTTGGTCTGCTCTCAATGGCAATACCTACACTGCTACTGTCCTTGACAAGAACCGCCTATCCATACCCGTAGATGCCTCTGGATGGCCGGCCTACGATCCTGACACAGACCCAGGCAAAAACATTTGTCCCAAGACCCCATCGATCTACGGGGTTGCCTATGATCACCACGGTGGCAATTGTGAGTATCCCGTAACCTTCAAAGCCTATAATAATATTGCCGTTAATTGCGATTATGCTGGCATTTGGCCGACCACGGTAAAAAATGGAGAAGGTTCCTTTGAGATTTATAACAACATTGTTTACAACAGTAACGCTGGTATCCATATTGGAGGATCAAGTTTTTTTACTCCCCCTTGGAGAGTAAAGAACAACATTGTCATGAATCCAAGGGACAGTGGAACTGGAGCAGTGCCCCCGTGTTTTATCCATGCATATCTTCACCAGCCAAGTTCTGCTTGGGATGTTGAATGTGATAACAATAATTATTATTCAGACGATTACTTGGAAACTCCAATCTACTTTTATGAATATGGTAGTTTTCCTCACCTAATTACACTTGCCGAATGGAAATCTAAGATATTCAAAAACGGCTTCGGCCCCGATAGTCGAAGCTTAAACAGTGATCCTAAGTTTGTTAATTATAGTGGTACCTTTAAAAAGGCTAATGATTTTATAGCCGATCTTTCTTCACCTATCATCCACGCCGGAGTTGATGTGGGTTTGACCAAGGATTTTTTGGGCAACCCAGTTTATCTCCCTCCCGATATTGGATGTTACAATAATGTCTTAGCAACAAACACAACTACGAAGGCAACTGCAAAGGACATCACTTGGAAGACTGAGGGTGGTAAAAGGGGTAATTCCCATCTGTTGGTCACTGTTTGGGTAGCAAATACCCTGGGAGGCGTGTTGTCTGGTGCCAACGTTACACTGGAACTCACTTGTCCTAATGGGAAGAAGAAGATTTACACCGGCACTACCGGCTCCACTGGCACCGTAACTTTCAAGTATTCTAATGCTCCTAATGGCACTTACAAGGCCACCGTCATAAAAATCGATGCTTCGGCTTTGGGGCTTGAATGGGACGGAGTAATGTATTCAGAAACCGCGACTAAACCTATGTGAGTAGGGCAACTGTAAAGCAGTCCACTTTGCTAAAGAATTGGAGGATTTTGATGGAAGTCCTACTTATCATCGCGTGTGTAGTACTGGTAGTAATACTGTTCATCGCATACCAATTTTCAGAGTAGACATTTGGTCTCTACCTGTTCAAAGAGAAGCCTTTCTTTCCCGCAGCTATGATTTCACCCGCTGGTGACCCTTGGCGAGGATGAGATGGAAAAAGATTATGGAATCAGTAAAATAGCCCGTGAATTAGGCGTGCCCCGCCGACAGGTGCATCAAAAAGTAAAGGTGTGTCAAAATCCCTATGTTAACTTTAAAACGTAGAGGCCGTAAAAGCAAGGAACCATCAGTAGAAATAGTCGAAATGAAAGTTCTCGCATGGATATGCCCTGTTTGCAATACGTCCCGCCTTCTTCGCAAGAAACCAACACGCAGATTATATCGGTGTAATCGGTGTGAAAAATGCTATAGGTTAAAAATACCTGGGCCTTGAAGGAGGAAAAGATGATGAGTGACCCATATTCTGCTTTAAAGAAACATTACGATGAAACGTGGGAAAAAAATTTTCGATTACATGAAGAAATCCGGCGCCTCCGGGTGTTGCTTGGGGAGTGCTGGGAATGGTTAGAGTATGTTGCTCATGGCAATAACAGATGGCCAAGACGGGAGGGTGCACCCAGCGGTTTTGAGTTATTAACTAAACTTCAAGAGTTCAAGCCAGAGGAGGAGCCATGACCGACAAACAACAAAAGGCACTTGCCTTTGGAATTTTTATGACCCTTTCTGGGCTGCAAAAACTTGTAAATACAAGGTCAACTTGCGATCATCTTCCTGAAATAAGAGCTTGGAGAGAAGTAGCAGACGAAGCCAAAATGGGCCTTTTCACTAACTTTGGCCCTTGGAAGGAAAAGCCATGACCAACGCCGAGCTTGATGCAAAAAAGGAGGTGATGCCAAGTGAGAAGTCTTGACGACTTATCCCATTCTGGGCAGCCAGGGAAGCACGAAGAGGAGGGCGGGGGCTGTCCTTTCTGTGGGGCTGAAGATGGGGGTCTGTTGAATTTCGGCTGCGGCACTTATGCTATTACCATTCCTCTTTACGATAAGGAGTGTGAGTGGATACGGCATGAAGATTGCTACTTGCGCCAAATCGCCCAACTCCAAGGATTGCTTGGGGAGTGCTGGGAATTTTTCTATGCGTATGAAAACAATCTGCCAATTCCATTCAATACATGGCCGAGTGAAATGCTAAAGAAAATCCAAGAGTTCAAGCCAAAGGAGAAGCCATGATCGACGGCAACCTTAACCACAAGATGGCCGAGATTATGGGATGGGAAATCAGAATAAGGGACTATCCACGTCCCGGTCATAATTGGTTATACGATGCTGAGGGAAACGAAGTAATGGCTCTTTATGAGTGGCACCCCTCCACCTACATCGCCCAAGCTATGATGGTGGTGGATAGGCTTATTGATAGATATGAAATGTATGTCACTCTAGTTAGTCACTGGGAAGGCTGTCGCTGGACTTGCTTCATATTCCCAGATCCTTATTCCGAGGAAGGAAAGGTTAAAGGCAAGAATAAGACTCTTGAAAGAGCTATTTGCCTCGCCGCAGCCGAGGTGTGGGAGAAGATGAAAGGAGGAGTACCTAGTGAGTAAAGACGACTTGGGATTGCTAAGGACAGACCCAATTTTAAATGAAATGGCAAAAACAACGAGGGAAGCATGGAAAGAGGTGGGTGGGAGCTGTCCTTTCTGTGGGGCACCCAAAAGAATTTATTCCGACCCATATGACTACCCCTCGGACTTTGATTGCGGAACAATTTTAAATCTGCGTGGACAGACTAAGCGGGGGGAAGATTGCTATGAGCGACAGATTGCTCAGCAGGCTGAGCGAATCAAAAGCCTTGAAGAACGTCTCTCACAGTATGAAGGTGAGGACTTTAACGTTGCCACCATTGATGAGCTTAGAGGTACAAGAATAAAACAATGGCGTGAAATAAAAAGCCTAAACGAAAAACTTGCTGTATGGCGCACCAGCCTTGAGCTAGTCAAGGCTCTTGCAGGTATAAGTGTAACCCACTTAGCGTGGGCAGGATGGCAGGAAAAGATAGCTGAATTTCTTGAGAACCTTAAAACCGTAGGGGAGGACATGAGCCATGGAACTAAACCCTCGAACAATTCTTACAGCGATTAAGGCCAATGAGGAACAAGTCACAACCCCTTCTATCATTAGCAACTTACGGCGTGTTGCTAAGTACTTAACTAATGAGTGCCAACTTAAACCCGACGTTGACATCGAAAGTCTTGCCTCACAGTGTAAGTCAGTAGTAAGCACCGTGAAGCGCTATATTAAGGTTTTTCGGGATGCATTCCTATACGTCACAGAACCTGAAACTCACACAAACCTCGTTGAGAAAGCCCGTAAAGGTTCTCAAACTGGTGCCGGGATTCTCAGTTTGCTGGGAAGAGACATCACCAGTTTAGAGAAATACGAATCCTTCCAGAGACAGCATCTGCGGCAATTTTTACCTAAAGGTAGGGTTGGTAGGCCTCCCAAAGCGAAGCTTGAGGTTAAAAGGAGGGTACCTTTAGTTAAGGTAGCTCCCGTTAGAGAATGGAGATCTCTCACTCAAATCGAGGATGAGAATCGAGAGCTGCGCGGCGAAGTCAAGACCCTCAACACAACTCGAAGAAATTTAATGGGAACTATTGAGGACCTCAAAAGACAGCTTAGCGCTGCACAGGGTAAGGCCTCCCACACACTGGATTTCGAGACTCTTATAAACTCGGGTATTCCTCAACCCCTCAAAGGTGCTGACCTCGCTGAGCAACTTTCAAGGTTCTTTTCTGAACTGAGCAAGTTTTCAGGACAGTCAGCAAGATGTGTAGAACTTGCAAACAGGCTCCGCGAGCTCAGCCACCCAGAACCTGTAATTGATTTACCTTCTACGGCAGTTTGGCAGCAGAAGGGGTGGGCGACGATTGAGCTTTCTGAGGAGGCTATGCGGGAGTTCAAAGCTCTTAGCCCCACCCAAAAAGAGCTCCTAAGGAATGCCTTAAGGCACCTCTCTTTGGATATAAGACACCCATCGTTGCACACTAAAAAGCCCTACGCCCCAGTCAGTGGTATCCCTACTGAGGCCTACTACAGCAGAGCGTCAAGCAAAATTCGCTTCTATTGGACCGCTAAAGGAGCCGCAGGGATGTGGGAGGATGTGATTCTATCTATTCATCGAATCGAAGTGAAGCGAGGCTAAATGTACAAAAAAATTACAGTCTATGCCCGCCTTGAGGAGTTAAGGAGTTATCGACTCACTAGAGGAGGTGACCACGCTTTTAGAGTGCTCTTTTGTAATACGGATCACTTTAGGTGTCCCTCGTGTAATACCCTCATCGCTTTGAGGGTGTCATATAAACCTAACGCAGGTTTTCGGTCATCAGTATGTGCAGAGTGTGGTTCTCGTTATTGCCTACAATTCCTCGAGGACTCGTGCGGCTTATGCCGCCACCGCACTGTCGATTGCCTACTTAAAGTTCAGGTCAAATTGGAATTAGTGCACTCCCACTCTCGTCATGAAGGCTTGTATCTCATCTCTCGTGGATTGTGGCCCCTTTCGCGTATACAAGAGGAGATCGAAAGAATGAGACAGAGAATTTAAGAATGAGGAGTCCGTTTTGGTTTGGCTCTGGAGAGTTTAATGTTAAGTTGATGGAACGCATTGTAGTATAAACCAAAAAAATTTTTACCCTTGTAGGGACCTCGAGTGGAAATTGATACGACAAATATTGTTTATTCGTTAGATGAAGTGTGTTTCATTTTTCGTATTGGCAAACGGAAGTTGAAAGAATTGATTCGTGAAGGTAAAATTAAAGCAATTTCATTTAGTAAAAGGCATTGGGTTATTCCACGCAGCGAAGTAGAACGCTGGTTAGGAAGTGATTTACGTTTCGTTGATTTGGCTGGACTTGGCAAGAAACCACCCAAACCTAAACAGAAACGAGATGTGGTAAGGTTTTTGAAAAGGCGAGTACAATGAGCAGAATTCACATTGAAAATATTTTTTGCCGTTTTGAGGGAACCCCACCGGAAGAGCTGTTAAAGCTTCTATCTTATGTAGACAAGCAACGCTCATTTCAGAATTACCACTTTACTGGTACTTACGCCCCAGCTGTCAAAACTCTGTTCTCGCGCAGAAGTAACTCCTTCCCCACCGGCCTTCTACCTCTCGTACAAGACAAGTTTCCTGAGTGGGAGTACATTGACAAACGCGAGCAGGAAGAAATCGAATGGCTCCCTTATCCTGAGGAGTTATCTTACAAAAGTGGTCATCAGCTCGAAGCCGTACGTATTATGCAAGAAAAGAGAAGGGGTACGATTGATGGTGTCACTGCGATGGGGAAAACCTTCATTGAAGCTGGCTTCGCCGCAATTTTTCCTGCTAACACGCTTATCCTTTGTCATCGACGCGAGATCTTCAATACAATTGTCGATCGATGTCAAACCCTTTGTGGAGACGACAACGTGGGAATTATCGCGAGTGGCAAGACTAAAATCGCTCGTGTGGTGGTGGGGATGGTTGGAAGTGTGGCATCTCGAATTCGCCAACTAACCAAGTACCTGAATAGCGTGGAAGCTATTCTTGTTGATGAAGCTCACCATATTAGTATGGGGTCACAATATGCGAAAATCTTGGCAAAATGTGGACGTGCAAGTTTTCGTTTTGGTCTTACCGGAACACCATACCGCGAGTCTGGCGATACTATTGCGATATTTGCTTTTACTGGGCCGGTTATCTACTCCTACCAGTATGAGGTCGCTCTTGCAGATGACGTTGTGGTGCCCATTGAAGTCTACGTAAGCCCAGTCAACTCTATAATCCGAGACATGCCATTACTAGAAAACTTTAGGCATGTTTATGAGAGTGGCATTGTTAGGAATGGGCAACGAAACGACATGATAGTCAAAATCGCACGGAGGCTTTACGAAAAAGGTGAAAACGTGCTTATCCTTGTGTGGCGTAAAGTCCATGGCAGAATCATTAGTAAAATGCTCGAAGACGTCCCTCATTGTTATCTTCATGGGGATTCAAGAGATAGGGATATCGAGCGATCCCGCTTTGAGAACGGCGATAATTCTGTTCTTATCGCTTCCTCTATTTATGACGAAGGTACTGATATCACCAACGTCAGGAATATCATTGTAGCTTCGGCATTCAAGTCCTTACGCATTACTGCACAGCGCGTCGGCAGAGGCATGCGTCCGCATGAGGGGAAGGCAGTGTGCCGGGTTTTTGATTTCATGGACTTATCCCATGATACTTTACTCAAGCATTCAAGAAAACGTTTAGGTTACTATAAGAAAATGAAATTTACTATTAAGGAGCTTGTGATTTAGTAGTTGTCAAGTCCCTAAACCTTTAAAAAACACATACAACTGTGATTGTAATTCAAATAATCTGTCAACTTTAGAGGTAATATGAGCAGAGAAGACATTATAAAACGGTTTGGCAAGATACTTGCAGAGCATGGCCCTCTGCTTTCCACTGAATACGATAGGCTAGACATTCCCGACAAACCTTCGAGGAGGCTTTTGTTCGCTCATTGTGGGTCGTGGCAAAATGCGGTTAAGGAAGCAACACAGACTTGCAACTTAAAACTTGAGCCCCGAGAAGTTGAGTCCTCCCCCCATCCCGAAGTCTTGCGGCTGATGCAGCAAGTTGAGGATCTCAAGAAATCCTTACAAACATCGAAGTTACACTTGCATGGCACCGAGTTTAAGTTTGGGGTTATTTCTGATACTCATATCGGCAGCTTGTTTTGTGATTATGGTTTGCTCGATGTCGCTTATGAGACTTTCGCTGCTAGGGATGTTAAAATTGTACTCCATGCTGGAGATCTTTTGGATGGTCAAAAAGTTTATAAGGGGCACGACTTTGAAGTTGAGACCTCTGGAGCCGACAGCCAAATCAATTTGTGTGTGGACAGATATCCTCGTCATGATGGGATAACTACCTATTTTATCAATGGTAACCACGACCGCTCTTTTTGGAAAAGATCAGGGATCGACGTGGGTCCCAAAATTACTACGAAGCGTCCCGACATTGTTTATCTGGGTTATCAGGAAGAAGATATCACCCTTGGGGACGAGCCTCAGAATGTCGTGGTTAGGTTGTTTCACCCGGAGGGCTCAGGGTCGGCTTATGCACTGTCCTACTTAGCCCAACGTTATGTCTCAGAACTATCCAACGTTAACAAACCTCACCTTCTCATTCATGGCCACACCCACAAGTTCAATTACATGTATTACCAGAATGTTTTCATTTTACAAGCTGGTGCTTTGCAGAAACAGACACCCTTTATGAGAGGCAGAAAACTAGCCAGCCATCAAGGTTTTTCAATCGTCGATCTCGTCGTGACGAAAAAGGGTGTTGCAAGCATGAAGGTCGAATTTTTTCCGTGTTATTAAGAGGTTAGCCAAAACTCTTCTTCACATAGAGCAGCTTGCCCAAACGGGACAAATTGGATTGTGGGGAGGGAGTTTGTTGGAGTACATAGTTCGTGACTGCAGCAACTGCGGGGGGTGGTGTTGTCGTTGCCTTGTTACGGCTGGGGAGTATCAGCCTTTTTGGAATTCTGTAACCCCACAGCAGGTTTCATTTTATAATCCGTGGCTACCAAGTAGCGTCGATCTCGAGAAGCATCAGTGGGCGACATGCCGTTTATTGACAAGCCGGGGGATTTGCATTGATTACGCTGATCGTCCCAACTATTGCCGAAGTTTTCCTAATTTTGAATTGTTCTTGGAGGAGTATTTGAGTGGCCTTGCATTCTTTTACTGTCCATGGTGCTACTATCGGGCCGTAATTTTGGAGATGCAAGGTATTCCTTTTTTATTTTGTGAAACTGGTGATGAATGTCTCGAGCGTTACCTGCAAGACTTCAAAGATGACCCGACGTTAGCACAACAGTTTTTAGGCCCGTTTTAGTTTTGAGGCTGAATTGAAAGTTGAGTTTGTCTCTTTAGCTGAACTCGATGAATTTATTGGCTGGGATAATTCTGCCAACGCCCCCGAATTTGTTTTCTTAGTTGAGTATCAACATGCTTGGAAGGAGTTCTTCAATGCTTATATGTGCCCCATCCAAGTTAAACCACAATCCTTTGAGAGTTCAAAAAATTTTTGTCAGCGAGTTGGCCTTCCTTTTAGGTGGTTTTTAAGGTGGAGTATTCAAATTCTTGAACACTTCCCCCGACCTTGGGAGCTCAACCTCCATTGGCTACAAGCAGAAGTTGAGCAGATTTGGCTCGACGCCCAAAACGTAAAAGTTCTTAAAGGGGTTGACCCATCATGGCAACTGCCGAAGATACTCAAAGCTCATCACTTTTAATTTCAGACGCCCTAATTGTGAGTGCGTCGATTCACCCTTCGCTTGCGGCACAAATTTTGCCCAAGTTTAGTGCCGCGTGGGTAAACACGCCCGAGCTTCGTCTTGTTTTTCAAAACGCTCAAGCATTCTTCACGAAGTTTCGTACACCTCCAACCCCTGAGAGTCTTTTAGAGTTTATCCGTTTAGAAGGAAAAGTTTCGGAGATTCAAATTGAAAAACTTGAAACTTTTATTCGAAATCTGCCCACGATTACCCAACCTGACTTCTTTGCTTATCAACTGGAGAAGGTTCTACAAAGTAAGGTTTTGCAAAAGGTAATTCGTGATGCCGCAGTTCTTCACCAACAAGGACAGTACGATGACATTTTTCGTTTGTTTCAAAGGGCACGAACTGACGTATCCCTTCGGCACGAAAATGCAGGATCTTTTTGGGATGACTGGGAGCTCCGTGATATTTCTCTGCTCGGAGAACCCAACCCAACAGGTTTTCCCTCTCTGGACTCACTACTCAAGGGTGGTATTTTTCCCAAAGAAATGATGTTGGTAATAGGAGCGAAGTCAGCTGGCAAGTCCTGGTTTGCCTCCTGGGTCGCAAAGTCTGCCTTGTTTTTCAATAAATTTTACGTAGTGGTAACTATGGAGATGTCACGTACCGATCTCCTGAAGCGTATTGATTGTGCAATTACAAACTTTGATTTCGATTTATACCATGAGAGACGCGACGCGATTCGTGACATTATTATGTCCAAGAGAGAAGAACTGCAGGGTAATGTTTACATCGTTGAGTATCCTTCTGGGTTTCCTACCGTGTCAATCATCGAAAATGAAGTGTTGGATATTGAGCAAAGGGTGGGACGCAAAGTCGACTGCGTGCTAATCGATTATCTTGACCTCATGAGAGGTACAGTAGTAGGGGATGGTGAAGAAGCCCGCCGATTCGGACTTATTGCGGCTGCTGTAGAGATTCGTGGCATGTGTAGTCGAAATCAATGTAGCGCAATTGTGCTTAAACAGTCCAATGCTTTAGGGAAGAAGAGGCCATTTATAGAGGCGGAAAATTCCGCTGAAGCGTATGGCGCTGCGTGGGCCCCCGATTTTATCGTTTCAATAAATGAAGTTATCAACCGCCCTGATTTAAGGCGTTTGTATGTGGCAGATTCGAGACGCACAATGAAAAAGGTAGCCATTCCCTACCACGTCGACTTTAGTAGGGCTCAGTGGACCGAGCATGGAGGTTTCTAAAAAAGCAATGGCAACCATTAAAATTTGTGACTGTTGTGATTAAAGAGCGGATCGTGTAGCAAAAAAAAAAAGAGAAAAAATGAAGTACCCTTACTTAACCACTGGCTCCGAAGAGCTTCGTTTTTGTTGTCCAAAGTGTGGTGATACTAAATATCACCTTTACTACAATCCCCACAAAGCGGAAGGAGGGGGCCTTTATCATTGTTTTCGCTGCAATTACTCTGGTAGGGGATTTCCTCTTGAACTTTCATCCCTGTCTTTGCCCCCAATTCCGCAAACCTATCAGGAGAAGAAAAAGCAACGAGCCTTTTCGTGGCACCCTATTTCCGCACACCCCCAAAGTGTTATGGAGGCTGTTGCACTTGATTACTTACAAAATACTCGACATTTATCAATTGAAACTATTCAAGACTACCAACTCAGTTGGAGTCCTGAATTACCTCTTACAATAGTTTTTCCAATCATAATGAATGGTGAACCTCAAGCACTACAGGTTAGACACTTAACCAAGTCTTTTGCAAAGTACGTTTTCCACCCCGCGAAACCTGGTGACGATCTCAAGAAGAAGGTTTTGCTGTATAATTTCGACAAGGTAAAAGAAGGAGTGAGTACTCTTTATGTAGTTGAAGGTATTTTTGACGTCCTATGTTCCGATTCTAGTTGCACAGTTTGTACATTTGGCAAGAGGGTATCACTTGAACAAGCCGAGCTACTTCGTTCGATCCCTAAAAAGAAGTTAGTTTTGGCATATGACACCGATGTCAAATTAAAGGAGCTTCGCCTTTCGGTGGAAAGGCTTGAAGCGTTCGAGCCGGTTTATATCAAGAAACTCCCTAGAGGTCAAGACCCCGCAGACCTCGGCCCAGAATTTATAGGACAACCCGAGTTCGAGTTCTTCGAATTTATCTCAAGCTGAAAGGAGTTGTACCATGCTCACAAAAATTGCTTTAGAAACTCCCCTTTCTTGTCCTGACTTGGGGTTTAGGTATGGTGACTATTTGTTCGTTTTGGGTCATCTTTGGTCAAACCCAGTCTACCGAGAAGCTGTGCTTTATTGGCAGCGGACTGGAAAGCCAGTTTACCTTGATAACTCAGCGTTTGAGCTTTCGACCTCAATCTCAAACACCGATTATTTCCAAGTCATTGGGGAGCTACGCCCAGACATAATTGTCGTTCCCGACGCAGTGGGTCAGTTTAAGGAGACTGTGAGGTTAGCCCGCTCCTTTTTTACTGAAATTTCAGGATCTGCTTTTATGCGGCACCGTTTTATGATAGTCCCCCAAGGCAAAGATAACCGAGAAAGGATGAAGTGCTATCACGCATTAAAAGGAATGGGGTTTCCTTTTCACATGATTGGGTTACCTAGACATGCTTACCCTTACAGGGTGGAGCTTCTCTACAATCTAATGAAGTTTACTAATAAGTCCAACATGCTTTTCCACTTCCTGGGAGTTCCCGACCCTAAGGAGCTGAATGGTATTTCTCCACTGTTGCATTCTTTAGATACGTCGTGGGTGGCAAAAGATGCGATTGGTAAAGGGGGCTTTGATTCCCTTAACTTTGAGGCTGATGAGGTTGAGGAGAGTGCTTTCTTGTCGTCGCTAGAGAAGCTGGTTAATGCCTTGCAAGAAGGAGATGAAGGTGAGTGACGCTGATACTTTAATCGCGAAGCTTTTAACTCATTGTGCTCCTAACTCTATCGTACCCGCCCAGATTCCCACTTCAGAGTTTTCGGGAATTGCTTTCGTAGGGATAGCTCCTGCCAGCCAAGAAATCTTGGAGGGCAAGCCTTTTGTCGGACCTTCAGGGAAGGTTTTTGATGCTTGTCTAAACGCGGTTGGCATTGACCGCTCAAGATGTTGGGTAGGAAATTTATGTCCCGTACGCCTCTCCCAAGATAGAGGCCTCTCGCGCTACGAGGTGCAGGTTTTACGAGAGCCCCTAATTGCAGCTCTGAAGAAACTGCAACCGCGCCTAATTGTAACTTTAGGTGCAGAACCAACACGCGCGTTCTTCATTGAGAGAGACGTGGAAATAATGCTTCTGCGTTCACACATTTTTGAGTCAGAAGATCTTCCTGGTACCTCTATCATGCCCACAATCCATCCTGCCTACGCCCTGCGCCAAAATCTTGCTTTGGGGGCTTACTTACTAAACGACTTTCTAATTGCAAAGAAGTTTTTAGAGGGTGTACCTCGATACAAACCTTGGACTTACGAAGAAATTACCACTATTGCCCAGCTTCAAGAAGTCTTCTGGACCTTTAAAGATCAACTTACAGCCCTCGATTCTGAAGCCACTAGCGTTAACCCGTTTAAGGCCTCTCCTTTTATGGTGAGTTTTGCCTTCGAGAGTGATCCCAATCATAGTTATGTTATTCATACACCTCACGAAAATTACGTCCCGCAACTAGGTGCTCCGGAGCTTCTTGATGGTAGGAGTAGTGCAACGCCAATTGAAAAAGTGTTGCCCATCTTAAAGGCACACAATCCCCGTACAGTAGTCCAGAACATGCTCTACGACTTTGTCCTCCTTTCTAGGTTTGGTTATTCTCCTAACGTTTACGCAGATTCTATGTACGCTTTTTCCTTACTCGATGAAAACTGCCCTAGAGGCCTCGAGACTTTAGGTAGTTTTTTTGGGGGAATTGCTCCATACTCTATTGATTATAACTCCTGTGACTTAACGATGTGGAAGCCCTACGCAGCCTGCGATGCCGTAAATGCTTTGAGAGTGTGGCAGTCTTTCGAGCCCCGTTTTATAGAGCCTCATATGAAGTGGCTGTTGTGGGACTACATGCTTCCCCTACTCCACGAGTTAGCCCGAATGGCAATTCGAGGTTTGCATATTGACACAACGAAGCTTGCAGAGGTGGGCGCGAAGGTACAAGACGATATACGAAAAAAGGTTTCAATGATGCACATGATTGCGGGGTATGAGTTTAATCACCGCTCAGGCGATCAGTTAACACCTGTCTTTGAAAAACTACGTATTCCCATCCTTGGCAAATCGCGGAAAACAAAGAAACCCTCTTTTCGTAAGGAGTTACTTGAGAGACTTAAAGACCGTTACCCTTTTGTGGAGCTGTTACTAGAAACCAAGAAGATGGAAAAAATGTATTCGTCTTACATTAAAAATGTCCACCAGTTTCTTGATGATGAGAACTGTGTACACCCCAACTTTGATATCAAGAAAACAGGACGCCTATCTGCTTCAGAACCCGCAGTACAAACATTGCCGAGAAATTCGGTTATTTTGGAACTATACAGCGCTCGACCCGGCCACGTATTTATAAAATGTGACTACAGTGCCGCCGAGTTACGTTGGCTAGGCTTTTTGGCGGGTGAGGAAAGGTGGCTTAATCCAGCGGCTGATCTTCATGTTTCTAATGCTTCCTTCTTTTATCAAGTAGAGCCTGGACAGGTTACTCCAACAATGCGCACGGAGGTTAAGTTTTTGGGGTTTGGTAAGGTCTATGGTTCTAGCGTGGAGACTCTTGCGAAGCAGCTGAACTGCAGCATCGCACAAGCCCAGCAACTCGAGGACAAGTTTTTCAAAACCTTCCCCAAAATTAAGGCGTATATGGAGCGGTGCAAAAAGATCGCTCTAACAGAAGGATGTTTAACCAATTACTTTGGGCTCAGCCGCCGATTCTCATATGACATTATTTTTGGAGGACCTAGTGATGAGGAGAGGATCGTTAGAGAAGCCTATAATTTTGGACCCCAATCGACTGTTGCGATGTGGACAAACCTTACTCTGGTCAAAATTCAGCAATGGTTTCGCCACCACTTACCCGGTTCCCACATAGTTTTACAGATTCACGATGCCATAGTTGCCGAAGTGCCCGTAGAGGAGATCTATGTTGCAATGAAGGCCATGTGGACTATAATGAGGCGCACAATCGATGTCAAGTCGAAGTTCTTTTTGCCCGTCGATGTTTCTATCGGACCTAACCTTCTACGTCAAGTCAAAGTCATTCCGTTTTATGAGGAGGATTTCGATGTCGCCTACTCCCAAACTTCTAAAAGTGCTAGAGCAGTTTAAACCTTGGTGACTCGAACAAATTGAGAGGAAATATGATAAACCTTCTACTAGTCGTGGTACTCCTTCTCAATGGCTGTTCTGGGGTTTGGAGACTAAACGAGAAGCCTATTGTTCTTGAAGATGGCTCCTCAATTACTGTAGTTCGTGCAACTGCAAAGCAAGTCTTAGGGTTGGGAGGATCTTTAACTGCACTGTATTTATTCCAACACAAGGATGGAGATAGTAAGTTAATCCGAGCCGATTCAAGCTCTGCGGCTAGTGCTTTAGAAAATCTCAAACTCGTGGCGGGTAAGGCGGCCCCTTAAAAAATGGCTTGGTTGCGTTTCGGAGAGTGTTGTAGGTGTGGGCGCTGTTGTTACCTGAAAAATCTTCTTGATTCTCCAGTTCACCAAAAAACTAGTTGCAATGTTAAATCAGATGATGTAAAATGTAAGCATCTACGATTTGAGAAGGGGCTCGCGATTTGTGAACTTTTTGACTCAACAGAAAGGCCCCTCGCATGTGGCCTTCACCCTAGCAGCCCCGACTCGTTAACCCCTAATTGCGGGTATTTCTTTATGTGGATTAATCGTTTCGACGATTCCTAAAGGAGACTAAAATGTATAGTATTACGCGTGAAGCAACGTTTGAGTATGCCCACCGGCTGCTCGATCATAAGGGAAAGTGTCGCTACATTCATGGTCATAGTGGGAAGGCGATAGTCACTGTATTTTCTGAGTCTCTAGATAATGAGGGTATGGTCCTTGACTTCTCAGTATTGAAGGAGCGTATGAATAGCGTGCTCGATGAGTGGGATCATGCAATCATTCTACAGAAAGACGACCCTCTTGTTCCCCTATTACAAACTCTCGACCAACGCGTCTTTGTGTTACCAGGTTCTCCTACTGCAGAAAATTTGGCCCACTTTCTATACTTTAAGTTACATACTATGGGCTTGAACGTTGAAAGCGTAACAATTTATGAAACAGAAAAAAATTGTGCAACAATGAGGTTTTAGTATGGACTTCAATACGTTTGATCGGCTGCTACCAATTTTGAGGCAGCAGGCAATGGTTAACGGCAGCGTTTTTCTTTTGGTGTCCCTTTTGTTTGCGGTTGTAGGTGTGGGGGGTGTTTACGTCTTACGAGCATTCTTTCAATCGAAAAACAAAAAGGAGGACAACTGGTTTGCCTTTTCGGGCACGGCCCTAATACTTGTAGGTATTGCAGGCTTTTTAGTTTTTTTAAGTTTGGGGTTGCCGAGGCTCTTGAATCCCACCTTCTACGGCTTAGAGCAGTACTTTGACTTCTTGAAGGCTGCAAAAGGAGTATATCAGCCATAAATGGCAAAAGTAAGGTCGAATATTCGCTCTAATAAGGCTGCAGGCAGAGAACTACAAAATTGGACTTGTAAACAATTTTCGGGCGCTCTCGAGACACCTTGGGGTACTGCTGACGACCTCGAAATTCGTCCGCGCCCGGGAGGCCAGGGGGGAGTTGATATTATCTTTTCAGTAAGGCTGAAAGCCTTACTATCAAGGTTAGGCATCCCACACTCGGTTGAGTGTAAGAACCACAAAACATGGAACGTGCAAAAGGCCATCATCCAGGCTAGAAACAATAGCTCGACTGGGAAAGACTGGGCGTTGATAATGAAACGGCGTTCTCAGCAAAAAGCCGAGAAAATTGAACCCGTTATAGTTATGGACGCGTCAGTATTTTTTGAGTTGCTGGGGAGTTTGCATGGCAAAAGTAAAAACTAAAAAGGCGCCTCGTGTAGCTGTTAGTGCTGCTGAGCTGGATTTCGATAAGTTGTTTGAGGTAGCGCTAGCGCCTCCCCCAAAGAGAGAGAAAAAGGCTCGTGGGAAAGCAAAACAAACTCCTGCTGCCCCTAAAAAGATTGATGGTGAAAAACGCGATTTAATTAAACGCATAAAGAAAATTTACCGCGATAACGAGTTTCCGAGTGTTACAGATTTGACCAGCTTTACTCCAGAGCAGCTACGTAATCATCTAAACCGCCTGCAATGGGGTCTTATTGAGTGGATGACCCGCAAGGGGATTGTACCCGATCCTCCTGACGAGTATCCTGTTAAAGGGTTTCGTTGCGAGACCTCTTTCCATAGAGTCTGGACAAACTCTTCAATCTGCCAGTCACGCACTTATTACCCCTCGCTATATCCTGCCTGCGGGCGATGCATAAAATGGGAGGAGGAACGTGGTTAAAGTGATACCGATTCCCCCGATGTTTTCGTTGGAGATGCCTAGCCTTAACCTTGTCCACAATCTATCTCCCTTCTCTACCATAAAACCCAAAAAGATTTCAACCGAGCCATTCCCGGTCGATTCTTCAATGATCTGGATTGCTTTAATCAAGGATTTGTGTGGCTTGTTTTTAAAGGAAGATCTATTTTTACATCAAAAGTGTCCAACGTGTGGGAGGGAATTTGATGAAAGAGAAATTTGAGCGCCAAGCCAATGATCTATCCCCCAATCTCTTGCCGGACTCTTTCAGTGTGTTCACAAGGGTGAGCTTGCGTGTGATGTTCGACTTACTAACCGAGGTTTCCGGCAAATTACCTGGGGACTCCTTGATGCTCGATCTCTTAGCTCGATTTGAGATAGCCTTTAGGAGGATATTTCCTAACGCTGAGCCTCCGCGTCTCGAATCTTTTAAAGCGTCGCTGTGGCGGATGCTTATAGAAGCTCATTATGTGGCTCCCCTTGATAATCCAGCTGACCTTCAAAAGAAGCTCCACACCAAAGAAGGTCCAATTTTTTATGGCACAGTTTCACCCAGGAGGAGGCCAAAACGATGATTTTTTCGCGTGATGATATTGTTGCAGCTCTCGACCTTGTTGACGACCTCGAGGAGCTTTGTGCAGATCTGATTGAGACAGCATCTATGGTAACTCATACTGGCGACGTCACAGAGCTAGAAGTTCTTCTCGAAGAGTTGGGTGAATTTATTGAGTCAAGTAGCTGGGGAGACCGAAAAGTCTGGAAAGATTTTTTTAGTCTCAGTGATGAAGAGGAGAGCGAGTGAAAACATGCAAACTCCTTGTTGGTGGACTTTGCGTAGGAGACACGTTTCATTTTACGTCTCTTCTCAACCGTTTAATGGACAACGAGGGTGTCACCCAATTTATCTGGATGACTGGAACCTTCGCGCGACAGGCAGTCGAGTTTATGGGACGCTGTTTTCCTATTGAGCCCATTTTCCTTTTTGATACGGACAAACCTTTAAACATTAACAATATTGTTGAGTTTAAGGAAGTTCGTAAAAAAGAGTTCGAAGCGATCGAAGCTGACTTAAGCATCGACGACCAGAATCTCGGTTTTAACTTTAGCGGCGTGGAGTATGATTCTCCCGAGCTGCGTTTTCGCAATCTTGAGCAGTTCTACGATCCTAGTGAGCCCCAGTGCTTGATTGTCCACCCTCAATCACGCAACAATTGGAAAAATGTTAGTGCCCTCCTGAAAATTGATTGGCCCATGTTCGGTCTACCAGTATACACCGCGGGCGCTCCGGATGAGGTGCTAATCCCCAATACAATTGATTTTCGAGGTAAGACTTTTGTAGAACTGGCTCCCAAAGTTTTGGCTGCTGCTGTGGTAGTCAGCATACACTCTGCGGTTGCGTGTTTTACCTTTTATACTCCCACTAACCTCGTAACTTGTCATCCTGGTGAAGGGGATTACTTGACTTTTAGCCATTTTAAATCAAACGCTCTAGACATCCTAACTCCTCCTGGCGAAGATATAAAGAAGCCAAATTCAGTGAAGATCGTTGAGGCTATAGAGTACTTTCTTAACAACCAGGGTAGCCAAAATGTGCCATCAATCGGTTCGTGACTTTGGTGACCGCATCCTAACTTGGGAAAGGGTTGCAGGTAAGACAATTCTTGAGGTGGGCTCACTAGATATAAACGGTAGTTTACGAGAGTTTTGTTTGCAGCGAGGCTGCAAGTCCTATCTAGGAGTTGATTTAGAAGAGGGTCCAGGAGTTGATAAGATCGTAGATGCTATTACCTTAGTTGATGAGTTTGGCTTTTGTGCGTTCGATATTGTGATTGCTACTGAGCTCATCGAGCACACTCAAAATTGGCAAGCCGTGATTAATAACATTAAAAACGTTTGTAAAGAGGGCGGTTTTATTCTAGTTACAACCCGCTCTCCTGGATTTCCACTACACCACCCCCCAGACTGTTGGCGGTTTACCGCTGATGAGTTCTTCAACATTTTCTCAGATTTGGACATTAAAATACTCGCGCAAGATGAGCAAGTTCCTGGCGTGTTTATTTTTGCGGAAAAGCCTAACAACTTTCTTAATACAGATCTCAGCAATATCCATCCTTTAAAAGTCGAGGACCAGGAGGAACAAAATGAACCTTAGTGGCCTGCGAGTTTCTAAAAAGGACGACAGGGATTTCTCTCCGGAGACTCCTGAAGTTGAGTCAATTTTGTGGAGCAAGGTTGCTCCGCTTGCACTCGAGAAGTCTGCCAGCCTCGAGGAATGGTTTTCACCTCTAGAGGACCAAGAACAACTTGGTGCGTGCACGGCACATGCTGTCGTGGCACTGTTTGAGTACTACGATCGCCGCGCTTTTAATAATCAGTACAGCGATCTTTCCCGCCTATTCCTTTACAAAGTCACTCGTAATCTATTAGGCCTGACCGGCGACTCCGGCGCTGATCTACGTTCTGCGATGCGCGCTACACATCGGATCGGAATCTGCCCAGAGAAATATTATCCATACAACATTGAAAAGTTTGACTGGGAACCTGATTCTTTTCACTACGCGCTCGCTAGGAATCATCGCGCTACCCACTACGTTCGCCTCGACAAAGATCAGAACGTGGAGGCAACCCTAACAAGGGTGAAAGCCTTCATTCGTGCAGGGCTACCAAGCTGTTTCGGTTTTTTGTGTTATGAATCTCTGGATGATGTTGGCTCAAGTGGCAATGTGCCTTTCCCCGGTGAGAGTGAACAAATTGTTGGAGGCCACGCAATCGTCGCTGCAGGATACGACGACGAGAGAGTAATTACTCACCCATCGACTGGTGATCAAACTGTTGGCGCGATAAAGTTCCCCAACTCGTGGGGTACTGAATGGGGTAGCGAAGGTTGGGGTTGGTTACCCTACTCCTACATTTTAAAGAATCGTGCCTTCGATTTTTGGGTTCTCCTGAGAACCGACGCAGTGAGGTTTTTAGAATGGGATTAGGAGAGAACTTTAAGGACTTTATCGTTTGTTGTCATCTCAAGGACTGCAAGTACAACGATGGCCTGGGTTGCTGTACCCTTGAAGGCGTCCAGGCTTCTCAATGTACAGTTCAGGGACGAAACCGTTATACAAGAGTACTTCATCCAAAAGAGCAAAACCCCAAAACAAAAGTAAGTTTTTTACCTAAAAGGGAAAGGAGGTGACAAGACAAATGGCTAAGAGAGTTTTCACATGGATCGTTCTCCTAACTTTCTGCGCAACCTCAACTTTCTCGTGCAGCCCAAAATTTGCGGACAAGTGGGATAACTTCATTCGGATTGCTTGCGACAGATATGAAGAGTTCCACCCAAAAATTGAGAATGGGTTGAACACGTTGCAGGATGTTCTCAATTTGATCGTGAGTGGTTGGCCTGAAAGCGCCACTGAGGTAGCCGGCTTTATTTTAGCGGCGCAGATTGTAATTGCGGGTCTCACAAAGGTTTTGTCTTTTATTGCCAAAACCTGTCCGGAGAAGGCTGACGTTGAGGCGACCGAAAAAATTTGTAGGCAGGTTCTAGTGAGTCCTGTTGTCCAAATGGCGATGAAACAGGCTAAAATTAACATTGCTAGGAAAGCCACAAAGAAATAAACAACACTAGGAGAAATGGTATGAAAAAAGTTTTACTTGCTACACTACTCATCTGCTTTTTAGCCGCACCAGTGAGTGCCGGCGTTTGGATTGGGGGTCATTTTGGTCCGAACTGGACGGGGGATTCGGATGTTAACTTTAAAGCACCCCCCTTAAAGGGGACTTTGAATGGTGTCACCACTAATGCTGGCTATCTTGCGGGGTTGATAGTTGGCTATGACTTCGATCAACGCCACGGATTTCCTGCATGGACTGAGTACTTTGGAGTTGCCCTTGATTTCTCGTACAACCCCTTCAATCAATCTGCCCAGATTGTTGGAGGTACGTTTATTCCGCCCTTCATTAATGCTGCACAATTACCACAGATCGAAGGGTACCAGGTAGCCCTGTCATTTTTGTTGAAGGGGCAATACCCGTGTTTAAAGAGCGCTGCATTTCCCAAGGGCAGACTTTTCCCTTATCTTATGGTTGGTCCGGCTGTTGTGTGGACTACCTCTTTTGCTAACACGATTGCTTCACAGTCGTCCACCAATGTTGGAATCGTGACTGAGGTAGGGCTGCAGTACTTCATTGTTCCTAATCTCGCTGCAAGTGCTGGGTTTCGTTACCGCCATGTTTGGGGGCCAACTTTTGATTTCAGGCGCGACATTAATTATGTTCACGCCAACACATCTACTGACCAATACACCGTGCTCCTGAGGCTGTCGTACCACTTTTAAGGTGGGTATTTGGGACACAGTATTCACTGTGTCCCAAATGTTTTTTTGTTGTTGGGAAGCTGGAGAGGTGAAATGGAATTTCCTGTTCTCCTTACTGGGGACCTCCACGTCTCTCACCGCAACTTACATTTGTTCAAGATTTTTTCCGGACAGGTAGAGGCTTTAGCTCCCGACTTTCGGTCGATTGTCATTATTGGTGATCTATTCGATAGTCAAGACGCCACTAAGTGGGAAGCCATTTTAACTGTTTATGAATTTCTGGCTTGGCTTTACACCCAAAATAAATCGATCTATCTTCTTTCAGGCACTCACGACACCCTGTTTTTAAATCGAACTGAATCTACCCTTTCAATTTTTAGTCCCCTTGCAAACGTGATCCGAGTTCGTACGGAGTTTGAATGCTGTACGTGGCTCCCCCATTCAAGGGATTTAAACAGAGACGTTGAATTTTTAGAAGCTGCTACAAACATAGATGCCTGTTTTTCACATCACATGGTTAGAGGATTGCAAATTGGTAACTTTGTCGTCCCCGCAGGTTTGCCTTTGGAGCTGCTGCAAAAGTTTGATTGGGCTTTTAATGGACATATTCATCAACCCCAAGTGAGTGGCACATTTTTCAATGTAGGCTCCCCGTGGCAGCACTCTTTTGCTGAGGCTAATCAAAACAAGTATTTGTGGTTGTGGGATAGACACTCTGTAAAGCCTCTTGCATCGGAGGTAGAGCCACAGTTTTTTAGTGGCTCATTCTCGGAGCTTCGGGGTTTAAATTTAGAGGGTAAAAGTGTCAGAGTTTTTTTAGAACAAACGGACGACCTCGAAAGAGTTGTTGAGTTCCTTACCTCCGCTGGTGCTCTTAGGTGGGAGCTGTGTTCCCCAACTCTTCAGCCACTCGACGTGTCCCCTTTAAATGAATCCTACCAGTTAGAGGACTTGGTTGAAAGGTGGGCGAACGCGAAAAACTTATCTGCAGACGAAACTTCATTGGGCAAAACATTTCTTAAGGGGATGTCATGATAATTTTTCGGCGTGTTGCGGCCCGCAATTTTCGCTCCTTCGAAACTTTTGATCTGCCTCTCGACGCCTTCGGAATGGTTTTAGTACAGGGAATCATTGAGGGAGGGTCGGCGTTGGAGTCAAATGGTGCTGGCAAGTCTTCCCTTTTTGCAGCAATTTCTTGGGCCTTGTTTGGTAAATTTTTTCATGTAGGCGGGGCATTAGTTTCAGGTGAACAGGTTATAAAAAGGGGTAGCAGCGGTGGTTGCTGCGTTACCCTCGAGCTTTTTAAAGGAGACGATCAGGTTGTTATCAATCGTTTTCGCGGTGACAAGCAGTATGGTAACAAAATCGTCGTTAGCGTAAACGGGGTTGATCGCACGCCCTCCTCTAATTTTAAAACTCAAGAGCTGATTGAAGAGGTGCTGGGTATTACGTTTGAATTATTTGCAAACCTCGTTTATATTAATGAAACATCGATGCGCAGCTCTTTCGTTTTAGAGGCCGACACTCAAAGGAAAAAGCTATTAGTAAGTGCGCTGCCCCACTTGGAACAGTTTGGTGAAGCCCGCGAGGAGGTTAAACGCAATCTCGATTTCTATCACAAACACAAAGCTGAACACAAGAGCCAGATTAACGCACTGCTCGAAGCTTCGCGAGAGTTGCAAAACAGTACTCCCCCAAGTCCCGATTCAATTTACATCCAACTTCACTCTTTGAAGGAGCGGTTTACAGATTTAAGTGATCGTTTCGTCCTTGCTAACTCAATTGTGCTCAAACTACCTTCACAGGAGCAATGTGAGTCACAACTCCGAGCCAAGATTAGGGAGGTAGCTACTGCTGAGGCAGCCATTAAGTTTCATGAAAAAGAGGTTAGTAATTGGAAAGCTTTGCACAACGCGTGCTATGTTTGTTCACAACCCATTTCGCCCGACTTCAAAGAAACTCAAATTCAAGTCCTTGGGCGTACTATTACGGAGTTGCTCGATGAACTTGGTCAACTTCAAAGGGAAGAGGAACAGCTTCGCAGTTTTTGTGGACAACACCAGAGCCTCCTGAAGATAAAAGAGAGTAAAGAAGGACTCATGCAATCTATTACGCAGTTGCAACAGGTAGCTGCCGAGATAGAGCAAACCCAGTTGAAACTAGCTCGGCAAAAACAATCCCTAGAAAGAAGGATTGAAAACTTGCAAGAAGTTTCACGGATCGTTGATTCGTATAGTCAGACCTTTCAGGTCTGGCTCGACGGTTTTGGTCCTCGGGGTGTGATGTCGTTTGCTCTTGAACACGTCGTTGCAATTCTAACCAAGAAGTCGGAAGAGTGGTTAAAGAAGTTGTGGGCTGAGGGAGCTGCTGCGACGTTTGGTTTAGCAGGCGATGACTCTTCAAAAATTGAAGCAAAGTTGTTTTTAAATCAACACGAGGTTAACCTCCTCTCCCTAAGTTCTGGAGAAACCCGTAGAGTGTGTCTTGCGATTTGTTTTAGTCTTCGAGAGACTTTACAAGCTTTAACGGGGTGGAGTTCAAATTTGCTGATATTAGACGAAATTAATGCTGGTTTAGATCCTTCTGGAAGTGAGCAAGTTATAAAACACTTAAAATCGGCGTATGGGACCAACTCTAGCATTTTTGTGATTTCCCACCTCCCAACTCCCAGCCGCCTTTTTGACGAGCATTTACTCGTGCATTACCGGGGAAATTCTTCAACGCTTGAGTGGCACACAAAGTAAGAGGGAATTTCAACTTGAGGAGCAGATATATGGACAGAAGGAATTTTACTTTGCAGATCTTGATCGGTAGTTTAATTTCTTCCCCGGAATTTCTGGTCCGCAGAGAAGAGAACTACCTTTATGTGGAAGACATTTTACAGCCCCACATAGAGTATCAAATGTGGAAAGTACGCCATTGGAAGCAGTACGGCGAAATTACCAATGACGCTATGTGGGATGCAGGTATTATTGCCTTCGTTATTCCAGAAGCCGTTGCTGAGTTTATCGATTGTGAACGAATTTCGACAGGACAGACTGGGCATCTACTTTCCCTCCTCAACGATCTTGGACTAGCAGTTTGGTTTATGGAAACAAGTTCGTGGCAGGATGATCAACTTGAACTTCCCTTACCTATTGACTGGTTTCAGTTTGCTCAATCCGCGGAGCGCCTCTTCAACCCCTTCGATGTTGTGTTACCCTCCAAGCCTGAAATTTATGTTACCTTCGACGACGACAGTGCTATGAAGTTAAAAGAGGCCATCTTTCCGTTCGTTGTGCCATCTAAAAGAACCAAGTTTGGGAAGTATCTCTTAGAACTGCACGACATCTCAAAGTCAGTTTCGAAAACCCAAATGCAAATTCAAAAGGTTGGCATCCGCCAAGTTCCTATACCATTAACTATTCATCTCAGATCTGAGCCCTTCCAAACCATTGCAACCGCGTCGGTGTATACTAATCTGCAGCCCGAGGTGATGGGCTCCCACCTCAGCCGCCTTGTTGAAGTTTTAAACTCGGTTTCCTCTCAACCTTTAGCCACCGACTTGCAAACTATGCAGTCTTTATTGAGCGTCCTTCAAGAGCGCTTAAAAGCAACGAACGCTTACCTCAAACTTAGGTTCCCAATCTTGATTGCACAAGAAGCACCTGTCTCGAAAATTAAAGGAATGGTGCACTACGACTGCACTCTCTCCGGCGAGATAGTTGATGGGGACTTGAAAGTTTTAAAGACGATACGAGTGCCCTACGTTTCTTCTTGTATTTGCTCAAAAACGATCAGCTTATTTAACGCTCACAATCAGAGGAGTTTTGCTGATGTAACCCTGATGTTGAGAGAGTGCGACTATGCTTTTGAGGATATCATCGAGATCGTAGAGGGCTGCTGCTCGGCACCGATTCGGGCGCTCCTGAAAAGAGAGGATGAAAAATTCATCACCGAGGCTTGTTTTGATTATGCTGGCTTTGTTGAGTCCATCTGTCGCCAGATTGCAGATAACGTTGCTGCTCTAGATGTGAGGGGCTGGCTGGTTGTTTGTGAACATCTGGAGAGTATCCACCAACACAACGCGGTTGCGTTGATTCGAGGTGGTGAGTATATCCCCTAAAAAAATTAAGGTCATAAATTTTCGCCTTGAAAAAAGCCAAATTAAGCAATTAAAATTACTTAATAAGTAGAATACTTTAGGAGCGAGAATGGAGTGGTTGTATTTTTTGGGAGTAGTGCTTCTATTTGGAAGTCTGTTCTCAATAGGTTGGGTTGTAAGAAGGAGGCACTCCAAGAACGCAAGAGAGTTAGTCCACCCCCACAAACTTGGGGACAGTTTTGACATCGAAGGAATGCGCAACCAGTTAGCGCGGCTAGACAATGAGCTTAAAAGGCTGCATGAAGTGCTTGGGGGAGATGAAAAGAAATGAGAGAGACATGTATTGCATGTGGTGAAAAATTTACGAAGTTTGGCTACGAAGCATCAACTGACCCACTATGCTTCAAATGCAGGGAGAAGTTGGAAGAGGAACAACAGGATAGCCGCACCCAAAGAAGAGGATGGACACATCCTCTTTCATTTTTGTTTGGTGATGACATGTGGTAGGAGGAAAAAAAGTCGTGTCTTTTGAAGATAAAACTTTTTCCATGCAAGAATTTCTAAAGAACCTTGCGAAGCAACTATTTGGACGCGAGATTGATGGTATACATTGCGTTGTTTGCGGGTCGGCAGTTGAGGGACCCCACAATTTTCGCGACGAGCTTTCTTGGAAGGAGTGGCAAATTTCCTTTCTGTGCCAAGCATGTCAAGATGAAACTTTCGGAAAGCAATGAGAACAAATTTTCAAAGAGATGCGCAATCAAGAACTTAGAGTTACAATGTTCGCGATAGATGACGGCACCTTCCAGGAAATGACATTGGCTGCTCCCAAACTCTGCGCCTTAACACAAGTTGCAGAATTAGCCGTCCAAAGAGTAGACCAACCGCCCCCCGAAAGTAAATCTTTACGCCCCAACCTCTACATCCAAGTTGAAGTAGCTCTAGGTGATAAATGTGTGCGTTGTTGGTACTCCTCTCCAAGTGTTGGTAGTGATTTACACCATCCTCAACTTTGTGGTCGTTGTCTCCAAATTGTGGCCCCTCAAGGAGGGTTAATTAGTGATTGGCAAAAGAGTAAAAATAGCGAACCGATTTGCCTCAAGGATCTGGGAAAAATATCACCGGAATCATTTAATTGGATTTGAAACTCTTGAAGAGATTGAGGAAAACTTACCTCCAGTGGGAGCGTATAGAAAAACCAAAGTGTTTTGCTCTTGTCCCTACTGTTGCGGGAACCCTCGTCGTGGCAAAGGAAGCTTAAAGGATAGACTAACCAAACAGGAGTTACAAGCTCTCGAGGACGAGGTTATTCAGTTCCAGGAAGGAATAGGAGTCTTTTAAAGGGTAAGTGACATTGAAAGATGAGTGGTGGAAACTTATTCTTTCGATAGCTGGTGCGGCAATTTTATTCCTACTCCATCAGAATCAACAGTTTCTTGAGAAGGAGTTGGATCGAAATAAAGTCCAAAACTCAGCTCAATGGCGGACCTCCGCTGAAGTAGAGAGAAGTCTGGTTCGGGAAATTGCAGCTTTAAAGGAAAAAGTTGCCTTTATTGATGGCTACCACGCAGGCCTTCGAGAGAGTAAAGTAACAACAAAGAAGTAGATTTATGACACCTATAACTGAGCTTCCCTTCAAGCCGCATGGCTGGTGGCGACGAGTTTGGCAAACGCTGCTAGTCTTTTTCGGATTGGCGAGCCTTGCAACTGGAGGCCTCCTAAAATATCGTAGGCGCCCGTTGCTGATTTTCACTGCAGCTGTCGTCGCAGGTGCAGTTTTAGTTTGGTGGGTATGGGAATAATTGAGTATCTTATATTGTTGTGGGAAAGACGTAGACTCAGAAAGATAGTCGAGCAGTTGCATCGGAGGCGAGATTATGAAAAAAGGGAGGCATCGACGGTGACCACGGTAAAAACCAAAAATGAGAGAGCTGAGGCTATGGCGTTTTTACTATCAGCGCGTGGCAACTTCATTGTCTCACAAGCGCTGGTGCTAGCAATAAGGACAATCAAGTCCCGACCAAAAACTTTTCAAGAACCCTCAAACGTGGCAGATATGGAATATCTGCTAGACACCCTATTCCCGATCTATAAAGCTGTTGAAGCTTCACAACATGTGGCTAACAAGCATCACCCCCTTACCGACGAAACGCTCGCTAAAATTTACAATGAAGAGTAGGGCCTTTTTTCCAACTCTTCCAAATCGAACAAGGTATTCAACGAAGGGTAGATAAAATGGGTTTTTGGGATTGGCTTTTTGGCTCATCGGAAACCCTGGACCGAATCGAGGACAGGGTTACCCATATTCAACAACAAATTCAACTTTTGGAGGAAAGGCAGATGTTGGAGTTCGAAGCACTAAAAGCGGCAGTGGCGGAGCAGACCACGGTAATCAACAGCGCAATCGTCCTTTTGAACGAGCTCGAGGATCGTCTCGAGGCAATGAAGGACGCCCCAACCCCGCAGGATGTCCAAAATCTCTTGGATACGGTGATAGCCGACAAAGAGGCTCTTGCGGCAGCTGTCGCAGAGAACACCCCTGGCGCCTAATCTTAAATAAGGGAGGATCTCCGGATCCTCCCTTCATTTAAAGGGTTAAGCTAAGTTGGAAGAATTTGGCATCGTTGTACTCACCTTTAACCGCCTTGAGCGTCTACAGTCGTGTTTAGACCACATCTTCTCACGCACAAAAGCCTCCTTTAAACTTTACGTAGTCGATAATTACTCAACTGATGGCACACAAGAGTATCTCGAGGGTTTCAGTGCCAACCAAAAGCTCGTCTATATTAGGATGGATTCGAATGTTGGGGTCTTAGCTCGAAACGTAGCGTTTCGTCAAATTACTGCACCCTTTATTGCCCAGATCGATGATGACGTTACTGTTGACCCTGATTGGGACTCAAAATGCTTGCAGTTAATGAACAGCGATTCCCAAATCGGTTTGATTTGTCATCAAGGAGCCCGTATCAAGGAGTGGCCCCATTTTGAGGTCCAGCATGAAGATTGCTTTGTTGATTGCGCTACCGGGTTTTTTATGTGCTTCAGAAACGTTGGCCTGTTGTTTGATGAGAACATTGAAAGATTTTGGTGTGAGGATCTAGACTTATCACTACAATTTAAAGAAAAGGGTTACCGCATTTTTTGCACACCAACGTTGTGTAGCCATGCAAGTGCCCGTGATATCCCTATCGACCTGGATCTTTATAATAGGAACCATGATTACGTTTTTAAAAAGTGGGCTTCAAGATTAGCAAGCCTGGGGCTCGAGGCTTAGACGTGTTTAACTTTTTTGTGCTTGTAAACCAGCAGTCCGAGGCTCTCAAAACCATCGTAGACTCCCTGCTAACGTTTGGGGTGAGGTGCTCTGAGCTTCCTCGGGTGTGGGTATGGGACTTATTGCACTCAACTCCCCACACACGAATTCTAACCTTCGGTGCAAGACGCACGAAGCTTCCCGAACGTACTCCCCTTGAGTTCGTCGATGACGAAGGAAGAAGGTGGAAAGTGGGGCCCGTAATTTCACAAAAAAGACATGGAATACAGCAATCTTAAGGCGGTTGAAAATATTTTTGGTTGGCTTGAACCTTTAGAGGGTGAGTGTCTTTACCGTTTAGCTCAGGAATGTTCAAAGGGAGTGATTGTTGAGGTAGGTTCCTTTAAAGGGAGGTCAACTGCATGTCTTGGTTTAGGCTCCCTTGCCGGGTTTAAAGTTAAAATTTATGCGGTAGATCATTTCCAGCCCTACTTCGACGTGATCTTGCAAACTGTTTTTGACTACACTCTTGAAGAATTTTGTACTAACATGCACAGCTTGGGTCTTGGAGAAATTGTTATTCCAATTGTAGCTTCGTCAAAAGAAGCTTTTAAAACCTTCGAGCACGACATCGGGGTTCTGTTTATAGACGCGTGCCACAACTTTGACGAAGTTACACATGATATAGTCTCCTGGTCGACAAAGTTACTTCCAGGCGGAATTATTGCTGTACATGACTGCGCGCCTGGAGGGAATTGGGTTGAGCCTCAACGTGCTTTTAATCAACTTGTAAAAGAGTCCCCGCAGTTCCAGTTTCTTGGATTTGTGGGTTCAATTGGAGTGGCAAGAAAAAAATGAATCCAGCTTTTAAAGAGGAGTTTGAGTATTGGGAGGAATGGCTCAAAACGCGGGGAAAATGTCAGGATTTGTTTCCTCACGAGTATGAGGAGCGCCTCGATCCTTACCTTCCCCTCCAATTTGAGATTGAAAAGCTTCTCCCGAGGGAATCACGAGTTGCACGCATTCTCGACGTAGGATCTGGTCCGCTAACACACGTTGGTAAATTTCATCCAAATATTACTCTTGAGGTGGTTGCACTTGATGCACTTGCAGATGAGTACAATCAGCTCCTAGAGACTTGCGGTGTTATTCCTCCGATAATGGTGGTTAAAGGAGATGCCGAAAAACTGCTCTCCTATTTTAACCCCGACTTTTTCGATGTTGTGTGTTTTCGTAATAGTTTTGATCACTGCCCTCGACCTTTGCCTTCCTTCGTTGCAGCCCTTTCAGTAGCTAAAACGGGGGGCTATGTGTTCTTACAGCATGAGGAGTTTGAAGGACAAAAAGCTGAGTATACCGGCTTGCACCAGTGGGATTTATACTCACGCGACGGCAGTTTTTTTGTTAGTGATAAAGTGGGTAACACTTTTAATTTCTCATTACTATTTCAGGGCGTGGCTCAGCTCGAGTGCTCGTATGATGTTTTTGGGTGGTTGGTAGTAACGGCAAAGAAAATCGTTACGGGAGTTGTTAATGTATAGACATCCAATTGGTAAACTTAGTAAAGGGGCAGTTCTTGATATAGGTTTGAAGTGTCCCCACAGTTGTGCCTTCTGTTACTATTCATATTTGAATGGTGAAGATGAGCAGTTTTACGGCATCCGTCACTCATCTTTTCGCACTCCCCAAGAATGCACCGCAATTTTAGACCTCCTCAAGCAATCAAAGTTTCTTAACTTTGATATCACTGGTGGCGAACCAGTAGTCCATCCAGGTATTGTTGAGATTGTTCAACATTCGACCGAGCTCAGCCTAGCATCTCGCCTGATTACTCTAGGCCAGTTTTTGTTTGTTGATAATTTAATTGATAGGTTATTAGACGCAGGATTAACAAATTTCCTTTTCTCTGTCCACTCTCCCAATAACAAGACTGCTCAAAGTTTGACGGGCGCAAAGCTAACCAAAATTTTAGAGGCTTTTGACTTCCTGGACGCCCTTGATTTTTCTTACTGCACAAACACCGTTATTACTGATTTCAATTTTAAAGACTTGCCTGCCCTCGCTTCCTTATTTACCCAGCACAACGTTTACCACTCCAGCTTCATTTACATGAATCCCCACTACGGCTGGCAAGATCTGTCAAGAACGGATACCCTCTTTAAGTTGCTCGCGAGACACTCCGATATTCAACCATTTATAGTTGAGGCGGTGCAGATCTTGGAAGCCAGCAAGATCGCGGTCAACTTAAGATATGCTCCAATGTGTACTGTGAAAGGTGTAGAGAAGAATATGGTCGGCGTTGTAGGAGTACGCTACGACCCCTACGAGTGGATGAATCAAGGTGGACATCTTGGTGGAGACCCAACCTCTTGCGCAACCCCTAACAGGATCGTAGAAGGTGATGTGGAGCCTAATTTCCGCCTGGAGCGGTTTTCTGCCCCTATTCAATTCCTTGACTTTGCAGTTATTGGTAGACGCAGTGATTTAAGGTATTTTCCTTTACAATGTGGTGAATGTGGTATGATCGAAGTATGTGATGGCGTCCATGGTCGTTATTTGCAAAAGTTTGGTGCAGCAGAATTTTCCCCCTTTCCCGAGAGGGAATTAGGCTTTCCCATTCATGCAGCGAGGGCACAATATTTACCTCCCTTCATTGTTAAAACCGAGCAATTTGAGAACATGAAGGCACTTCTGACCGCGGAGTTCGACGAGTGTACCCTAGAGTCTCCGTAATTATTCCATGCTTTAACTACGGATTGTTTCTCACTAACGCAATTCAGAGTGCCCTGTTGCAAACTTTGCCAAACTTTGAGGTCATTGTGGTTAACGATGGCAGCACTGACAACTCCTTAGAAGTAGCTCAGGGTTTTGAGTCAGACGCTCGTGTCAAGGTAGTGGACCAACCAAATAGTGGCACGCCTGCTATTTCCCGAAACAGGGGCGCTCTTCATGCACAAGGTGATTATTTCGTTTTCCTCGATGCGGACGATATCCTTGAACCCGATGCTCTGAGAGAGTGGTCTACTTTCCTCAATCAACACCCCGAAATTTCTTTGGTCTACTCTGATCGCTTTGACTTGCACAGCGATGGCTCAAAACACTACATCCATTTTCTGGATTGGAATACTGAGCGACTCAAAATTCCCCTCAACTTGTTTTCATATTGTAACATGATGCGTCGCAGTTTGTGGGAGGCGATCGGGGGTTTCCGTACAAACGTTCATGGGGTTGAGGATTGGGATGCCTGGGTAGCAATGGTCTCTCGAGGGCTTGTCGGATATAGAATTCCGAAGCCGTTATTTACTTATCGAGTAAAAGAGGTAGGGGTTTTTCAGGATGTTGTACGTAATGAAGAGTTAAAAAAAGCACTCGTTATTGTGAATAACGCCGAGTTGTTTTCGGAAGAGGGCATCAAAGCTGCCAAAAACGTAATACCGAGAAACGTTGTGCAGCCCCTTGTTTCAATAATTATTACGACCTTCAATAGACCTGAGCTAGTAAAAAGAGCAATTTGTAGTGCTCTCACTCAGACATACCGGAACATCGAAGTTATCGTTGTAAATGATGCGGGGTGTGACATTAGCCCCCTAATTGAGTCTATCAATCGGAGTAATTTAAAATATATTACTCACGAGACTAACATTGGAATATTATCGGTTACGCGTAATAGTGGAATTGCCCAGGCCAAAGGTAAGTACATTGGGTTTCTCGACGACGATGACTTCCTGTATCCCCACCACGTAGAGTTTTTAGTGGAAGCTTTAGAAGCAGACTCCTCTCTTGGAGCTGCTTATTCGGACGGTATTTTTAGTGAGGTTGATTTTGTGAACAACATTCCCGTTATTAGAAACCAGTTTCGCACCCAGCATATCGATTGGCGGTCGAATATCTTTTTCGAAAATAATATAAGCCCCGTGACTGCATTTTTAGTTAGGAGAGAAGTTCTCGACGAAGTGGGCCTTTTTGATCCTCGACTAGGCATCAACGAGGATTGGGAACTTTGGATCCGTATCGAAAAGAACTTTCCCTTCAAGAGAGTCCCCAGAACTACCTTTGAAGTGGTTATTCCTGTTGAAAGTTGGAATTCCCCTACACGTAAACTTGTCCGCGAAAAGTTTTTACTGGGGGCAGCTCAAATCTTTAGGGAGGAGCATGGTAAGGATTTGGAGTATGTTTTAAAAATGTATGGTATGTAGGTAGAAGTTTAATGACTCCTCAAGAGGTATGGCAAGTATACTGTGGTAAGCAGCCCGTGATTGATATTGGGTGTGGATGGCACATAGTATTTAGTTTCGATTATGTCAGATTCGACAAAGCAAGTCAGATATTGAGTCAAAAAACATGTGTTAATCACTACGGCGATTTTCATGACATGTCCAACTTCGCAGACAACACGTTTGCTTTTGTCAACGCAACGCATGTTATTGAACACGCCGAATTTCCTGAAAGGGCCTTGAGCGAGTGGCTACGTATCTTACAAGCCGGCGGCGTGATCAATTTGACGTGGCCCGACTTAGATGTAGGGGATCGAGGCAAGATTGAGGAGTTAAAGAAAGCAGTGGATAGAGGAGACTTAGAGACATACCGAGCATTGGGAGGCGACTTAGCTTGGGTTTCTTTAGATAAAGATGGCAAGAAAATGTTAGATGTCCACTACAACAGAATTACTTTAAATGACATGAAAAAATATTTAGGTGAAAAGGTTGTGGTACTCGCTGAGGGTATTGAATTTCTAATTGCAAGGAAGGTTTATTAACTTTATGTCTTTAGGAGTGAACAAAATATAAGACCGCTTAAAATTTTTGGTGTTGCAGCAAACCACCGAAAGTATGGTGGTAAGGGGGGTGTTGAAAAATTCCACCACCACTTAAAAGAGGCTATAAATGCCGAGCCTCTTTTACCGCAAGAAGTTGTTGGTGCTCTCGAAAGATTTTCGGCCGAGAGTTTGCTTTTCGTAGTTGACGGTGGGCACGGCATTGACATTCCTCACTACATTCCTTTAATTTCTGTTTGTCATGGAACTTGGGTTGCTTTGTGGGCAAGGGCAGACTGGCAGCCTGAACATCTTGGTTTTGACGAAGAATGTTATGAACCTTCTCAACTACAAATGTACGGCAGGCGCGGTCAACCTGGAAGGCCAAACATGCTCCCCGTCGCAGTTTCCGCCGGCGCAAAGAGGGAGCTCGTTATGTATCATAATCGCCACGACGCGGTTACGATTTGCAATGGCGTTAGCACTCGAGAATTCTGCCCACTTCCTAAGCATACCGACAGGGCCCGGCCGATCATAATTCACGCCGCGGCAGATTGGCGGAAAGGGATTTATATTATTCCCAAACTCCAGGAGAGGTTGCCTCATTTTGATTTCCAATATTTGAATGCTGAAATTGGAGAAGAACCCGCAAAGTTTGCACGAGGTGACATGTTTGTGCACATCTCGTGCTCTGAAGGTAACGCTTATGCATGTCTCGAGGCGATGAGCTGCAATTTGCCAATGGTGGTGACAAATGTCGGTCTATTTGAAAGTGACGTTGATAGTTCTATTGTTGGTCGTGTTATACCGTATGTATCAACAGTTGAGGAAATCTGTCAAGCAATTGAGGAAGTGTGGGAAACCAGAGAAAAATTCAATCCCCGAGAATGGATTTTAAGCAATGCCACATTCGAGCATTTTAGAGATAATTGGCATAGTTTAATTGAAAATCTCGAACAACTTGGATTAAAAAGGAATTAGGAAAATGGTATTTGTAGCAGATGGATTGGCGGCTAAAAGTATTCGTGCTATTTTTCATGGCTACCGTCCTTTTAAAATTGTTGAAACTGGTACTTTTCTTGGTCTTGGATCTACCCGAATTATAGCTGAGGCTATAAGAGATTACAGCATCAACGCGCAATTTTACTCAATAGAGTGTAATCCCTCTTTCTTTAACGGAGCCACTAACAACTTGAAATCTTTGGGGTTAAGCATTTTTGTTGAACTAATTAATGGGTTATCAGTTCCCCATTCTAGGTTACTCCCGCGCGAGGAAATCGTTGAGTGGCTCTCAAAACAACCCGCTGACTTATTTGACGACCTGCAAAGAGAAAGAAAGGCAGTTAACTACGTTGAAGAGACTTCATTTAATGTTCCTGACGACCAGCTCCGAGTTGTCCTAGAGAAGTTTAATTTTCGCCCCGACTTCGTTTTACTAGACAGTGCAGGCTATTTAGGAAACGTTGAGTTTAACTACCTTCTAAGTTTATTAAAAGGTCCCACCTTTATAGTTTTAGATGATGCTATGCACCACGTAAAACATTTTGAAAATTGGCAGTTCATGTTGAATAATCCCAAACAGTTTAAACAAATGTTTACCGTTGACGAACGCTATGGTGTCGTTGGCTTCCACTACAATCCTGACTAAAAAAATTTTCTTCCCTCAAGGACCTGGAATTGAGATTTTTTGGGGTTAACAAAATTTGGAGTTGAAAAATTTTTGATTATGTAGTATAATAGGTTCAAAAGAAAAAAGAACACCTATTTGTGGAGAGTGTCGATGTCGAAAATCCTGGTTAAATTGCACTACCCAAATGCATGCCCCCCCTCAAAGCCTAGACCCGAAGATGCTGGATGGGATTTGTATTCATACAGAGATCTGAGTCTCCAGCCAGGCACAACCGCAAAACTTGATTGTGGCGTGGCTATTTGGGTTCCCAACAATTTTGTTGGTCTTATCTTCCCACGCAGTTCGTGGCGAGCACGCGGACTGGTTTGTCACAGCGTCTACGATCATGGCTATACTGGGCTGTGCCAACCCTTTGTTACTAACGCTTCGCGGCTTACCCTTCAAATCACAGAAGGCGAGCGCGTCCTTCAGTTCCTCTTTTTACCTGCACAGCTGGGGGATCAAATTCAGGTTGTTGAGGAGTTACCAAGCTCAAGCCGTGGAACGCTTGGTGCAGGATCTTCAGGTCGCTTTTAGTGCAACTTTTAAAAGGCATAAGGAGAAACCGTAAAATGGGGGATGTTATAGGCTTCCCGAAATCATGTCTTGCAGCACGCACAAACCAAATTTGCGCGTTCAATGATGACCACCTTCAAAGCTTCTTAACGGAAATCACAAAAGAGTTTCACGATTCCTTCGGTATTCATCTCCGTTTCATCCGAACAATTCCGCATGCAAGCCATGATCCAGACTTTTGTCGGCTCGAAGCTTGGGTGGAGATCAGTATTCCGAAACTATTAGGGAAGAGTTAAAGAGGTCTACAAATGAGCGTTGACTATCGCGGGACAAGTTTTTCGGCGGTCTACATTGAGGCGACCACCTTAGGGGATGCGTGGTTTCAGTTGCTATTCAATGCCTACCACAAAGGCCGCCGTTACCTAATCACAAAGGGTTCATATGAGGGAGGTCACCGCGTTGAGTTCGATTTTGCTGCAGGTTTTATAAAGTATCCCCATGACCGCCCCCTAGCCCCCATCATGCCCGAAGGAATCAACATCAGTTCACCTACTGATGACGAAAAAATCTGGGAGTATTTTGAGAATTATTTGATGGACCCGACGTTAAGTGATCATGAGGAATATAAATATGCTACATGGATCAATGGGCCTATCCCTGGCTCCGACCTCACCCAGATCGACTGGGTCATCAAGCACTTCAAGGAATCGGGCTACGGAACAAATCATTGCTTCGTTCAAATTGGAGACCGTGATTCATTTATGGCCTACGAACGCCCATATACGTCAGAGCTGGAACGAGGTACAAGCCCTTGCCTGCGGGGCATTGATTTTAAGATAGTTGACAAAATTCTTACCACCACCGTTTACTTCCGATCGTGGGACCTCATAGGAGGCTTTCCTATAAACCTTGGAGGCATTGTCCACTTGAGCGAGTATGTCGCATATGCTCTGGATGATGTAGAACCGGGGCCTCTTGCTTTTTGTAGTAAGGGTCTCCATGTCTACGATTTTTATTTAGAGCTGCTCAAGTGCTTATTACGAACCGACTAAAGAAGGAGAAACTTATGTTAAGGTGGCCGATTGGGTTTGCGCTTTGCTTCTTGCTCTCAGGTAGTGCGGGAGCCCATCATGATTTCCGCGTCCCCGACCACAAAATTCACGAAACAAAAACTTTTAAAATTTACGTCTTACCGGATGGCCGCTTCTTGGTTGAACCTTTAAAGGAAAAACCTCGCTATGAGGATTTAAAGAACGAAAATCCCCGCATTGGGGTAGAATTGGAGGATGACGATGTCGACGAGTAATGGGTGCGTTGTTTTACTTTCGGGGGGTATGGATTCTACAGTGCTAGCTTCTCTGGCAACTCAGAACTTCGACCGCGTAGTTGCGTTGTCGGTTAACTACGCCCAACGCCATAAGCGTGAATTGGAAGCAGCATCTAAAGTGGCAAAACACCTGAATATCCCCCACACAGTCTTGGATATTTCAAACATTAACAATCTACTCCAAGGATCGGCTTTGACCTCAAAAGAGGTCGAAGTACCTCACGGCCACTATGCTGCAGACAACATGAAAATCACTGTTGTCCCAGGAAGGAACACCATCCTTCTTAGCATCGCTTACGGCTTCTGCGTGAGTCTCGGCTTCACGAGCGTATCGTATGCGGCGCACAGGGGTGATTTTTACCAGTACCCTGACACACGATTTGAGTATGTACAGGCAGTTCAGAAGGTTTTTGAGTTAGGCCATTTCTGGCCCGTCACGTTGTGGACACCTTTTCTGGAAACCGATAAAGCAGGAATTTGCAAAATCGGTCTTGAAATTGGTTCCCCCTTCGAGCTCAGCCACACTTGTTATGAGGGAGAAGAGGTCGCGTGTGCCAAATGCGGCTCATGCGTGGAGCGTATTGAATCCTTTTATCTTAATGAAGCAATCGATCCTATAAGTTACAAAGGGGGTTGGGATCACGCGTTGCAAAATATCTTCGCAGTGCTCGCTAAATAAGGCGTTGCTCACATTAGCTTAAAGACACCAAATTAAAGTTGAAAGACAAGCATTTTATGATACACGACTTTCTGTCAAAGCTATTGGAATTGCTTGATAGTGGACCTAAGTTTGACGAATTTGTTAGTGACTTGCAAAAAGATTTAGACCGCTATGCCAAGATTTCTGAGACCGATGCCGACCTTAATGCTTTACCTGCCGGTATTCAATACTGGATGGCAAAGAAAGCGGATCTTGAGTTTTGCAAACGCTCTCTCGAAAAAGAGATGCGGCAGACATCGATTCCGCGGTTGATGGAGTTGGTTAAAAAGGGAAATTATATTTCATCTAAACTGTTAGATGCCGCCCTAGAGTCCGTACCCGAATACTCGCGGCTCGCTGAACGTTGTTCTAAAGTTCAGTATGTAATCGACCTAATCCAGACCGGAGTTACCGGAATGTGGTTCAAGAGGGATGCCTTGATTAACTTGAGTGCGTCGCGGCGGCGCATGTTAGACTCCGAGAAATTTGATTACTAAACCAAATTTAACTTTTTAACTTTGGAGGATTACCCCAATGCAAACTGATGTTTTGACCATGTTAAAGGAACAGTTGGACCCCGAAGAGTTTCGTAGGCTCACTGAAACTCGGCAAAGCCTCGAGAGGCGCTTCATGAAGTTGCAATCTGAAACCAACTACTTGCGCATCTTGCCTGGCGAGCCCGGAAAACTATGGTTTCGAGAAGTGCACAACCATTTTAAAGTTGGAGGTCCTGATAAGCGCGGAGTTTGTGTGTGCCTCGCCGCAGAGAGGTTAACTCAGTCGAGGTGTTTCATTGAAGATGTGATTTCGTTTTATCAGAAATCATCCCACGCTGCCGACCAGGAATACGCGAAGGCCTTAAGAGCCTCACGGATCTATTGGGTAAATGCTTATGATGCCAAGTCGGATGAACCTGTTGTGAGGATTGTACCCTTGAGTTACACCACCTTCCAACAGCTTTTCTCTATGTATCTTGCAGGTGAGCACTCCTTTCTTGATGTTGAAAAAGGAGTAAACACTATAATCACCAAACAGGCAGGCAACAAATACTTCGTTCGGTTAGGAACTCAAAAAGATCCCATTGCATCCCCAGATTTGCTTGATCAGCGGTTCGACCTCGATGAGATTGTGCAGCAGCAAATTCGGTCTTACGAAGAGCAAATGTCAATGTTCCCGGTCGAGCTCGTTGCGAAGATGAAATCGTTTGGTCTCGTTAAAGACAGCGTGATGCCTGCTGACTCCCCCCACTCCGACTTTTCCTTTACTGCCCCTATCACAGGTATTAGTGAGGAGAGGCAGGGCATGGGGGAAGACGAGATAAATGAGCAAATGGAAGCCTTAATGAAGGTAGCCAAACGGTCGAAAGCCAACTTAGAGGATATTTGAATCCTCCACCCGAACAAGTTAATGAGTGAGGAGAGGATGAAGAGGTGAAGACAAAGAAAAAAGAAGACATAAAAGTTACTTATGTCCCCGAGTTTTGCTGCAAGGATGCCGAGGAGGCAAAAAATGAAGGTTTTGTGACTTTCATTTTGGGCCCTCTTACCAACAGTGCGGGTTTTTTCATCGTCAACAAGGCAGGCAAAGTCCGTATGATCAAGTTCTGTCCATTTTGTGGGGCCCGCGTTGAGAACGTAGAGGGTAAGCAGCAATTTGTCGATGACGTTGAAATATAAGAGGGTGGAAAGCCCGGGCTAGCTTGGGGTGGGAACTTAGGTTACCTGTAAGAAGGACGTTTCTCGCCCCGAGCTTTTTTAAACTTAGGGACTTTCTATATGTCAAAAGACGACAAGAAAACGAAATGGACCATTAAGCCAACTGACCTGGATTCTCCTGAGTGCCACTCAAATATTACTTCGTATGTCAGCACTGGGGTACCGACTTTAGACTTAGCGATAGGCAAGCCAGGATGGCCTGTAGGACGCTGCAGTTCTCTTGTTGGTAATCCAGGTGTTGGTAAGTCCTCATTAATTTACTCCACTTTAACAGGTGTGCAAAAAAGTGGTGGGATTAGTGTGCTCGTGGATTCTGAATTTTCTTTGGAAAAGACCCGCGCTCAAGCTGTAGGAGTCGACATTTCAAAGCTAATCCTGTTCCAAGGTATTCAACTTGAAGATTTTGTTCCTTTACTAGAGGAGATGATTGCAAAACGCAACTCTGTTGATCCTAGCACCTTACTCGTTGTGGCTTACGACACGGTCTCCGCTTTGCCCAGCGAGAGCGATCTTACTGTTAGTCCAGGCTCAATGCCGCAACCTGGCTTTCATGCTCGCTACTTCAGTTTTGCGTTTAGGCGACTAATGGAGCGGATTGCTAGTGAGAGGGTGGCCTTAATAATGGTTCATCAGCCAAGGACAAAAATCGCTACTATGGGATATGGTAGCACCCTGACTTGGCTAGCAAAGACTCCGACGACGTTCTATTCATCACTAATCATTCAGCTTACAAAGTTCCGCGACCTTAAAAGTTCTCAACAAACAGTGGGTATTGAGGTGATAGCAAAGATAATCAGAAGCAAAATCGCCCCGCCATTGGGCCAAACGCGATTCAATGTTTTGTTCAAGAGCGGTGTAGACGGTATTACTCCAATCCTTGACATTCTCCTCCAGGAGGGGTTTGTTGAGAAGAAAGGGGGCTGGTATACCGTTATTGAAACTGGAGAAAAATTTCAAGCCAAAGACTTCCTGGACTACTATGAAGCACACCAACAAAGGCTTGACGAAATTGTCTCCTCCGCGTACGCTTCAGCGGAATCTTCCCTGGAAAGAGACCTTGAAGATTTGAGCTTTTCTAATTCCTAAAAGGAGGGCTGAAATATGCCACTCGAAGTTTTGCGTCCCGGAATTTTTCGACTTCACCACAACGAAATGCCCTTTTGCCCTGAGTGCGGTTCTAAGGACTTCGAATTTGAGAAGCTAAATTCACCCAAGCTTAAATTGCCCGCAGAGTCGGTCGTCATGATGTGCGAGGTGTGCGGCTGCGTTTTTAAGCTTTCCAACCTTGAGGGATAGTAATTGGCAAAAAAGAAAGAAGTCGAGTTACACCGCCAAGCATTTGAATTGTACGTTCAAGGCTTAACCTTGATCGAAATTGCTTCGGCATTAGGTGTAAGTCCTAACACTTTAAAATACTGGAAGTCCAAGAACTGTCAATGCGTGTGTGCTTTCCATGACTGGGTTGACTTTAAGAAGAAAGTCCAGGCTCAGGTACCACAAACAGTAATTGATGCTACCAGCTCTGCGCTTATCCCAAAAATGTCTGCTCAAATGATGATTAAGCAACTCGAGCAGATTTGTGCGGAAGAACTCGGGAAAACCGATGGTTTACGTCCCAAGACTTGGAAAGAACTTATTGAAACTTTCAAGCTTTTGGTTGATTTAAGGAAAGTCTATGGAGTGACTGAAGAAGAAGACGTTACTTTGACTCGCACTGAAACGAGAACCGTCGAAGAGAAAATCCAAATCCACACCGCAGTTGATGACTTTGTTAAGCAGCTTCACGAAAGACAAACTCAACCCAAAGAGAACGTTGTTGACCTTCTCGTCGATCAGTCCCGAAGCGCCCTTTAATTTACAACTTACTAGGTAAAGTCTTGGGGGGGTTCTAGGTTAATGAAAAGCTTAAGTCATAACAACACTACAAAAAGTATTTTGTGGATGCATGAAAAGTTTTTGTATCCCGTTGTTAGGGTTTTTGGTCAAAGGGCGGCTGGATCTGGTACTGTGATTCATAGCCGTGAAGGAGTTTCTCGAGAAGGCGAGTTTGAAACTTTTGTGCTAACTAACCACCATGTAATCGAAGATTGTATAAGCCACAAAAAAGATTGGGATTCTATTCTAAAGCGCAATGTTGAGAAGGAGTTTCTCGAGAAGGCGCACGTCGAAACTTTCAGCTATGTAAACATGTCAACTGTTGACTCATCTAATCGATATAAAGCTGATATCGTTGCCTATGACAAATCCCATGATCTTGCCCTACTGAAAGTTGATAGCCCCCTCGAGTTTAAATACGTTGCTAAAATTATCCCCCGAAAGGAAATCGATGATATCAAACTTTTTATGGAGGTTGTTGCTTGTGGCTGTTCTTTAGGGCACGAGCCTTTATGCAACCATGGACATGTCACTTTCCTCAAAGAAATTATCGATAAGAAAAAGTATATTATTTCTTCGGCTGGGGTGTACTTTGGAAATAGTGGTGGAGCGTTGTACCTCGCAGAGACCGGTGATTTAATTGGCGTCCCAAGTCGCGTTGCAGCCGTCCAATTAGGGTTTGGAGTTGATGTTATATCGTGGGTAGCATTCTCAGCTCATCCTGAAAGAATTTATGAATTCCTGGATGAGCAGGAGATGAAGTTCATTTATGAGCGTGGCGACACGTTTGCAAAGGCTTTGACGCGGCGACAGCAAAAAGAGAAGGACGCAATTCTGGCTTTAAAAGCTGAAATTGCCCGGCAAAGCGAAGAAGAGTCCGATTTCTAAGGAGCTCCATAATGAAACCTTCCACAACGTGGAACCGTGGAATAGCTATAATTGGTGCTGAGGGAAGCGGAAAGACCACCCTAATTAATGCACTGGAGAAGAGGATTGAAGTACCTGTTATGAAGGAGTATGTGCGGGAAGTTATGAGAGAGCTTGGACACTCTTCTCCAGTGCAGTGTGATGACCTTGGACAAATGAAAGCTTTTCAAGACGCCCTTGCGCGGAAAAGGCGTGGGTTAGAGCTTTCCTTTCAAGGAGCCTTCTTATCAGACCGCTCACCTGTCGACAGCTTTCTATATGCCCTAAGTGGCGTGGCAAGAGACCTTGAATCCCAAAGTTGGCTAAAGCAATACCACAGTGAGAGCTTGCGCCATACTATCGAGTCATATCAATTGCTAATTCTTGTACCGCACGGCAGGATTGGCGGAGAGATTGCATTTGATGGCGTTCGCAGCACTTTGTGGTTTAATGCACTTATGATGCACTACCTATTTATTGGTGCCTTGCCAGAGTTTGGAGTTGACCACTACACTGTAAGATACACTGCTCTTGAAGATCGAGTCGAAGAGGTAATTTACGTTTTATATCAGCGTGGGCTCCTCCAACTGTGAGAGACCTCCTTTCAAAACCATTCAGTAAATTAAAGCGCGATGAGGTCCTTATACTTCGTCGTACTGCAGAGGAGAGGTTTGATTTTTTCAATGCGTATTTCCTTGACACTGCCTTACAACCTTTTCACCAAAAATGGGTTGAGTTCCAATTAGGCAACTCCCGAACTTTAATTCTTGGACCTCGCGCTTGTTGGAAGTGTGCTAGCGCAAACTCTTTAATTCCTACCACTGAAGGCTTGGCCTACTTCAAGGATTTTCTCCCAGTTCCCACGAAACTTCCTTTTGTTGAATCTGTGGACAATGTTGTGGGATCATGTTTAGGTCTCACAAAAGCAACCCGTTTATTCTGCAACGGCATCAGCGACGTCTTGGAGATTGTAACCGAAGATGGCTTCACTCTCCAAGTTACCCCCGAACATCGCCTTCTTGTATGGGATGGTGGACGTTTGGCCTTTAATAGTGCAGGAGCTCTTTCAGTTCACGACCAAATTCTTTTCCGTTGTGACTGGCGTTCATTTGCGGCAGCTGATATTAACCCCTTCAACGTACCTTCAGAACTTTGGTTTTCTGCTCTTGCTTACTTCTATGTGGCCTATCCCAACTGGCAGCAGATTTGGCAACAAAAACATCTCCGTAAGACAATCGCACGACCGCTATGGAAGCATTTCAAACATGCTCGTAAGGAGGTTTTACCCAAAGCTTTAGAGGACTTTCTTGATTCCTTCGGGTTTGGCTCCCATTTAATTCCCAAACCTTTGCGGTGGTGCACTGCAGAATCCGCGCGAGTTATAGCAGAAATGTTTTGGTGGCTCAACCAGTTCATCAAGTTTTCCGACGCCCAGGCTTGTGAAGTGCAAAATTGGTTTCTTAACTTGGGACTACCTTTACGTCGAGTAGGGCCTACTCTAACTCATATGAATGCTAGCCTACGAAACCACTTCCACCAGTTCCTCAGGGGAACTTACGAGTTCAAGTACTCTGAAGAACAGATAATCGAACTTGCCGGGTTAACGTTTTTGGAGGTAACGTGTTCTTCATTTGTTCCCCCCTTACTAAAATTTAAAGCTTTGCAAATGGGCAGAAAGGGATTCACCAACAAACCTACTCTGGCAACACAATTTGTTGGAGAGTTTCTGCAGCACGCTCCTAAGTTACGGCGCTTTGCTTTCATGTTTCGATTCCCCTTCTTTCTGCAAAGGGTTGCACACGTAGGTGAGTTTGAAACACTCACCCTCGATTTTACAACGACTGAGGGCAACTACCTAATCAACGGCGCAGTAGGTCATAATTCAACAGTATGCGGCAAGAATTATGGAATTTGGCGTGCTTTAAAAAACCCCAATATTCGAATCGGTATAATTTCTAAATCCTCTTTACTGTCGTCAATGTTTGTAAGTCAGATTAAGCATATTCTTGAGACTAACAGTAGAATCAATTACGTATGGAGTGATCTAATTCAGCCTAAAAAGGCCCAGAAGTGGAATAATAGTGAGGTGACCCTAATACGTCCAATGTCCCTAGCAAACGCGACATTCACTGCTATGGGAGTTGGTACTTCCTTAGCGGGGCATCATTTTGACATCCTTATCTTTGATGATGTGGTCGACACTGACCATCAGATGTCTCCCTCCTTACGCAAACGGCTATGGGATTGGTTTCGTTTCGTCGCGATGCAGACTCTGAGCGTGGCCGAAGAAACCCAGGCCCACATTATTGGCACGTTATATCATCCCGATGATCTCTATCACCATATTATTAGGTTTGAGCGTGAAGGTCGAGGCAGTTGGAGCAGCTTAGTGCAGCCCGCGATAAACGAAGATGGTACCTCGTTTTGGGAGGAGATGTTTCCTTTAAGTGCTCTACAAGAAATTGAGGCAACATACGGCCACGACGTTTTCCAGCTTCAGTACCAAAACGACCCCGACTTTGGCTCAAGTGGTATTACTTGGGATATGTTTGAGGCCAATTACTACGAGCCCGAAAACATCAACCCCGACCTTTTGGAGGTTGTCATCGGAGTTGATCTCGCAGCCCCCGAAGCTGAACGGCGCCACAAGCAAAGTTCTTTTGCAATTGTAGTGGCAGGTTTAGAGAGACAAACCAACAAGATTTTTGTGCTTGATATTTTAAAACGAACGAGTGTTCGGATGGCTGATCAGCGGGCGTTTATTGAAAATTTCTATTCGCGTTATCGACACACGTCAACCATTCAAATTGAAGCCTATGCCGTGCAAAGTTACTTTCATGAATATTTGGGAGAATCTGAAATCGTGTTACCCTATGCGAAGGTGCAAACTGGAGGCTCAAAGGAGGCTCGGTTTGATCATGTCCTTAACCTTTTAGCCTCGAATCGCCTCTATTTTCGTGCACACCTACACAACGAGCTCCTAGAGGAGATAATCAACTTTCCTAATACAAGCGCCGATTTAATCGACTCTTTATACCTAGCTATCAAGGGTTTTCATCGAGAACCTAAATTAAGGTTTTTGAATTGGTAGGCCTACGAAAGGGTTAGTATTTCAGAAGCAGCTTGAAAAATGAAGTCACTAACGTAGCTTGATTTCTGGGCATTGAAGTCAAAGTAGTTAACCAACCACGCCTGGGTTGGATCGGAGCTAACTTTGTAAATCACCGCGCCTGACGCTGTAATGGTGCTATTAATCCAAGTCGCCTCGTTGGACCATAACCTCGCCTCATTGTTTACCAGATCTATCATCACTGTCACCCCAGTTAGTAATTGCCCGCCCGCTGAATAGCCTAAACCGGTCACTTCATTACTTATATTAACATAAGAGTGGTGGCTATCTTTGTCTGGAGTGTACAGACTTGACACCAACATTACCTTGAACGAGTCCGTAGCAAAATTTATTGCCCCGGTCATCACCTTTTCTTTGAAGATGTTATAGATTGTGTGAGCCATCTCTATCTTATTTTGACCTCTAAGTTACTGGTTATCTCTCGAATCGTTTTAAACAAATTTGTTACAGGGGTCTGTTGGAAGGCAATGGGGAAACTCCTCACTCTAGTTAAACACTTACAACCAGCTCAAAAGAAGATCGAAGTTCCGCTTTCTGTGGATACTACTCCCAAGGATTCAGAAAGCCGTTCGATGTATTGGCAGTTTTATCAACCACCTAGGAACTTCCAAACCATGCTTCAAGCCTACATGGTAAACCCTTGGGTTTATTCTGCAATCTACTTGATCGCCAATACTGCTTCAACCGTCCCCTTCAACATTTACACGAAACAAACGCAGCGACTCGCTGACAAGGATCACTACCTTTGGAAGATTTTTGAGCAGCCCAATCCTCACATGACCTTCACAGATCTGCTCGAAGCTACCTTTATTTACATGGAGCTCATAGGCAATGCTTTTTGGGAGATTGTCATGAATGCGGATGGGTTTGTAAAAAATCTTTACCTTCTCGATCCCTGCAAAATGAGGATCGTTCCTCACCCCGACTACTATGTTATGGCTTATGAGTATCTCGTGGGGGACAAAAAGATTGTCTACAAGCCGTGGGAGATCGTTCACTTCAAATATTTCAATCCCTCCAATGAATATTGGGGAACTGGGAGCTTGCAACCAGTTTGGGATCAAATAATCTTGGACGGTAAATCCACTGACTATAATGCTCGATTTTTCGAGAACGATGCAACGCCTGGAGGCGTAATAACATCACCTAGACCAATTTCCGATTCAGTGTGGAATCAACTCGTTGGACGCTGGACAGGACGACATGAAGGCGTGAGAAAATCTCATAAAGTTGCGGTACTCGACGACGGCATGAAATTTGAAACCATTTCATCCACCCCCAAAGAGGCCTCATTTCCTGAGCTTAAGAAAATCGTTCGAGACACCATTTTTGTCGGCCTTGGCGTGCCTCCGACTTTAGCTGGAGTACCAGACGTAGCAAATTACTCAACGGCGCGAGTTGCCCAGAGTATTTTTTATGATAGTACAATTGCACCCAAGTTGCGCAAGGTCGCTGACTTAATCGACCAAAAAGTCATTGAGCCCCAGGATCCTACGTTGATGGGGGCCTTTGACACATCAATTGCCCCCATCAACATTGTCAAGCTGTCGGCGAACTCTCGTATTATTTCTCGTCTGGTGCAAGCAAAACTTATCACCTCTGATGAAGCAAGAGCCCTTTTGGGTTTGCCTCCTTTAAAAGAGGAGGAGAAACCTCCCAAAGAGAAGCCCAGATTTTCACCTAACACTCCAGATGCGATGGGTGAATCTGAATCTACGGGTGAAGGAGAGGAAGAAGGTGATAAGGGGGATAAAGGACTTTTCACTAGGTCTGGGAGATGAACTTACAGCAACTAAACCCTAAAACCGTTAGAACTATTAATGACCACGAACTGCAAAATTTACACTTCCGGTTACATCAACTGGCTTCACCTTATCTTCGCGAAAACGCTTTTCAGAATCCCAAATTCCAGTCCATCGTTCTTAGGCACCGCCTCATCGCCTTTGAGATTATCCGCAGGGGTTTGCGGTTTAAAGTACATGATGAGCTTGATCGTAAAGCCCTGCCAGAAATTGAGTCGTTTGTAGAACGCTTCTCTAAACTCATCCCCGGAAAGTTATCTGATCTGTCCAAACTGGAGCTCATACGTCTGCACAATCAACTACACAGCGTATGGAGTGTCGTGCACGCTCAGCAAGTAACCACCACTCAGCAAGAGCAATTGTTCAACTGGCACCGGATGTTGCAAAGAGAAATTGAGCGTCGCGACATCGAACATCCGACTAATTGGGATTCCCTAGACCGCCCACTAGGTCAAGCGATTAGCAGCCTCTCTAGGACTCAAGCTTCAGGGCAGGAGATGGGCGAGTGGCTTTTCATAGAAGACCTCCTGCCCCTCATTCCCGAGGTTTTGCCAATTAAAAAAGGCATCGTTCTCATTGACGAAGAAAAAGGAAAGGTTTATTTATCCAATATAGGGGGCAGGCAACTTATAAAAGTTATGTATTTCCGGATTCTGCGCCAATTCCCTCGTTCGGAGTGGTCGCGCTTTAAACCAGTGAGCTTAGATGAATTGGGTGCGGTCGATATTTCGTACGATTTAATTATGAAGAAGCTCGACCCTTTATGGACTGTGCAGCTAAGTTTTAATTTTGAGGACTTGTGTCTTGTTAAGCCCTTTCTCTTTATTGTGGGAGGCATTGCGACCCAAGGAAGTTCGAAAAACGACATCGACATCCTTCTTCGCCAGGGCTTGGAAGAGTCCTTCGAGCAGCAAATTTACCTAACGTTTATCAATGCCTTCCCCGAAAAATATCGTCCCCGCTTCACCAGAGTTGAAGATTCGGGGCTTTCACCTTTTACGAGCTACATTGGCGTCTATTCTTTAGAACTCGTAAAAGGAGATCCCAGTCAAATTGAAGATGATAAAGAGGAGCTAGTAGAGGATAATGAAGAGCAGACAGTCTAACGTTACCGACGCTCAAAGGCAGGCACGGGCCGACAAGCTGCTTGGGCCCGGCTTTTTCTTTTTTCCTCCGAAAACCTCCCTTTCTATAGTTTCCTACCGTAAAGCTGAAACATTTTCAGTAGAGCAGACCCTTGAATATCTGCAGCGGTGGTCTACGGCGCAGCCTGATTTAAAGATCAGCGTGCAGCTAAAATATGATGGCATTTCATGTTACTTACATCGTACAGCCGACGAGGATTTTTTTGTCTTCACTGATGATGGTACTGATGTGACCGACAGAGTGCCTCATTTAATAGAGAAAGCAAAGGAGCAGCTACCCAAAACGGACTACATCGTATTGGGCGAGATTGAAAAGTGGATCACCCAAGGTAATAAAAGAGTTCACCAAGGTCGCGAGTATGTTGCCGGGGAAATCCATGCCGCGGGACCCCCGAAGGATCGAGCCTATGTTTGGAATGTGTACGATTTACTTTGGTTTAATGGTAAAGATTTACACAACCTTGAATACCAACAACGGTTCGAAACCCTACAGAAGGAATTTCATTTCGATCAGTCCCTTCTCACCAGCATGCAGCCTGGATTTAATTTAGCTCCTAATTCAATTTGTGAGACTGACGAGGAGATACGCAAGGCCCTGAAAGCCATGGTCGCTTTTGAGTTCTCTGAGGGAGCCATGGTTAAGAAGTGGAATGGCTTTAAATTTGAGCTTGACGGTCGCACCAATGACGTCCTAAAATTTAAAAAATACGCTGAAGCTCATCTGTGGGTGGTCGACAAACGCACTATCAGTGGTGCCGAGAAAACTTTTCAATATAAGGTAGCCATCGAGGTCCTACCCTCGGAGATGGAAGATGTTGATGAATCTGCAGTTATCAGTTTTCGGCGTCGTAAGGCGATGATCGTAGCAAAAACTTTCAACACTAATGTGGTTGCTAATGTTGGTGATATTTTGACCGTGCAATTCCACAACGTTTTTGCTACACGAACTGAAAGCGGCAAAATAAAACTAACTTTGTATGAGCCGAAAGTTTATGAAAATCGGACGCTCCGTGGTGTCTCTGAAGACCCTGACACTGTGACTACCTTAATTAAGATTGGCCGCGATGCTCAACTATTCCGCTATAAACACCACGACGATGAGTTTCTGCCCTTCGAGTTGGTAAAACAGGTTGGCATCTTCCAACAATACCCAGCTGAAGGTAGAATGTATCCTTTCATTATTCATAACCACTGGCGTGGCAAGTCGGTGCATGCTGATTTGCGGCTTTCTCATGTTAACCGCCAGTACTTAATTGGCTACACTCTGGACGTTCAAGTACCCGATATCGTCCGCGACCCCGTACTTAATATGGACAGAGCTCGCGAGATGACCAAAAAGGACGAGCTGTGGAAATTCAATGCCTTTGATGGAACTTTCAAATCCCGACAAACTCGTGTGGGCATGAAAAAAGCTACCTCCGTTTTGGTGCAACTAAAAGCTCCGGAGCCTAATGAGTGGCTCAGTTTTGAGGGCGTGTCCGAAAGGGGCTCTGTTGGTTCAACAAGGGACTACCCCGGAGTCTTTTTGATTGTTGCTAAAGGTAACGTCGAGTATGGCTTCAGGTCAGGATATTTTCACGAATATTGGTTTCATTGTGAGCAGTGGCCGAACGGTGGGATGCGCCTTTTGTTCAGGGAACTTGCCTCAGATATTACTGCAAGCATCCCAGTTAGCAAGTTTTTGCAGTGGGCCTTTGATGTCGACAACCCTATTACTGATTTCCAATACGGTGATCACTCCATTGTTTGTGATTTAGGCGAGGTGCTGTTGCCTGAACAGCTGCAGCTCGACTTTGGGGATTCTTTGTCACTCGCCCTAGCACCAGCTGAAAAACCCGAGTTGCGCACTCCGACTATGTGGATGCTTATTAAACCTAACACCGACGAACCTTACGTCTTATCGCAGCGCGCTGCCACCAAAGGAAGGATGCCCCCATTTGGCATTTCTGCTCTTCCCAAAACTATTAAAGATCAAATCCCCGCTGAGTTTGCCTATTGGACAATAAAAGAATCAAAAAAGGCCCTTGAAGTGAGAAACTCATTAATTGCAGCCATTAAGAAGAAGAAGGTGAAACTTGATTTTACCGTGTTTAAAAGCTTTAAATCGACAGGGGAAGAGCAAGCAATTGAAACCTCAGTTGAAGTTGAGCGTGAATTTATTTTAAATCGTCGCACTTGGCGAGGACCAATTGTAGTCAGACTAGGCTATAGTGGTGAATTATACGACTTGTGGATTGCAACAGGCGAGGGAGCTACGCTGTTCACTTTTAGTGACGATCCTCGTGAGGCTACTGAGATAACTGGTACTGCCGAGAAGTTTAGTGATAAGATTTTAATGGCAGCCGTTGGTGAGCTGCTTCCTGGGTCACGACTCAACCCCAACAAAAGGATTCCAGTTAAAGTAGTGAGATTAGAAAAAGGAAAACTTTTGCTGTTTGTTGATGACCCCAACCTCAAAAAGTTTCAGGTTAAATCAAAAAACTGGCAAGGTGTTTACTTACTCGAGCAAGATGAAGACTCGAAAATCTGGACTCTAAGGGTTGCAGAAGCTGCTATACAACCCGTCGATTCTCAAGGAGTGGGTAGATAGTAATTGAGTGAAGGCCGCGTCCCCGTTTCGTTTGAGAAACTCACAATCTCTACATCAGCAGTGATGCTCACTTCCAGTTTGCTTCATCCCACCCCTGGGCAAAGCGGCGCAGGTAATGCAGCTTGCTTAGCGTTCATGACCGTTGAGGGTGGTAGCATTCGATTTCGCGTTGATGGAGGTTCCCCAACTACCGCAGATGGACATTTAGTGCTCGACGGCGGCAGCGTTGAAATCGAGACAATTCAGGCACTAGAGAAGTTTAAAGCAATTAGGGCGGCGAACAAAAATGCCACCCTTTTTGTGACGTACTTCTTTTAAGAGGGTTTATGGCAATTCGAATCTACAATCCCCCATCGTACGAAGTGGAATTTACACACACTATGTACGTACCTCCTGGCACGACGGTGAGCGAAAGCATTCCAGGTCACGTTAATCGGGGCATTGCTTCAGCACTTGATGTTGAAGAAGTTGGAGGTGAAGTTTCGGGCAATTATGATTTTGACCTTTACCACGCAAACACTTTTGTAGAAGATGATTTAGCCTATAGAGCTTTGAATATCGATCCTGCGGCAGCCTATGTTGATCGGCTGCCTTTTCAAGTTAAGGACAAAGACGAAGCCTCTGAAGCTCATATTCGTATTCGGAACCTAGATGCAACAAAAGGAGCTACATTCAACATCACAATGAGAACGGAGAAGTTTAGATAATGGCAATATTGCGGGCTCATTCATTTGGTGCTAGCTTCGGATTTGGATACAACCCTCCTGAGCCGGGGATCGACTATTATGGTGGTGGCAGCAATTGGCTATCTACAGTAGGCGGTAGGTTGGAGTTTGGGGTGAAAGTCGCAGCGGGAAACTCGCCTTGGGAGAAGTACTGGATACAATCCTCTTTCGCCGCAAAAAGTGAAATTTATGTGCAGATATGTGAGAAAACTGGCGTAGGAGTCAGTAATGATTATAGGTGGATTACTTTTCGTGCAGGCACTACTGAGTTGGTTGTTGCTAAATTAAAAACCGATGAGTCAATAGATTTTTACCGTGGGGATCCCGATGTGGGAGGTGTCTTGCTAGGTAGTACTAGCATTGATACTCTCCGGATTGATGGAGTATTTGCCTATTATGAGTTTCGTGTTAAAATTGATGGCTCTGCTGGAGTTGTTAAAATGAGAAAGGACGGCTTCGAAGTTTTTAGTTTCACTGGCAACACAAAACCTGGGGCAGAAACAACTATCGACAATATTAGAACGTACAACACCCCCCCAGGTATGATATATAGCGATTTCATCATTAACGACACTTTGGGGTCCTACAACAATTCTTGGCCAGGTGGTGCACATGTAGAATTTATAAAGCCGGATGCTGCAGGTGCCGTTACGGAATGGCTGCCTTCATCAGGCTCTAATTATCAATGCGTTGATGAATTTCTTCCCTCCGCATCCGATTATGTTACCACAGATATTCCTAATGTTGTTGACGTTTATAATCTTGCGTCTATTGATGGCAGCGCCATTGTAGTGAGTGCAATCATCCCTATGTACCACATCCACTATGATGGTGATCCTCAAACCAAGTATTATCAGAGAGTTTTACGTGCAGGTACGACAAACTATACTAGTGCCTCGAGGCTAGCACCTGCCTCGACAATGACATTGGATAGCTGGGAGGTATTAGAAACTAATCCTGCAACTGGTGCACCTTTCACAGTAAGTGAAATTAACAATTTACAGTTGGGGCTTAAGGCAGTGACGTCTTAAAGGGAGAGTAACAAATGGCATTATTAGTATGCGCTGGAGCAGAAAGTTCTGTATATGAGGTGAGTTGGGGTGGTGTCTGCGTACAAAGCTCTACGCGGGCTCGATCTGGGACATACTCATTTCGTTTAAACGGCGGATATGCTTCAGGATCTGGTATGAATCCCAACTGGATTGGCTTAAATTTTGTTGCAGGCTCTACTATTTATTTTCAAGTCGCGATTTATGTCACGGAAGTTTTTGGAGGTACAACGAATAATAGAGTTTTTATATTTCGGTCAGGTAGCGTTTTTCAAATTGTAATGTCGGTGACCGGCAATTCTACATTTAAACTTTGGCGAGGTGACTGTTGGTCTCCTGGTGTGGAAATTGCCTCGGTATCAGCAGGGTTCGCTCTTAATTCTTGGAACCTTTTTGAAGGATACCTCTATGTTGCGGACAGCAATGGAATTATTCAAATCAAGAAAGATGGGGTAATGCTTTTCGATTTTGTTGGCGATACACAATACGATACCAATACGATTGATTCTTTTGTTGTAGGGGTGACGTCGTCTGGGGGGACCGATTACTCATGGTACGATGACTTAATCATAAACAACAACCAAGGTAGCTACTTTAACAGTTGGCCAGGAGGAGTTCGGATTCACGCCTTAAGGCCTTCTGGTGTAGGTAACTACTCTCAATGGACACCCGCGGGCACCTCTCCTAACTGGGATTGTGTCGATGAAACTCCAGTTAGTAGCGCAGAGTACGTCCATACTGGGGTAGCTGGACAAAAAGATAGTTATCAAATGTCCAATTGTCCAACTGGGTTACATAGAGTCAGAGCAGTGGTACCTCAATTCTGGGGTGAAGGGGGCCAAGCCATTAAAAGATTATTACGCATAAGTAGCACTGACTACTTGGGGGCCACTGTTAACTTAACATCAAGCTTTGGTAAGGTTGAAGAAATCCACTATGTTTCACCCGCAACCAGCAGTGCTTGGACGCTTTCTGAGGTTGATGGACTTGAGAGTGGCATGGAGAACGTGTAGTAGGGGAGGATTAGAGGATGGCATTATTAGCATTCGCTGGAGCAGAGGATGGTCTTTTAGAAGTCTTGATCTCAGGAGATGTGACCCAAAACTCAGGCCAGGCAAGAACTGGAACATACTGCTTTAGGGTAAAGGGGATGTCTCCTACCGAATCTATCTTATCGAATTCCTTCACCCTTAACTTTCCTGAGCGGAGTGAGTTTTTTTGGCAGGCTGCAACAAGGGTAAGTAGCACAGCCACATATGGAGGATACAATCCATATCACATAGGGTGGTGTAAAGGCAATACGTTTTTGGGGTGCCTAATTACTGCAGGAACGTTAGCCTCTATGTTTGTTTGCCGCGGTGACAACTCCGGCACACTACTAGGAAGCATTAATGTTGGTATGCCTACTAACAGCTGGTTGCTACTTGAGGGGCATGTAGTAATTCATAACACTACGGGTTTAGTTAAGGTTTGGGCTAATGGCATTCTTGTTTTCAACTATAGTGGCGATACTCAACCTGGGTCTGACACAGGAGTAGATAATCTTCTTTTCTCGGGCACACCCACCACCTCAGGTTGGCAGTACTGGGATGATATGATAGTTGGAGATGTCCAGGGCAGTTACTTTAATAGTCAACTTGGGGGCCTAAAAATTCACCGCCTAGCTCCTACTGGCATAGGTAACTACTCCCAATGGACACCTGCTGGTTCAACTCTTAACTGGGCTTGTGTCGATGAAACTCCAGTTAGTAGTGATGACTATGTGAAAGGCGCTGCGTCAGGTAACAAGGATTCCTATGCAATGGCTGATTGTCCATCGAATGTTTATGACGTGCAAGCAGTAGTCGCGCGCTATTGGGCCCAGGGAGGAGGTGGAATAAAAAGACTGCTGCGGATTGGGAGCACCGACTACTTGGGAACTACTATCAATGTTTCTACTTCCCTCACGTACAATGACGATATTATGTATGTTAGCCCCGCCACCTCCAATCCTTTTACCGTAAGTGAGATAAATAGCCTTGAGAGCGGCATGGAAAGGCAGTAAATGGCCACCACTTCTTGGCAAAACCCAACGACGGCCGCTACTATTGATCGTGATGGCAAGGCGTCGTGGGCTTCAGTCGAACGCGCACTAGTTTCTGATAATCAGCGAACATACTGCGATGTAGCAACTAGCACCTATGGCGATTGGCTCAGACTTACCGGTTTCAACCTTCTCAACTTAGTTCCCCACGAAGCCACCATCGATGGCATCGAAGTTGAGATTGAGGGCTACGCAGGGATAGCCAACAAGCTTAAAGACTCGGCTCTCTACCTACGCACAACTGCGGGCCAAACGAGTAACAACGGTGCCCTTCCAGATTATTATGACACCAGTGAAACTACCTACTTCCGGGGGGGTGCTTCCGATACTTGGGGTACTACTTGGGCGAAAGAACATTTTAACAGCGATTTTGGCATCGATATTTCCATTCAAAACGATGATACATTAACACGGCGTTTTAACATTGACTGTGTAAGAATAAGAGTTCACTTCACCGCTACAGGTGATACATATGTTGATGGCCACAGTTTACAACTGTTTAATCGCAACGATGGTATTTCAGGTCACAGTTTACAACTGTTTAATCGCAACGATGGTATTTCAGGTCACAGTTTAAACCTCTTCTATAAGCCAAGAAGTTCTGGCTTCGAGTTTGACCCCCGAATAATTGAGTACTGGCGGTTTGAAAACAACCTCAATGCAGAGAAGAGCGGTAATACTTTAACTGCATCTGCGGGCGGCGTTGGCTATAGCTCTAGCGCTCCCCTTGAGGGTGCCTTTACCCTCGATTTGGAATTTGATAATGACCAGTTCGCCTACCGAACCGATACTGACCTTAGCACCGGCTTTCCTTTTAAAAGCGGTGATACCAACAAGAAAGCCACTTTTTGTTGTTGGGTAACTCCCGAAAGTAGCGGCGCTTGGCGGTGCATCTGGTCAAAAACTAATTACTTTTGGGGTGGTGGTAACAACTGTACTCATGCTAGTGTCGACTACGGTACCTTAAAAATTGGTTGGGGTTCTGCTACTAGTAATACTGACTATAATACGGGCATCACTTTAAATGCGGGAGTCTCCTACCATGTTGCTGTTGTAATTAATGGAGTTTATCCAGGGTCAATCTATGTAAGAGTTTACCGCGGCGATAATGGTACTATAAGCGAGCATAGCGTAGGACTTTTGGACGCCCTTAATATTTGCAGCAGACCATTTAGAGTTGGGGCCTTTGCTGATCGTGATGCTGATAACACCTGGGATGGCAGGATTGATGAGTTAGTAGTAGCCAATGCTTTACTTTCTCCCTATGAAATTGACCAGATTCGAGCTGGCACTTACGAGTATCAGCCTGGTGTTCATGGACATGCACTTCAAACTTTACTTGATGCTCCAGGTGTTCATGGTCATGCACTTCAAGCTCTACTCGATGCTCCTGGTGTCCATGGACATGCACTTCAAATTTTATATGATAACTATGGCATTAAACTGGATAGAATCGGGACATCAGTTGTTTATAAGGTCGACAAAGTTTTTCTCTCGCGTATTGGCACTACAGTTGTTTGGTCAGACTCTATTAATGTAACGGTTGAACTAGCTGAAGCCGTGCAGCTACTAGCCTCACCCAGTTCTCCTAACTTGTTAACTGGGTCTTCAGTTAGTGTTGACGAAGCTTTACAGTTACTATCTACCCTCAACACGCCCTCACTTTCACTAGGCTCGACAACCGAGGTGGCCGAATTGCAATTGTTATCAGCATTATATAATCCTTCCTTCGTAGGTACTCCTACTGGAGAACTCCGAGTTTTCCCAGTACCCCTACCCGAAACGGTTTGGCAAAGCCAAGCAGGGAAAAGAATTTTTCCAATGAAACCCTAGAACAGTTTGCTACCGTACCCCGAATTCGTTCCGTTTTGTAACTCCACGAACAATTTACTTTTTGATGAGATTCCGCGTGGGAGGAGGTCTTTACCATGCCAGAGTTAGCAGTGAAAATACAAGAAGACGGCTTTAGATTCGAGCAGGCCCTTTTTGACATCGAGAAGAAAGCGGAAAAGATCGAGCAAGAGTCTGGCGAGCTGAAACGAATCGTCACCGGTTTTGCGGCTGTTGCGGATGTCATTGATTCACAGTTTGAGGTAATTACACGCGAGGCTTTAGAAGGAGCGTCAAAAGACCTTCTTCAATATACCACAGTACTGTATAATCATGACCCCAACCGTCCGATTGGTAAGGTTCTGGAAGCTCAACCTAAGGGTGACGGACTGTTCGTCAAAGTTCTGATTTCTGCCTCAGAGGATGAAATTTGGAACAAGATCACAGAGGGCATTATTTCCAAATTTAGCTTCCGGGGTTCCGTCACTGACTTCGAAGAGAAGTATGACAAAGGGCTACAAAAATATATCACTGTCATTAAAGGGTTCCGAATTTTCGAAGTTTCTTTGGTATCAGTACCTGCTAACCCACATGCTAAGACTCTACACTATTATCTCTCAAAAGCGTTGGAATCTGTTGAGAAACCAACAACCGAAAAGGAAGTTGAGCTTCCTCAACCAAAAGAAACAAAAGGAGGGCTTTTAAAAGCTATGGATAAGGAAAAGGCCAAAATGATCGCTGACTTAGTCGACAAGCTTATGGCGGCCCTCCAAGACATGCCACACAAAGTGGACGAGCGCCTTCTCGTGATTTGCCGGAAAATTAAATCCGAAATTTTGAGGGCAGCTGCTGGCGAGGATCAGCCGGCGTATCCCGAACCCTCTGCTGAGGAAAAGATAATCGAAGGCTATGATCCTATCGCTGAGGGTTTCAAAAACCGCCTTGCCTCGTTTGAGGAGAAGGTGGCTAGCCTTGAGAAGCGGTTGGACGAGATTAAGCCGGCAATCGAAGAGATGTTGGTTGAAGGCATCAAAAGTGTAGCCGAGACTTTGGTCACTGACAAAATCGGGGACATTGAAAAAGAACTTGGCTCCCAAGCCGAAGTGCTGTCTAGCTTCATTGAGTTGCTAGATGCGCTTCGTCCACAACTTGGACTTCCTGTTCAGGAACAGGAGACTAATTTGCCATCAGCAAAGTCTGAAAAGTCTGAGGAGATTAAAGACGGAGGTGAATCCTAATGCCTAACGAGCATATTGAAAAGGCCAAAGAACTTTTGGCTAAAATGAATGCTGACATTAACAGGCAGCAGGAAGATAAGGATGTCAAAAAGCTCCTCGGCGATGTCCTAGACGAACTCAAAAAGGCAGGCGATGGCGAGCGTAAAGGCCGTTTTGACACACAAGATGCCCTCGAGGTTATTAAAACCACCCCCAATCCGGGGGCGGGGCTTCAAAAAATGGTGGAGGTTTCAACCTCTGATGGTCTTATCAAAGACTTTCAGCGGCTTAACGACGACATCTTTCTGTTGTCCCAGATGCTGAAAAAGGATCCCCGTGAGCTCAAAGTTTACCGGCAGCTCATGGAGCACCCCCTTGTTCAGAAAACCCAAGACTCTTTTGGTGGAGCTGGGCCTACCCTTTCAGGTCCGAGCACTCATTATGGTGCTGACTGGATTCCGATTGGGTTTTCAGCAGATTTGATCGACATCGTACGCATGCAGCTCAAAGTTGCTGCTTTGCATCGCCGTATTAACATGCCCAATCCGACTTACAAGCTACCTATTGGCGGCACTGATGTGACTGCTTACCTAGTAGGTGAAACCATTACGTCGGGCTCTCCCGAAGGGAGACCGACTGCCTCGCTGCCAACCTCTGGTACTGGGGTAACTTTGGACGCCAAAAAGATCGGTGCGCTGGTATATTTCTCTGAAGAAATTACCGAAGATAGCATCATCCCCGTCCTTCCCTACCTACGGGATAACATGTCGCGCGCTATGGCTAATGCCCAAGAACATGCGGTAATCAATGGACAGAAAACTGGCACAATTGATACGGGGTACTCTATTGCCTCAACCGACGTTCGGAAAGCTTGGGATGGCTATAGGTACAATTGTCAGTCAGCGGCCAAAGCCGATTTTGGCACATGGTCCACAACTACTGCCACTGGCCTTCTGCGCGGCTTGCGAGCGAAAATGGGTAAATACGGCGTTGATCCCAAAAACCTAGTTTGGGTTACCAGTATTGCAGGCTATCATCAGATGCTTGGTAACGCCGATCTTTTAACCCTCGATAAATACGGCCCCAATGCGACCTTGCTTAGTGGTGAGCTTGGGAAGTTTGACAACATCCCAATTATCGTCAGCGAGTATGTCGCCGAGAATTTGAATGCCCTCGGCGTCTATGATGGTGTTACCACGACCAAAACCTTGGTTGCGTTGGTTTACACTCCTGCGTGGCTGTTTGGAGATCGTCGGTCTATCACTGTTAAGACTAAGGACAATCCTGAGGATGACAACCATCTTCTGGTCTGTCACCAGCGGCTCGATTTCAAACCCCTGTATAATGTGTCAACAGAGTACATTATCGCACTGGGGTACAATCTTGCCAAACTCTAATCAGATCTTTTGATCTGGTTGGTTATCTAGGGGAGCAAAGCTCCCCTAGAGTTTTTTTGACCCGTGCTTTTGCAACACGAATATTTCAACTTATTGATTGAGGCCGGCGCAATACATGCGCCCTTATGATTAACCTTCAACCTCTGGTGTTTTTTAATAGCCAAAATTCAAACACCAGAGAATAAACCCTTTTTTGGTTTAGTTCCTCCACCTCCAGGATTTCCGAAATTTCGGAAATCCTGGAGCCCTTTTAGGGACAAATTAGAAAGCATGATATCGACCCAATATCACTTAGAAGTTTACTTACTACCCAATGTTTGTTCCCTCAACGTTTCTTTGGGCAAAGTAGAAGTAGCCCTAAAACCTGCTCCCACGATTGAGATTAACACATCCCTTACCATTTCAACCAACGTTTTCCTCCGCAGCGAAGTGATCAGTGGGGGGTAGCTGCAGGCTTTTTTGTCAAATTTTAAAGAGGAATACTTTTACTTTGGGGGATTTGGAAAATGGCAATTGGCGACGATTTCAGTGTTGCGGTAAATGGTGATATTCGCCACGTATCCGGAACTGACCGATATACAGTTCTTGCTTTTCATCGTTGGCTACAAAATTTGGCTGACAATCCATCATCGTCAAACGATGACCTGCTCGACATCACGAGCAGCACTCCGTCTGCACGGGCGACTGATAACATCATCACGCTGAATAGCCCTTATAACATTGATGATACCGCGGCTAAGTATCTGTATAATGGCTCAATTGAGCAGGCGGCTGGAGGTACCTTATACTCGGGGCTGGTTGTTGTGGGATCAGTGTATGCTGGTACAACCCTACAGGTTGTTCAAAACAACGCTCTATATGACGGTGATACGCCGTTTTGGGGTCAAGGCATTAACACAGACGCTGCAGCCAATATTTTGAGCCGCATGCTTATCAAAACCCGATCAGGGGGTTCAGATATTGATGGCAAACGAATACGTGTATATGCCCGCGAATGGGGTCAATCGTATGCTGAGTTTGAAGTTACTATGGGCTTAGGCAACTCGGTTGCAGCTATTTTTACCTCCCAAGATTTGAACAACCAGACAGCTTTTGCTACCGTCGCTGGAATGACAACCATCACGAACGTGGAGGGCTACCAACTTATTGATTTAAACAACGGCAACAGTGATCGACCCTACTACGCACAATGGAATCGTACCGCCAACTACACCATTAATCAGCTTTACGAAAGGGCTAAATACCTGTCTGTTAGAGGAACCTCTGAAACTCTTTATGGGTTAGACGGTGAGCTTTTTCGGGGAATTACCCACCAGATTTTGTGCGACAACCCTAGCGGCACGCCGTTCAACGCGGTCGAGAATATCACTTGGTCTGGAGGGACTGGGAGACTCCTTGCCCGCGTGAAATGTGACAGCGGCAGCACAACAATTGACGTTGTTGCCTCTGCAGGCACCTACACCCGATCGTCCGGCAGCTTCCTAACCGATGGCTTCCTCCCAGGGATGCTCGTGCAGTTTACAGGATACTCCAACAGCGGAAATAATGCTCTCAAAACCATCTCTACAGTAACCGCCACAGTAATCACCGTAACCAGCACTTCGGGTCTAGTTGATGAGTCCGGCACTGGAGACGAGAGGGCATTAACTGTGTTGCTCTGGATGCAACTTCTAACTGGCGTGCAACCCACCGACAACCAACAAATCACTGGCAGCGCTTCAGGAGCGACCGCCGACGTTAACGTTTCGGTTACAGCGCGATCACTCACCGGCGTCTTCCTCGGACAGTCTACTGGTTCTGCAATTATTGGTGGCTATGGTGTGGGGTTTAATCCTCTTTATCTAACGAAAGATGATAAGATTTTCGACCTGACTAACACCCAGCAAACTCCTCCCAATAACGTTGTTTTCTATGTTTATGGCTTAGCATCTGGTGAGGATAGAGTTTTGGTGACCAATGCACAGGGACTAGGTATTGACTTCGATCAAATGTCATTAACAACCACCCTCAACGGCGGCTCTGAAACAGCGGTGGTGGTGAACTCAATTCCTGCGGACACTCCTCAAACCGGAAACTTGCGCATTCAGCTTGATACTGGCATCTATCGCCTCGTACCGTACACAGCCCACAACGGGTCAACTACGTTTACAATCGCATCAACAGATTTTACAGATCCCAATGACGCGACCAGCGGCAACAACGTTTTTCTGGGCTACATCGACAAGGAGGCTACTGCGGCCACCGAGTCAGTTACTTTAAAGTATAGCGCTGACCGTACCTTATTCGTGCGAGTTAGAGATGGAGGTGCCTCCCCCATTAAAACTTTTGAAACCACCGCTGCACTGGGTACCGGAGGAGGTTCAGCTACCGCAAACAGGATTACGGATGCTTAAGTGGGAGGTTACGAGTGCGTGTGTGTGGCGAATGTACCTTATGTTGCAAACTTCCAGCCGTCCCAGAGTTTAATAAACCTACAGGCGAGTGGTGTAGATACTGCAATCCCAAAAAGGGGTGCCAAATCTACACCACTCGCCCTGAATCTTGCAAGAATTTTCAATGCCTTTGGCTGCTAAACTCCCTACCTGATTATCTTAGGCCAGATAAGTCTGGTGTTATTTTCGAGAGCCTACCCTCAGGGAAAACTTTTATTGCCCTTCTCAATCCGGGTCGTGAAAACACTTGGAAGACGTCCAAAGTTAAAGATGTCATTGAATCATTTTTGCAATCAGGCAAAGCTGTTGTAGTAAGTTCTAAGCCCCCCCAATTTTTTGTGCCTTTTGGTCGCTCGATCGAAGAAGTAAAAGAGGAACTGCTACAAACTGCAGAACAATATGGTTATAGGGTAACCAAGTGAAATGGCAGCACCAGCATACACAACGGATCTAGTTACCATAAACACCGCTGAGTCCATAACAGGCTGGGCTGAACCCACTGCAACTGGATGGACTGGCGGCGGTAACCCTACTCAAGATGTTGACTACCCGTACATCCAAGGCTCGTATGCGGTTCTTCAAGCTACTACTAAAACAGGTATAGCAGCTTTGATGGTGGACGCCGGAGTTGGAGGTGTGACACTTCCCACCGACGGAGCATTTCTAGTTTGGCAAAACATGTATTCTCCTGGTCCTGTAGTCTTAGACACCTATGCTAATGGCGGCTTACGAGTGATGGTTGGTAGTGGCCTCGCTGACTTTGATTCCTGGGACGTCGGTGGCAACGACACTGGACGGAATCCATATGGTGGCTGGCAATGCTGGGCAGTTAACCCAACTTTGAGCTACGATGATCGGCTAGGAAGCCCTACCGGAACTTATCGCTATATTGGTGCAGCAGTTAATTTATTGGCAGGTATTGGGAAGGGTTACCCCCATAACGTTGATGCGGTTAGATATGGCCGAGGCGAGGCTAGGTTTAGTGGCGGAGAATCAGCTAACTACGCTACTATAGCCGGGTTTGCTACACAGAATGATAGCACTTCCAATAGATGGGGCCTGATCCAGGCTATTCCTGGTGGCTATCTCTGGAAAGGGCTGATTAGTTTAGGGGAGAGTAACCAAGCCACCGCTACCAGAGCTAGGAGCTCTAATGTTGCCACCATCACCTTTTCCTCAGCCCACAAATTTAAGGTGAATGATGTAATTACTGTAGCTGGTCTCGGAGGGTCCGGCTACAATGGCACTTGGACTGTTGCTTCAGTTCCGTCAACAACTTCATTAACTTATTCGAACACTGGCTCCAATGAAGGTCAAACATCAGATATTAACGGCACAGTAGGTTGTATTGTTGATTTTCGGGACACAAACAGACTCGTCTTTGTCGACGATACCCGCAAAATCACAGCCGCTTTCAATAAAATTGAGATAAAGCATGGCTCAAGTAGAGTTGATTGGACTGGGTATTCTTTTATCTGTACCTCTCCTTCGACTACGGCTAGCAAGGGCCGTATTGAGGTTGTGAATGACTGTGACGTTAACATCGACGCTTGCTTGTTCCAGGATCTGGACACTACAATTTGGCAAACGACCAGCAGCATCGCGGGAAGCATTTTTCGTCGGTGTGCACAAATCACCCAAAACGGCGCAGTTTTTAGTGGCTGCACCCTTGATAACGCGACCTCAGCGGCAACGATCTTATCCAGTAATCCCGGGAATATTTCCAGCAGCATTTTCAAGTCTGATGGAAGTAACCACGCGATTCAGCTAACATCTGCATGTGCTGGGAACTCTTACGATCTTAACAACTTACAGTTTCAGGGGTATGCAGTCGTGGATGGCTCGACTGGAAATGAAGTTATTTATAACAATGCAGGAGGCACCGTTACTCTATATATCTATGGGGGCAGCGGTGTTGTGTCAGTGCGAAACGGTACTAACTCGTATACCACGGTTGTTTCAGGTAGCGTCAATTTTTCTGTCACTGTGAAAGATACCAGCGTGCCTCCCTCAGCAATTCAAGATGCGCGTGTGCTGATGCTTGCAGGTAGTGGTGGCCCTTTACCTTACGACGTTACAGTAACAATTTCGCGTACGGACTCAACCGCAACAGTCTCCCACACAGCACACGCGATGATTACTGGGGACAAGGTGCAAATTTTGGGTGCCAATCAAATGGAATATAATGGGGTTTTTACTATCACCAAAATAAACGACAACAGCTATAGCTACACTGTCAGCGGCACCCCCGACACCCCTGCAACAGGTACAATAAAAGCTACCTATGTTGCTCTATCGGGCTTAACTAGCTCAGGTGGTGTTGTTTCAGATAGTCGGGTTTTTTCAGACAATCAACCGATCACTGGCAGGGTGCGAAAAAGCTCTACTGCCCCTTATTACAAGACTACCGACTTTACTGGTTCGATTAGCAAAACAACGGGCTTTTCAACCACAGTGCAGCTACTCCCAGATCAATGAGGAAAGTATAATGACGGAGAGAAAATTTGAACAACTGTACCAATCAATGATAAGTGTTGTCGAGGGCTTGGAAGCTGAATTAGCTGAATTGAAACGAATTAACGCGATCCTCGAAGCGGAAAAAATGCAATGGGTTGCAGAAAAGATGGCGCAGCAAGCCATCATACAGCAAGCCCTCAGTGACGCCAATGCAACTAGCAATCAGTATCTAGAAGAGAATCGTGAATTGAAGGAAGAGATTAAGAGGCTCAAGGAGCTTTAGGTGTGGCAGTATCAATCAACTGGGGAACGAAAGTAATTTATGTACCTAGAAACGATCTGACCCTTATTCAAAGCAGTCCAGAAATAAGGGAATTGGATGTAAATTGGTTTCGCCTGTGCCTCAAGGATCTTGAAGATAATGAAGATGGTATTATCTTTCCGAGAACCCATAATCACAACACCGAAGTCACTCTATCAGGTTTAAACTACGCCCGAATTGTTGAGATTATCAATGGTTATACTGTTGAATTTGAAAATGCCCAATATACTGTGGCTTGCACAGGAGCTAACCACAACATAGCCGATGTTAAGGTCCCCAACCAGGTCTCTCTGATTGTTAACAATGCTGCCGGCCTCATCACGAACCCTGCTATTGAGTATGCGTCATATAACAATGGTGTAACCGTCGACTTAACCTCGAGCTGGTCAGGAACTCTTTTTCCTATTGGTACCCTTCAACGTCCCGTCAATAACCTTACCGACGCCTTGTTGATTGCTCAATATCGCGGCTTTGCCACGCTTTATATTCTTGGTGATGCGGCTATCGATACGAGCGGGGATTTCTCTGGTATGAATATAATCGGGGAATCCACCACCAAGAGTGAGATAACCGTGGATTCCGGGGCTAACGTTTTTAGAGCCGAGTTTTATTCCTGTACTTTGGCGGGGGACCTTGATGGTCAAGCATATCTGCGGGATTCGAGAATAAGTGACCTCAACTATATTAATGGAGTGGTGGAGAGATGTTTACTAGACGACGGAGTAATAACCCTCGGGGGCAGTCAGGAAGCGATATTCCTGGATTGCTGGTGCGGCAGCCCAGACGCAGTTCCGGTAATCGACATGGGAGGAAGCGGACAAAGCTTGAGTATGAGAAACTACTCAGGGGACGTAAAGATAAGAAACAAGAGCGGCCCGGAGCCGATCAGCATCACCCTCCTCGCGGGCCAAGTGACATTAGAGAGCACCGTAACTAATGGTCCTATCTATATTTGTGGGAATGGGGTGGTAATTGACAACTCAACTGGTACAGCTGAGGTTAACACCAACGACTTATTAAGCCCAGACATCATCAGTTCCAAGATTAGAAGTGAACTCACTCCTGAATTGCTACAGGTTAGCGAAATTTTTGCTATCCACGGTCTTAACCCCGCATACCCCCTATTTGTAGGTTCAGTAGAAAGGACTGCGGGAGGTACTTATATCGTGCAGCTCGTTGAGACTACTCCGGCAGGTACAACGGTGACAAGAGTATGATTTTAAGCCACCGCGCGATTGCAGTTCAAGGCGTCGGCTACTCGCCTCCTGTAATGGCTCTACAGGGGTTCTGGACTATTGGTGAGGCTGTTCAAGTAGCCCTAGAAGTGTTGGCCGTAACCGCCTCCCTTTTAAATCCCAACTTTGTGATCTACAGCCAGATCCTCGCGGACGTACTTGCTCTTCATGCAGAATTGCATGAACCTTTTGCTGGATTAGTACAAATTATTCAGAGAGGAATGCGGTTGAACGTTGATACGTTGAAAAGACTAAGCGTTGCCCTCAGATTAAAAGATGAGTGATCTGAACAATCTGAAGCAAGGTGAACAGAAATATTTGGTACTCACTGTGAGGGATGCCAGTGGTCAACTCGTTGACTTGTCAAGTGTTGATGATTTGTATTTAGGAGTTAAAAAGAAGAAGTCTGATACCACTCTTCACTTCTATAAGGAGTTTGCTTCCTTTACTACCACCAATGCAGCCCGCGGTGAAATTTCGGTATTGTTGACTACAAGCGATACGGCCGAGGCGGGTAAATTTTTAGGAGAACTTAAAATTACCTTTTCTGATGATACAGTTGAGAAAACTGCTGATTTTCACTTGTATATTGAGCAGTCAATTACATAAGGGGTAAGTGAAGTGTTTGCATCGTTAGAGGAATTAAAAGATTTTTTGGGTCTTGGTAGCGTTGAAAGTGCCGAAAATCAATTGCTGTTGTGCCTGAATGCCGCCGACAGTTTCATCAAGACTTTTACGAATCGTTTCCTAATTTCAACTCGCTTTAACCATAACATAACTCCACAAAACTCCTACGAAATTTGGGTTCCTGAGTTTCCTTTAACCGCACTTCATGGAATGACCGCCTTCCAATTTATGTCTGATACCGCTGGAAGTGCCATCGACCTCAATTATACCAGATTTCTTAGGAGTGGGTTGGTCTATAGTAGCGAAGGGTTTTTTATTACCTCAGTTCCAGGGAGCGTTCTTGTTGACTATACTGCGGGGTATTCTTCAACCGACCCCGAGTTTGAAACCTTAAAATGGATCACACTCGAAACTGCAGGGCAGTTTTTCCGAGGTCGAGGCTTGATGAACATTGTATCGTATCAGGCAGGTGGTGCCCAGGTCCAAAAGTATGACGTCAAGATCACAGATGTTGGTGCAGCTATTGGTATTCTAGGCCCCGAAATAGCTGCTGCCCTAGGAACCTTTGCAGTACGTGGACCCCGTAGTATTGATAGGTAATTGAGTCCATGTTTTGCTTTAACGACCTTATAACCTTTACACGATACTCAAACAGCGTGGTTTCTAACTGGCAAAGCGGTTTTGCTGAAATAACGACCCCTTATTCGCCCGCTTTTTTACAGGTTGCGGTAAGTGGTATTACTACAGCAGGTACTCTGTATATTCACGGATCTAATGAAAACAACAACAACATTTTTGAGGTTTTATCTTTTTCGGCCAGTGCAACGTTACTCACTTCTAACAAGTTTAAAGTAGTTGCGGGATTAACTCCTAGTTGGGGCTCATTTTTAATAAATGTTACTGCAGCTAATGAACAAGGTGAGCCAATTCGACATTCTACGTCCTATGGCCCTTATCCTTGTAGTATTACCGAACAAAACACCTTTCAACAAGAGGGTAGAACCGCAAGGCCTGGCTACGTGCGGGGCTCTTATTGGAGGGTAGAGGTAGTTGATTTTGAACCACAGTCGGGAGATTTTATTACCACAGACAAAGGAGTTAATGGGTTTGTTGGTGATATTTATCCCGCTTTAATACCCAACTTTCCAACAGGTTGGGTGTTCTTGGTTACCGAAAATCCTGGTTAAAAAAAATCTGAAGGAGATTTTATGAAAACGGCAGCGAAGCCCCTTGTTTCGATCTTGTGCCCTGTTTTTAACAACGTAAAATACACCCTAGATTGCATCGGGTCGGTGAGAGCTTTCACAAAAGTTCCTTATGAAATAGTCGTTTGCGGCACTGGAACCGACGGCACGATAGGGTCGATGATGGAGATGGAGCGCACGAGCCCCAACTTCAAGTTTATTCATAATGACACCGAGAATACCCACTTTGCTGCTAATGTGAATTTAGGGGCTAAACACTGCACCGGTGACTTCATCTGTCTGCTAAATAATGATACTATTGTAACCCCCCGCTGGATAGAAAAGATGCTCAATGTTTACAATAAATTGGCGATGATGCACGAACGTAATCGCCCTTGTCCTCCCCCTGCGGTAATTGCCCCCGTTAGTAATTACGTCATGCAGCACCAAATGGTGCGACTGCCTCCCGACTTTAAGCTCGATCAAATTCCCGAGGTGGGTGAAACTGTCGAAAAGGAAAGCCGCGGCAGGTGGTATTATTCTGCGGTTGTCTCCGGCTTTTGCATGTTGATCAAGCGAGATGTTTTTGAGCAGCTGGAAGGCTTTGATGAAAGTTTTTACAACGGCAATGAGGATGTTGACTTCTGCTGCCGCGTCAACGACGCCGGCTATTCCTGCATTGTTGATCGTAGTACTTTTATTTTCCATTACGGTTCACAAACCCTCCAAGCCTTTCCTGATCGTGACACAGACGGAGGAGTTGCAAACCGCGTACAAATGGCTCTTAAGTACGCTGGTGAGACGTCCAAAGAGAGAAAAATTTCTGGTAATGTGCGCTTGAAGTGTTCTCAAGGCGATCTTGAAAAGTGGTTGCAAAGACATTACGACCTCTTCGACGTGGTTAACATTGTCGACGATAACAGTGGTTGGGATATGGAGTCATATTTAAAGGAAAACTGGTCGAAGTGCACCTACCTTCTCATGAAGGGAGTGTTAGAGGTTGAGCAGCGCAGGATGCTTTACATGTTGTCATACGAACAGGAAATGGATTGGATGGTGGTACTCGACCACGATGAGTTTCTTGAAGAGAAAGTTAACCGCGAGTACCTCCAGAGACTAGTAAATATGCCTATTCCTGGAACTCAAGCTTTCGTAGCTCGATGGATTCATCTCTGGAATTCTCCTGACACCTACCACATGAAGTATCCTCCCCATTCCGGAGTTTTTATGCGGCGAGTGCAACCAAATCTTGCTTATGTTGGCGGCACCCCGGGCTCCTCTCTTCACTGTAGCCGCATTCCCGAAACTCCAATTGTGGGGTCGGCTCTAGCGAATATACACATTTTACATTACGGATACGTCGATGCCGCACAGAGAAAAAGGAAACGAGCCTACTACGAGGAGAAAGATCCTAACCCGATTCCTCAGCTGGTGGGCAGCGATAGCTATAGACACCTTACTGACCAGACATCTATCCTTATTTCGGAGTGGCATGGCTCGCGAGCTTATACCTTATCACTATGTGCAATGGCCGAACACGAACCTTCGTATCGGGTGCAAATGCTTTTGGAGTCTGTGGGCTCCCTTGTCGATGAAATTGTTTTTCGGGTACCTCCGGGAAGTCCACACATTCCTTTGCTACAACGCTGGGGTGCAACGATTGTCGAGAAGGAGTGGAATGACCACTATTCTCAAATGAGGAATTCGGCTTTGGACAAAGCCACGCAAAACTACATTCTTATGTTGGACATTGATGAGTCTCTCACAGATCCTCCGGAGATCATTTTCTTGCTTGAGCAACAGCCAACGGCTATTCTGTTCACCATTAACAACATTCAGCCGGGGAAGAAACCCCCTGCGGTAACGGAAATCATGAGGTTGTTTTTGAATCACCCTCAAATAAAGTTTCGCGGCCGCCTCCATGAGACTATCGAAGATGACATCCAGAAGGTCCGCGGTTCTATTATCTTGAGGGCGAACGGGAAAATCAATCACTTTGGTTTCCTCTCCTCCAAACTTCCTGATAAATTGAAGAAGTACATTAAACTTAACAAACGTGCCATCCATGAGGATCCTAAAGACCCCAAACCCTATTTTAACCTTGCGCTGCATTTTATTGAAGATGGTGAGATTGAACAGGCCGAAGAATATTTAAAGAAGGCAATCGAATTACACCCCAAGTTCACTTTAGCAAAGATTGAGCTTGCTAAAATGTATTTGAGGTTTTCAAATTCCCTCATTGCCAGTTCGTTGTCAGATGCTCCTCCTAAGCATCCGATTCGTGAGCCTTTAGAGCAGATGGATCGTATGATCAAGATGTTGGTACCTCCAGGAGAGGCTCTCATTTTCCCAGTTCTAGCCAAAATAGAGAAAAAAGAGGAAGGCCAGTTTACACCCGTGCAAACTAGGACGACAACGGAGGAAGGATGGGTGGCTTCTTAGACAAGATAAGAGATGATCTAAATGATATTGGGTCTTCACTATACAGCGACATGGAAGCATTTGGTTTTAGCCTCTATTATGAGGCACGAAAACTCGCAAGTTCACGTGTAACCAACGAGCTCGAAAGGAGAGTGGGATCACGAGTAGGAACAGTAAGAGATGCTCTAGGCTTGACGTTTCGAAAGGTTCCTGGGGGAATCGAAGTGGGAGTCAACCTAGATCCTTCTAGGTTGGGCGGCGCAAGGCGTATTATTTTTGGAGGTAGAAATTGGCGACCTAATGACATTTTGGGGGCCGCTTTAAGAAGGGCGGGGTTGCCATTTGAAGAGCAGTAATGTACCTTAATGCAATTGATGAGACTTTTAGGCGCATTCTTGTTGCTAATAGCAATTTGAATCCTATTGTAGCCACCCGGGTTTACCCTACGTATCTTGCAAGCCTTCCTAACCCGCAGTTCCCCCTTATATGCTTCAGTCGTCAATCTTCCCGCCGTGATTATCGTTATAACAAGCGGGTTACTGTTGACTACGATGTTTTTATTTATTCTACCACGGGTTTTAATCAAACCGACACTATTTTCGAGCACATGAAGGATGCCCTCGATAATGAGTGGTTTAGTATGATATCTACGGCAGGACGCGCCGGGTTTCGAATAACAGAGTACGGCACTCAAGATCATGATGTAGAGGAAAAACTTTATTTTAGCACTTTCAGGGTGCTGGCTATTGCCTTCTTTGGATGACTACGGATAGGCGCAACCCTCGAGACTCATCTTGGCTTATCTCTAGCAAGGAAAGTCGCAAAGCAGGAAAGAAGCGAGGCAAGAAAAAGAAAACCTCAAAGAAGAAGACTGTTAAAAGCAGAGGCAAATCTAAATAACGGTTAGGAATGGATCATGACTCAACTCGAAAAAACTGAAGTTCGCGACGTGGCTTGGCGATGTGCTGCATGTGATAGTACTCTAGGATACACTGGATCCGACCGTAAAGTGCTTCGCATGAAGTACAAAGATTTTTATGTCTTTATCCAAGAAGCTCAAACTGTTATGACCTTCTGTCGAAGGTGTGGCAGGGAGTGTATTTTGAGTAACCTCGATGTCCAAGGGTGAATCCTCCCAAACAGTGAACCTTTTAAAAATAGTGTGACAAATTACTTTTTGAAGCCTCGCAAACTTCACTAAGGGGGTGAAAACTGTATGCCTTACAATCTTCCGTCTTACGACGTTAATAGGTTGTCGATCGGTCCCTGTATCATCTATCTTGGTGCTGCGGGCACTACGCCCACCGTTGATGTAGGTGCAGTGGAGTCCGGCGCGACCCTTACGACTACAAGGACGAAAGAGGAAGTCTTTCAGGGTTTCCCGAAGACCTTGATTGCGCAGTTTGCCACCCAGGAAACCGCTGTTCTTAAAATCAGCGGCATTGAATGGAACGTTAACAACTTGATGTATGCTTTAGGAGCAGGCGTGACCGCTGTCTCTTCCACACAGGAAGTTCTTGACTTTGGCGGACAAATCTCCTTCACCGACTGTGCCCTCAAGTTGGTGCATCAAACGCCTTATGGTTGGACTGTTAACGTCCTGATTTGGCAGGCTCAAGGTGATGGATCCGTGGAGTTCAATTTCGGTGATACTCATCACAAGATGCCTTATGGCTTCAACGCGATTGTACCGTGGAATAACACCACCAGGAACTGCAAAGACTGGGCAGGCAACGTCCTTGCAGAAGGTAAGCAACTGTTTAAGGTGATCGTTGAAAAAGATTAACCTTTAAAAATTAAGAACGGAGGCCTTGGAGGTCCACTTATGTCTGAACAAGAAACCCTTACTATCCGCAATATTGACGGTGACACTCGCCAAGTTAAGACTCGTCTCCCTTGGGGCAAAGAGCGGCGTATTCTCAAGATTATTGGCGAGGTTGTTTCCCAAATTCCTGAACGTTTGTCCACATTTGATGAATCCCCCGGCATCGCTCTTCTACAGTACTTAACCACCGAAGCGCCCGAGAAGGTGACGGAAGTGCTAAGTATTATCTTGAATGTACCGCCGGAGCAAGTGGACGAGAATTTTGATGGGGACGCTGTGGTTGAGTTTGCCGTTCCTTTTCTTACTCACTATGTAGGGAAGTGGAGTAAGCGCCTAGAAAGTGCCCCCGTCGTCGATCTCCTCGGCTCTACTACATCTCTTACAGGAATTTCACCTCCTCCTCCCCAACTAGAAGGTGAGCCTAGTACAGAGCTAGATGGATGATTGGCGTGATTTCGTTGTTCAGGTCAGGCGGGTACAAGATTTAAAAGGCCGAGAACACTCGTTCACAGTTCCTCCGTCGTGGAAAACCGAACTGCAGTTCTGGGAGCTTTTCGAGTCTTTTTCGGCCAGCACTTCTACTCTGCAGGATCACCTCTCCAATTTTGACCTTGTCGCGGCTGCCGTTGCTCTGGTTCTAGGCATTTCCCTGGAACGTGTCGACGACTTTTCGAGTGAGCAAATTGAAGGGGTTTTCAACGAGGTCTTTACTCATATTATCCCTAACCCTACCGACGTCGAAGTGGCTGTTACCCAACAAAAAGGGAAAAAAAAGGGTCAAGAATTTTCTCTTTCCGACGCTTTGGCGATGTTTGGATCTGAGTGTGGTTGGCTACCCGCTGACATTTTGGAGATGCCGCGCAAGCAAGTGTTCTTGCTTGCGGAGGCAGTTACTCAGTATGTTGCACAGAAAATGAAGTTTCAAGCAGCTATTCATGGTGCCGACATTGAGGGAGGGGGAGCAGGAACTCCTGGAAAGGCCCAAATTGATAGTGAAGAGTATTGGATGAACTTACAAAGTCAAGGGTTGCCCGTAGAGGTGAGATAAATGTCAAGGCTTGAGTATTTCTTAAAGATAGACACTAAAGACCTTGATACTGCTTTAAACAAGCTCACACAAGCTGGCAAAGCGTTTGACTCTCTCTCGAGTAAGGGGCGATCGTTTAGTTTGGGTAGCAGTGTAGAGGCTACTGTAAAGGGCCTTTCCAATATGCAGTATGCCCTAGAAAGACTCGGACCGGTAGTAGACGCACTTAATTCAAAGTATGAAAAATGGGGAGCCGCAAAATTTCGTCAAGACCCTAGTATTGATCCTCTACGTTTAACTTTCCTCTCTTTAGTGCACCAAATCGAAACAGCTACCACAAAGTATGAGAGATTTATTTCGGTTCTAGCACAAACCCCTGCTGCCACTTCTCGTTTTGGGCTAAAGCTTGGAAAACTATTCACAACCGACCCCGAAATTGAAATCAACAAGCTGAACAGGGCTTTAACTAGCCTGGAGCAGCGAAAGAAAGTCGGGAAGATCTTGGAAGGTGACTATGAGAAAGAACTTACCAAGCTCACTACCGCCTTAACCAAGGCGGAAAAAGATTTAGCTTCAGTTGACCTTTCAGTATCAGTACGTGAGCGCCTCAAGGAGGTTGCGGCACATGTCTCAGGTTTAGAAAAATATACCAGGCTAGTTGAAAAGACAGAAAAGGAGCTCGCGCGCCTAGAGCACTTGCGAGGTACTAAGAAGGGAGCAAAAATCCCTGCTGACGAATTTAAGCAACGCCACGAGCTGCTTGAAACTCGGCTACGAGACGCTTACGCGGGGGAGGTTTTAGCAAAGCAACGTTACGATTTACTTTCCAAAATTATCGACGTGGGCCCAGAGGCGGTCAAAATCTTGAAACAGATTGGCGATGGCTACGGAGAAATTGCTACTAAAGTAGGTCAACGCGCCGCAGGGACTTTACCTTCCACCCTCGAATTAGCCCCTTTGAAATCTCGTGCTGAGCGTTTAGAAAGAGAGTTGACCTCCATAAAAAGGAGAGAAGCGGCGGAACTGAGCCAACCTGCTCCCCCACGAGTGGACCTCAAGAAGGTAGCAGACCTTGAAAGGCAACGCAGCAAGATGTTAGAATCGCTTGAGCAATCCCAATCATTTCTTACTTTTCCTCCTCTAAATGTAGGAGACCGCCCATTCCGCGAAATTTATAAGGAGGAGGTTAGCGAGTATGTAAAGCTTTTAAAGCAGCTCCGTGCAGCCCGCCAGCACGGAGCTGTTACAAGAGAAGATGTTCTACCTATAATTAGGGGTGAAGAGTTTAACTTCTCTTCTCTTGCCTACCTTCAATCACACCCCAAGAAGATGGGACTACACGAGACACAGCCTGCTTATCCCGCCATCCTGCGGGAGTGGAAAGAAAGAATTCCTGACATCATCGAAAACCTCAACAGCTTTGTTGGATTCTTGAAAGAAAAACTTCCTGGCCGTGAATTTATTGAAGTCGCTGCAGGCTCAGGACGCCTCGCGCGAATTTTGAAAGACAAAGGAATCCAAATTCTTGACGCCTCAGATAAATTCGAAGAAGATTATTTCGCCGAGGGAGGTGTTGAGCGAGCCAAACAGTTGGGGGTAAAGCAGCGTGACGCAATACAAGCTATTAAGAAGTTTCCCGAGGCTGGATCTGTGCTTTTGTCGTGGCCCGAGTTTCGGTCTGACCTTGCCGAACGTGTCGCTAAGGCCTTAAAGCCGGGACAGTATCTCACTTATGTTGGCGAAGGTTTGGGAGGTGCTACTGGAACCGACGAGTTTTTCGCGGCATTAAAGGAGCAATTTGAACTTATCGCAGAACTGCCGTTAAAGACCATTACTGGCATGCGCGACGAAGTCCAGATTTGGCGGAAAAAAGGTGATGTGAAGGCTCGCGTTCAACAGCTTGAACGCGAGCTCGCTTCGACTCACAAAGAGATTGCACAACTCCAACCTGCTATCAAGCCCACAACAACAACTGGAGCTCCACTCTTACCCAGCCCCGAAGGTCAATCTGCATACTATGCCGAAGAGGGTCGAAGATGGGTAGCGGTCGCTTCGCGTGCTGCATCAAGCCTCTCAGGAGGTTTGATGGGGGGCCTTGATCGCCTACTTGAAAACGTGGATTATAACGCTATTTTTGAGCGCGCACTTGCTGAGGTGGGTGATCCCCTGCAAGCCGTACGGCTAGCTTCCACCAGGTCAGGGCGATCGAAAGGAGCTGAAGAGAAACTGCAACAAATCCATGACAAACTTCAAGACTGGCTTTTGAGTCCCGAACTACTAGATTTATTCAACAAGATTGCATCTGGGTATGGACCGCTCCTTCCTCAGAGTGTGAAAGACGCCTTTAAAGTAATGAGAGATCCCCAAACTGGCAAAGTTATTGTGGGTAAGTACGCGAAGTTTTTGCTGGACTTGGAGAAACAAGCTACCGAAATTGTTGACCAGATTGCAGGTGAGAGTGGGTTGGGAGTAACAGCGAAACCTAAACCTGGGTATGGTTCAACGTTCACCCTCAACACAGAGAAGGAAGCGAGCCAGATCTTTGACGAGATGACGAAATTAACTGCTAGGCAAGTTTTCCTCGAATCAATTTTGAAGCATGGACGTAAGGAAAGTGCAGCTGAACTTGAAAGCATCCTGAAAAAACAAGAGGAGGTATTGACTTTAAAAGAGCAAGACGTTGAAAGGGCCAAAGAAGCTCATGCAGTGGGCACTAAAGCCCATGCCGAAGAGATGCGAAGCCTATCAGCAAAACGTGCAGAACTCGGTCGTATATATGCAGCCAAACCCCAAGATCCCCGCGCCCTTGCGGCTTATCGAATGGAAATGGATACAGTCAACGAAAAAATGCAGGAGTCTAGAAGCAGACATGCCGCCCTAACTTCAGATTTGCAACGAGCTGAAACTGAGTTCCAGAAAACTGAAAAGATTGTTAAGAACTTGGGATTCGCTTATGAGTCAGCCCAAGCTGCCGAAAAACTTGCAGCAAAAGGCCAAGCAGCCGTTCCTCCTGCTTGGATAACCTTTTCTCAGAGGGAACTCAAGGAGGTTAAGACGCGATTACAAGAACTCGGCGTTTTGTGGGATACCCTTCGTACTCGCGAGCATCTTGAAATCCTGCCCCCCGCTGAAAGGGTTGGCAGAGATATTATGAGATCAAAACGGACCACCGTTGCTATACCCTACGACGCAAGCTGGGAACAATTAGCTGAAGATTACCCCGAAGAGTATTTCCAAGAGCTAGGTAAACGTATTAGTGATGACGTGAAGATGTCACGTCCTGACCTTTATGAAAGCTTGGGTTTAAAGGAGGACTTTGAGCAACTGGAAGCTAGTGAGGCTCAATCTCAAGCAATTGTTAGACGCAGAATGCAAGATTCGGGCCTTACGCCACTAAATGCCTTCCTTACAGGGATCAAAAACGTTCGTGAGCTGTTCACCAGCATGTTTCGTGAGCCTGGTCATGACCTTGCCTCTCTAAACCAGCTATTAGGGCAATTTGACCGAACTGTGCGGCGTAGCCCCGAAGCTATTTCAGAATTCGATCAAAGGACCCAACAAGTATTGTCACATTTAGAGCCCGCAATCGGCGAAGTCACTGGTTACGTTAAGCGTGACTGGTCTGATGCAACCTTAACTATGAGTGCCAAGTTTCTGGATTTCCTCGATGTTATGAAAGATGTTGATCCCAAATTTCTTGCGCGCGAAAGAAAACAACTAGACGAGTTTTATGGGGCTCTACAGAGGGTTCCGTTAGCCAGCATTCTTAGCTCGATGAGTAAGGTCAAAGATCTTGCTCTAGAAGGCTTTTATCGTCCAGGGGCCTTAGATGAGGCCCAAGCAGAGCTTTTCAAGGTTTCCGAAACTTTGAGCTTGACCGGAAAAGATTTTGAAAAGGTGAAAATAAAGGCTTCGGGCCTCGCACAGTCACTAAACACGCAGGTGCTAGATCAAGCTTTGACTGTTCTCGAAGACGTGTGGCGTTCGCCTGCAAGAGGTGCCCACGCTTTACAAGAAGCAGAAGCGGCGTTTAAGGCCTTCACACATGAGACCGTGAAGACGACAGAAGGCGCGAAAACTGTATTTAGAGAAGTACCAATTACGCAAATTGAGCCTATTTATCAAGCATGGCGAAAAGTGTATGACGTAGTTGAGCGTTACCAAAAAAGGGTTCAAGAGGGGGGTGACCAAAAAGAAGGTAAACAATTTTTGCAACGATTATCTGCATTCCCCTTTCTAACCGAAGAAAAGACTTCCACCCTGGCGAACGTTTTAAAGCTTGCTCCAGATGAAAGTGCGCGGCGGGTACTACTCGAATACGCTAGATGGCTAGGTGGCGACTACGTTGAAGAAATTGAAAAGGCTGCCATAAACTTAGATTTGCGCAAAGTTTTTAAGAAAATTGCTGGATCGGCTCCAAAGGGGATCATCGCAGATTTTGAGCCGCAGTTTGCTGCAGCCTTTCAAGGATTACAGCATGCGTTTGTACAAGCTAAAGAACCTATTGAGGCTATTAACCTTGTACGCAAGTTGGCCCTTGAGATGGGTTTTCTTGCTAGCAACATCAAAGAAGTAGGGGTTAATGCTGCTGGCATCACAGGGAGTTTAGGTCACCTCGCAAAACTGACTGGCGAAGCCCGTTTTGGGACTTTAACCTCTGAGTCAGTTCCTGAGTGGAATAAAATGATCAAGGGACTTAAGGAGTCCACCCTTATTCTTGGTCACGAACACTTACCCGCACTCAAAGCAATTGAACAGGCGTGGAATAATACTGGTGACTCCGAAAGAAAGTATTTTGCCTCCATGTTAAAACATAAACGCCTGGGGCGCGAACTTGCCGACCATATGATTGAATTTTTTGGTGCGCGTACCTCAAAAGAGCCGCTTGCCTTTGAGGGGTTTCACTTTGAGGAAGTTGCGGGGCTAAAAAAACCTGGTGAGGCTTTTGAGTGGCTGTTGCAGCAAACTGACGATGTCGTTGGGTTTGTTGAACAGATGAGAGTAATTGGTAAGCAATGGAAGCCCCTTTCGCAGGACGTCATCTTCCCTGGAAGCCTGGACGTCATCCGTTCTTCCATCTCAAGCATGGGGAGGATTACTGAAAATTGGCTGCCCTGGATAATTGAAACTCTCGCAAAGGAGGGTCCAGGAGCTATCCCGATAGCTGCGTACAAGCCGTCCCTTGTAGAACATCTACCCAAACTTAGGGAGAGGATAGCTAAATCTCGTGAATCCGTGGTAGGAGAGGGTACCCCAATTGAGTCTACTATGCTCACCTCCTTAGACGTCCAAGCCATTAAAATGCAATTGGTTATAAGTTTGTTTGAGAAGTTAAGAAGTGCAATTAGAACTGGTAAAGTAGAGACAATTGATTGGGGTAAGGAGACGGCGAATGCCTCACAAAAAGCCTCCTCAGCCATCGAAGGAAGTTACCAACATCTCGTTGGAGGATTGCAAAAGTTTTTACGTGGTGGAGAGCATGTAACTGGAGCTCTCACTGAAATGATGCGCATGCCGTTGGGGCAGGAAGGTGGATTCGGTCTTAAAGCAGTTTTGAGTAGGCAGTTTGTGGAGTCACTTTCACCAGTACAGATTAGTAAAATTAGTGTAGGGCTAGGAGAGGTAGCAACTCAGGCACCAGAAATTGCTAATGAAGCTGTCAGAAACTTGTTTTTAACGCGGCTTAGGGAGGCCTCAAAAATCATCGGAACTTATGTTAGGAGCCACGCTTTTGAGATAGACCCTGAAGAACATGCAGAAGCCCTCCTAGAGGCAAAAAGTGCCCTGAAAGTTGCTTCGAGCAATTTCATGAAGTATATTCCGAAGACTGTGAGAGAATTGGCAAAGACACCGAGTCAACTCGAAGAACTCTTCATGCAGCAGATAATCCAGGCCGAAACTGGTATTGTTCCACCAATGACAGTTACAACGCGGGCAACCCACCAGGCTGGCACAAGTGCTAAAAAAGTTGCTACTAGTGCTGAACAGATGTCGGTTGCTTTGAAAGACGTGGCTGAATTCTTTGGAAAGGGAGTTGCCTTTGCAACCTACTGCGCAGCGGAGAACCGAAAAGGGTTGGTAAAAAATTTGAGCGAGGCCCCCCTAGCCGAGATGTACGAAGGCCCACGTTCACGGAGTTTCGCTGCTCTAGCTCGTAGCGGCGTCATTCCCCCCGAACAGTTCTTTATGTTTTCAGGGAAGCATGGCTTCGATTCTATCTGGTCTGTGAAAAAGGCGTACGACAAGTATTTGCAGCCTCAGGAAGTCCCTGAAATGGTTGAAGTTGTTAAAGAGCAGATCCAGAACATTAACCGCGAACGGGCTGAAGCAATCTCGCGTGCCAAAAAGGCAGGGGAAGAATGGCAACACCTTCCCCAACCTATCGAAGAGATAGTCTATTATGCCCAGGAGTATGCTTTACAGAAGCGGGGTGGACTAGGAACTACTTACCTGCAGGCAATTAGAGAAGCTGCTGACCAGCTCGGGATTCGTTTACATGAAGTTGCACCTGTGACCTACGATTTAAGGCGAGCCTCAACGAGATTTGAAGGTAGCTTGACTGACATGGCCGTCAAAGCTGTAGCTGCAAATCGCGCCATGGAGAGAGGAACTGCGGCTACCGAAGAAGTGAACAGAGAGTTTCAACAATATGGTCTACGTTTTCAACCCTCCGAACGTTTAGGACGTCGTGCCCTCTCACCTTCAGGTTTCCAGGCGATTTCAAAAGAATATCCGACTTCAGATGTTACTTGGTTTGCGGGAGACGCAAAGTCTTACCTTATGGCTCCTATTGGCACCGCCATTCACGAGGTTGTTCTAAAGAACGTGCTCGGGGCCCTCGTTAAAAGTGTTTTGAAAGGCAGCAAAGTTGCGGGGGAGCAGCTGCTTAGCCTCCTAAAAGGAACGAGTGCAGAGCCGCCGATTAGTGAGGGGGAGTTAAAGAGACAACTCGACACACAGTTCCGTGAAGCTGTCTCCCAAAAAGGCATGAACGCAGAGGCCCTGATTAAGTCAGCCGGAACCACCATGGATAAAACTCAAGATACCATGCTTGCAGCAGCACAGAATATACTGGGAAATATGTTTCGCGCTATCGGTCACATAATTGAGGTTGAAGGGGGTGAAAAGTTTTTAGAGTCGTCTGAGGCTTTAGTGGCAGCAATGAAGTCCAAAGAAATCCGAATTTCGCCAGAGTTTGCTCCCTTAGGTCCTCAGGGAGCGCCCTTGAAGGTGTTGCAAAAAAAGTTTCCACAGGCGGCATTCCTTATTGAAGAAATTAATCAGGCGTTGGGCCCTGATATGGCAGCTGCCTTTCTCAAGTCCTTTTCAGGCACAATGGACTTATTGGTTCAGGTAGGAGATCAGGCGAGAATCTTAGACCTAAAAACGACGACATGGGAAGCGAAGCAAAAACACGCAGTGCAGTTGGTTGGGTACCAACGGTTACTTGGTCTATTAAGTGATGCAGTTAAAGTTTCAGGTCTAGGCATCATGCCAGGTTTAGATGTAGCAACTTCACCCGAAAAGTGGATAAAATGGATAGACCGCGCGAAATTGGAGCCCGCAGTGCGCGACTTTTTTGACTTTCTTATGCAGCCCTTTGTCGACATTCCGCAAGTTAGGGAATATGTTCAAGCTCACCCCAACCTAGCTCGCTCGATCAAGAATCTCGTCATGAATTATCAGACAAATATTCAGACAGGATTTAAAGATGCCATCAAAGTAGCTCCCCGAATTTCAGTGGATGCCGTCGCGGAAACTTTACTTCCTGAGGCCCAAGCTAAACCAGTAGAACAGAAGGTATTACAGGATATAAACTTGATAGAGAGGCTCGGGGCGATGCAAGTCGGAGCTCTTCGACAACTCCGCAAACAAATGGCCCGTGACCAGGAAAAAATTGCAGACGAGTTGAGGGATCTTGGAGGAGGTGCTGGACAAGAATTCACTCCTACAACTTCAGGGCTTTTAAAATCTTGGCAAGCCTACGGCGCATTTATAAAAGCTATTGATGCTGAACTAGCTAAGCCTGATGTCCGAAAAACGGCGAAGCGGCCCATTGCCGAACTTTCAGAGACCACAAAAGCAGATGTGGCTACTTATCTACAAGACCTTGCTGGACTTGAAAAACAAATTCCTGCTTCGATTCAAGAGCTTACCCTCTTAAAACTCATGGCTTTAACCAACCAAAAGGATACAATGTCGAAAGCCCTCAGCGAAACTGCAGACACTGTAAAAGAAGGTGAAGGTAAAATTACCAATATAGTAGGCGAACTTTTTAAAGAGGTGGGCAAAACTAAAGAAGAGAAACCCGTCCTGCTGAACATTTTCGACGCCATAAACGCAAAGAAATTTCCCCTCGCTGAGGTAGGGCATGCTTGGGGCGAATATGGCCATGCGATTAGCAGGCAAGGAAAACCAATCGAATCCTTCACTGCGGCCTTAAGTGCTCTACAACAAACCGCCCGCCAGTTTATCGGCGGCTTTGCCCAGTACGGTGGGACGGTACCTTTCCTCGATGATCTTATAAAACGGTACAATGAGACTGCCACTGCTGAAAAGAGGCTAGTACCATTTGGTGAGAAGTGGCAGCAGGGCCGCGCGATTGCGCAAGAGATTGGTGAAACCCAAGCAAATTTAGCAAAGTTAGATCGAATGCTGCTCAAGGATCTGCCTGCCGCTGAAGCGCTCGGTGTGGCAGCTGAAAGAGTAGCCTTAGAATCCAAACTTATTGCGTTGGCTAAAGAGCAGTTAGCAATTATTGAATATATGTCGGAAGCCTTAAAGAAGGTAGTAACTCAAGAGGATCTACTCAAGGAGGCTCGTGCTCGTAGCGTCGAGGAAGTCAAGAGTCTTGCTGTAGCGCTTAAGGTAGGCAAAATCCAAGAAGCAACTGCCCTAAGTGGATCCGAAGCGCGGCTTGCAGGTATGGAACCATTAATAGCTGCCCAAGAGCGGTTACGAATTTTACTAACTCAAGCCGCCTTCCAAAACCTAGGTGCTACCGGAGTCGTGCCAGGGTTAGGTGAAACTGCATTCGGCTATGGGATTCCAATAGCCACTTCGGCCGACATCTTAACAAAATTTTTGGGAGCAAACGAAAAAGACTTGCAAATGAGGCTCGAACGTTTTAGGGCCGCCTTTGGCGGAAATTTAAGCCAATTGATGAAAGATGTTAATGTGTTCAGCGAACTCTCCGGCGTACCTGTATTTGATACTACAATTCTAGAAAAATTAGAGGCGAAACTTGCGAAGGTTCAAGTTTTGAGGGCTGGTGCAACTGATGATAGGTTCGTTAAACGTGAGGAAGAACTCACGCGTTTACTGGGGACTGAACAGGTTCGAGCGTTAGAGCACGTTACTCTTGTTTGGGAAAAACTTGAAAAAGAAAGGGCAAGATACAAAGAAACGGCTCGAGGGATTGAAAAGGAGAAGGCAATTGAGGTTGGCAGAGAGAATCTCTCTAAGTTTAGGGCAGATCTTGCAGATTATAATAAAGAAATCGACAACATGTTGAGGATGGGTCGGACGTCCGAAACTCGGTTTGCCAGGCAACATGAGGTTGGGAGAATTGTGCAAGAAATTCACAAAGGGATGGCTGAACTAACCCCTCTTTACGGCGAAACCCATTTTGAGCCCCTAGCTAAGGAATTTAAAGAAGTTTCTGAAGAAGCGCGAAAGACACAAATATATGCCCGCGGTGGCTTGACTCTTTGGGAAAGGTTGACAAACACTGTTAAATCAGCGAGAAATGAATTTGCTGACTTATTCTTATATCAAGTACGTTGGTATACCTCGATGCTCATCTTTTGGGGCATTTTTAACAAAATTACCGAAGGGTTCGGGGCTCTTGTAAACGCCCAACGAGACATTGAACGCGCAACTATTAACCTCCGTGAGCAATCGGGTGAAGTAGTTGCAAACTACCACCGCCTCGAGTTAATTTCCCGCACTGCTATTTTTGGTGCAATGGTACGCTTGGGACTGGATTCTCGGCAGGCAAGTGAAGCTCTTTATCAACTTGGTTCCGCAGGCCTTACTGCAAGAGAAGCACTAGCCGCAATGGGTCCGGTCACAGATCTTGTTGTAGGCACCCAAGCGGACATGCGCGAAACTGTCAAGACCGTAGCTGGACTGTACAACGTGCTTTCAGGGTCTGTATCTCAAACTTCCACCGTTTTAGAGGCTGCGGGTTTGCAAATGCAGTCACATTCGCGATTTACTGAAAGTGCCATTGCACAAGCGACCCGCTTCAGGCAGATTACTGATGTCCTCGCCATGATTTTCCGTGATCACCAAGTTGAAATGTATGAACTGAACTTGGGCTACCAATACTCAATTGCTTCAGCAGATATGGCTGGTCTTTCTTTCACGGAATTATCGGCAATCTTAGCAGTTCTAAACGATAATATGTTAAAAGGCTCTAAAGCTGGTCGCGCCGTTAATGATATTTTGGTGGGGCTGGCAAAGCAACCCTACGACGTTCTTGCGAGTTTTCGCGAAATGGCCTTAATGTTAGCCGAAGGAATGCCAAGCAAGGCCCAGCGCATTCGGGCAGTTGTAGAAGACTGGAACAAGGCGAAGTTTGAAAATAAGACCATTTTTCAGACCCTGGGTGAATTAGCAAAACTTGTCGAAGCTACGGGCATGGAAGTTGGTGTTTTAGGTCGCACTTTTGAGAACTTTGGGATAGTCGGTGGCCGCGCATTTGCACCTATTATGAAGTATTGGAAAGAAATCGAAATAGAGCAGTTACGCTTACACCACAGTGCGGCTGGTGTTAGTGAGGTTATGGCAGAACGAATGTCTAACACCATGGAAAGGAATGCCCAGAAGGTCTCCGCATTTATCCAGAAATCATTCTATGAATTATTTCTCATGATTCACAACGTTTCTGCCTTTGGCCTTTCAACACTTGCCAAACTTGGCACCTCCGTTTCAGGCTTTTCGGAAAATGTGCGTAGGGGGTTTGAGACCGATACAGGGGTTTCTTTTTGGGGAAGAATGTTTGAAACCGCCTTGAACTTTTTACCCTTAATACTGTTAGTTGGAGGTAGTATTGCCTCCTTTGGGGGGCTCGCAACCAACGTCTTTACAAGAGTTGGGGCACGAGCTATTGGAGTGGTTACTTCACTTACCGCTTTAAGAGCCTCTGGAATGGGCTTAGTCGGAGTTTTTACAGGAGTTGCGGGAGTCATTGGGAATTTCATTGCCCTACTTTTCACTGCCCCATTTTGGAAGTTTATTGCGGGAGCCGTGTTAGTCTCATTAGCAATTGGAGGTTTAACCGCACTATTTAGAAAACTCACTATGACTGTTGACGATTTTGCGGCAGAAGCGGAGAAGTCATTTGCTGACTTCTCCGAGGACGTTTCGAAGCGCAACCAAAAGATTCAGGAGTCCATTAGCAAGGTATCCACCACCCTAAAGTTGCGGCGCGAAGCTGAAGAAGCCATGCAAGAGGTTGCAAACAAGGGAGCTAAAGAACCAGTCACTGACGAGCAAGTCGCAAGAGTGCAACGTTATGGCGTAATGGTCGGAGCGTCAAGGGAAGAGCTTAGCAAAAAAGTTGAAACTGTGGGCGACTTAACAGCATTGTATAACAAGCTCGATCCTTTATATCAAAAGGTTCTCAACGACATGAAGACTGAGGAGTTTCAACTCGATTTGACTTCTAAAGGGTGGATCAAATACCGCAAGGCTATTGAGGACGCAATGCGTGCTAAACGTGAAGCTGAGGCTGCCGAAAAAAGGTTGCGGGAGAAACCGCTACCTATTCCACTTGCACCAGGATTCTTTGGAGGAGGGTATATTGAGCCCACAGACGCAGAGTTGAAATCACGCGAAGCGGAGGCCGCGATGCGGCGCAGAGATGCTGAGAAACAGGAAAAATCTGCGGCAGACGCGGCGCTACAACAGTTTCTTAGCACTATTGTAGGTGCTATGCAGCACGTAGACATTGAAAAACAGGTCCAAGAGGCGGTCAAATTATCCCAGGGGGGAGAGTCACAAAAAGCCAAGGAGAAATTGAAAAACATTTATGCCGATATGATTAACCGCATCACAAAGGACCAAGCAGAATTTGACATCCTCGCAGAAAACCTTTTCAAAAAAACTGGAAAAACTCCCGCAGAAGAAACCCAAGAGGTGTATCGCGACAAACTAAAGAAGCTTTTAGAAGGCCCCAAGGCCATGGAAGAATTTTTGCTTTACCTTGAAAGAACTCGGGGAGCTGAATTGGGAGTAGAGGCGTCTCGGAAATCCGCTGAATCTGTACACCAAGATCGATTAAAAACGTTAGATGAAGAAAAGCGGAAGCTGGACATAGAGATTCAACAAATACTGGCAAACCTTGACAAAGTTTCGAAGGAGAGGATATTCAAAGAGAAAGAGGTTGAAGCAGCACTAAAAAGGGTGCATGACTTAGAACGCCAAGCTGCCGATATTGAAGAACAACGGTACCAAGAAGAGACACGATTTCAGCGTCAACACCGTTTCAAGGGTACTATAGTTTATGAAGAAGCGGAGAAGAGAATAAAAGCTGAAGGGGCGCGGAGACGGGAGGAGCGTCACCTCAAAGAAATTCAAGACGATAAGAGGTTGCTTGATGAAAGGTTCAAAGCATTCGAGTCAATGATCGAACACTGGCTGTATGGATTGTACCGCTCGTCTGCTGTGCGCATAGATCTTGAAAAGGCTTTGAGTGTAGAAAAATCCAAACAGGTAACTATTGATTTAAGCAAGTATGTAAAAGTGGTTGGCGGAGCAGACATTTCCAAGCTGTCTCCAGAGTTTGCGGCCGCCCTTGCGCAGCTTGCCAAAGATTTTTATACAATGTTCGGGAAGCCATTGGTAGTCACTAGCGGGTTTCGCACCGAGGAGTATCAAAGACAACTTCGCGCAGAATTTGAGGCTGGTACAAGAAAGGGGCCGGTTGCTACTGCTGAGTTAAGCAGACACCCTAAAGGGGAGGCTGTAGATGTCGACAAAGAAACCATGGTGTTGTTGAGACAAATGGACTTGGCTAGGTACGGCTTGGAAAATTTAGCTCGCATCAACGACGAGATCCATATTCAGCGGCAAAAAATGACTAAGGGCGTTGTCATAACTTCGAAGGAGGTAGCTGAGGGAGCGAAGCAAGGTCTGGAAGAGATAGTCATTTTTCTAGAAGTTTGGGCACCCAAGCAACCACAGCGAGTTAAACAGCGAATTGAACAGCTGTTGGCTGGCTTTAGAAACGTACCTGGGGAGTTTATAACGCGCCGCTTAGAAGTTATGGATCGTCTAATGAAAGTTGCAAAAGTTGTTGGAGTTGACCCCGATCAGATTTTCAACCTTTTTTGGGGTCCTGTTGGCAATCTTCTCCAGTCCGGTGCTTTTATTCCTGAAGGCATGATCAGAAGATATTTCGAGGCTTTTGGTGAGCGCGTTGACAAAACTCGCTCTGCCTTTATTTCCGGCCACCAAAAGCGTGAAGAGGCCCAGAAAATCATTCGTTCCTTCTTTGAGATAGAAGAGTATTGGAAGCCCGAAATGCTTCCAAGAATGTTTCGCACTGTTTCGGTGGTTGCAGAAGCGGCTGGGCTTAGTGGCCGCCGTGTGTATGATATGATGATACAATTTTTCAACCCGGATGCCCTTCGTAAAATTCTCGAGGGTAATTTAGAAATATCTGCAGAATTTTTCCTGATGTTTCAAGAACAAGCGAAACAGTGGCTGAGTGGCAATATTCCAGTCCGAATGTATAAGACGTTCGAGTCAGCTCTCAGAGACATGATGCAGTCAGGGGAGATATTTACTACGCGCGCTTTAGACACGTATGCCAAAGCCCTAAAGTCCTTTCCTACAGTAGATTTGACGGCGGCCGCTCAGGATTTTGTTAAATACTACCACATGTTGGCGCAGAGGAAGCCCGACTTTGGAGTGAAAGATTTACAAGCAATGATTTCCTATATGTCACAGTTTGGCGCTACTTCCGAAGAAAAGTGGAAGGCTATCGGTGATATTGCCGAGTCGCGCATCCAAAAAATTCGTAGTGAGTGGAAGAAAGCGGGGAGTGACCTCCTTGAAGACACTTCCGATATTAAGCAAGGCTTTGAAGCGATGTGGTGGGCAGCTATTAAAGGCCTATCTGATTTTGCTCAAAAGATGCGCAGCCCCCTCAAGATGCTTTCCGACACAGTCTCGGGTACTTTGGAGTCTATGAGGAGTTCTTTTGAGGAGTATCTCTACGATTCAATATTGCGCCAAAGGAAACCATTCCAGGAGTATGTAAATAAGTTTGCACAAGATTTGGCTCGCATGTCATCTAAAAATATTTCCGAAATGGTTTTCGGTGGCCTCTCGCGTTTTTTACTCAGCGGCTTGGAAAGCTTGTTTGGGATTGTGCAACCAAAAGGGCCTCAACCTGGAATGACGGCTGCTGAGACTCAAAAGGCTGTTACAGATGTACAGAAATGGGCTGAAGGTAGAGGGGAAAAAGTCGCGACCCAGGTCTACCAAAAAACCTCAGTGCAGTTAGACGTGCAAAGAAATTCACTCTTAGAACGAATTCTTATGGCCATTTCCACCCTGGGTAGAAAACTAGGCGCAAGTACTCCTGAAACGCCAGAAGAACCTTCCATTCCAGAATCCTCCTCTGAGTATCCCGAAGGCTTTAACCCCACTGAAGCGGGGTATGGAGGCTGGCCTCTTGAGGGTGCAGCTCCCGAGATAACTTCCATGGGAGCCGCTGGGGCAGAAACTACTGGTCTCTTTGGTGGCATATTAGGCCAAATCGCGTCGTTTGGTTCTTGGATTTGGAGTCTAATTTCACAACTTTTCACCAGCATCGGCGGCATTTTCATGAAGATTCTCAGCAGCCTTGGAAGTTTATTCGGGTTTGGGATGCATGAAGGTGGACTTGTGTTCAGGCGCTTCCAACTTGGTGGTTGGGGTGCCGGGGCCGGAGGAGGAGG